GCCGGCGTCGGCAGTAACGGTTTCGAGACTGGCGCGGGGGATGGTGTTCGGCGCGAAACGGCGATAGGGGATAGTCTGTACGGTATCGGATGCGAACGAAAGCCCGCGCACGCCGCCGATAGGCATTTCGCCGAGGTCTTCCATCGTGTCGGCGGCGAGGTGGATGCGATACAGATGGTCGTCGGTTTCGTGCGTCCAATACAGATACGGCGGATTGCCGGCTAAGCCCTGCGGCGAGATGGAGCCGGTTAGATGATCGGCCAGATTGAAGACGGCAGTGATGGACTGGTCGTCCAAGTCCAACCTGCCGATTTCGTCGCGGGTAGCGTCCACGACGTACATGGCGCCGTCGAGCCAGGTCATGCCTGTGATGTTGGTCCAGGATAGGGCGTCGCCTACTTGGGTACCGGCGCCGGTGGTGGTGTCGATGGTGTAGAGGTGGTCGTCGGCGTTGCTGAAGCCGTACAGGGTCCCTGTGTCGTCGAATGCGAGGCCGCGAAATTCTTTTTCTTCGCCCGTGACGATTTCCCCGACCCGTTCTACGTCGTAGGGGCTGACTGTGCCTTTGAGCAGATAGCGGGCGTCGTCGGTACCGGGCGCGGTCAGGGTAAAGAAGAAAGTGTTGGTTTCGCCGGGGGCGAAAGCGACGCCGCCGACGTTGTTGTTCCAGTAGGTCGTGGCCGTGCTGATCACGGTGGCCGTGCTGCCGTCCGCCGCGATTTCGTACAATGCGTCTTGGTCGTTGGACGCGCCGTACAAGCGCGTACGCGCGGTTTCCGCCCAAGGCGCGACGTCGGGCAATTCGCTGTCGCGGGCCACGGCGTCGGGGATTTTGTTCAGGGGAATGGCGGACGTGTTGCCGTCTTCGGCCCAGTTTGCGACGCCGGCGGCGACCCGCGCGTCGACGGCGGCTTGGTTCAGGAACGCCGAAGTGTCGGGCAATTCGCTGTCGCGGGCGATGGATGCGGGGATCTTGGTTTCGGGAATGGCGGACGTATTGCCGGCTTCGGCCCAGTCCGCCACGCCGATGGCGATCCGGGTATCGACTTGCTGTTGGTTGAGGCCCGTGTTGGGCGGCAGGTCTATGGCGGTCGGGACGCCGCTGGCGTCGTAGGCCACGTATTTGCCGGCATCCCCCGTGACGGTTTGCAACGTCGCGCGGGGCAAGGTGTCGGCGCCGTATTTGGCGGTAGGGATGAAGTCGTTGTTGTTTTGTTCCGCCCAGTCGGAAACGCCGGCTTGCACGCGGGCGTCGACTTGGGCTTCGGTGAGGCCGCTGGTATTTGTGGCCAATCGGGATTCGAGGAAAGCGACCGTGCGTTGCAGTTCGTAGATTTGCTGCTTGGTTTTATGCAGCAGGGCCAGCATATCTTCGGTCATCATCATACGGCGAAGCGGCCTCCTACCGGGGATTGGTAATCGAATTGGACGGTTTCGCCTTTGTTGGGCTGTACGCTGCAACGTACGCCTTCGACGTCCAAGGCGAATACTTCTGCGGTGCCCAAGTCTACGGCGATGCGGTCGCCTACGCCGTAGGCGTCGGGATAGCGTAGACTAGCGAGTTTGGCGGGCAAGATCTGGAATGTCAGAGCCGAAGACAGTCCTTGACTCAGTTGCACTTGGGCCTGCAGTTGCGGATCTACGTCGTCGCTGTACAGTTGCGTCATGGTTTCCGTAGTAATGGGTTGTGCATCCGGCAAATCCACCGTGTTCACCGTCGGCTGCATGGCGTCGATTTGGGCTTCTACGACGAAGGAGCGGGTTGATACTTGCGTCCGGTCGTGCGTGATGCTGCTGGTATCCAAATTGTCGAGGGCGAGGGACAGGCGTAACGTATCGGATCCGGTCGTCAGATCGTTTCCCCATGGACGTACGCGCCATTTCAATTGGGCTTCGTCGTTGACGAATAGGACTTGCCAAGCGGCATTGCGCTGGGTGGCGATTGTGGTCAATTCCGTGAAGACGTCGGGTTGGCCCGCGATGATATGCGTAATTTCCGCAGGGTCGTCGGCGTCTACGGCGCTCCAGGGCGGCGTCGTCAGCGTGCCGTCGGCCCAGCGGCCCGCAGCGGCGGTCGCGGCGCTGCCCAAATTGGTGGCGATCAAATCGGACACTACGGTTTGCGTGGGTTCGTCGTTCCAGGAAGTCCGGCGATCCGTTCCCTGATGCCAGGCTACGACGCGCTGTTGCAGGAACCAGTCCAAAGACAAGGCGGTACAGATTATGTCCGTCTGTTGCTTGCGGATGATGGTCAACAAGATGCCGGACCATTCCAGGTACCAAAGACCGGCGCTATGGGAGCGGCGCCACAACAAGATGCGTTGATACGGTTCCAATAAATCGCCGTGCGGCGTCGTATGCGGCAAGGTCCAGTTGCAGGTGTCGACGGCGTTGAGGCTGCGGGACCAACTGAGATTGATGAAGTCTTCGCCGTCGAGCAGGAATTGCAATACCCCTGTGACCGATTGTACTTCGAGATAGTGATCGGCGTCGAGGGCGGTCATGGCACGTCGGGCAACAGCCGAATCAAGACGCTGCCGGTGGCGGCATGGCCGGCGCGCCAGGTATCGTCGTCGGTTCGGGTATAGCCGACGCTGCGGTCTGTGTGTACGATTTGCCACGGCGCCGGCAAAGCGACGTCGTGGTCGTGCTGATGGTCGGGCTGATAGTCGGCGAAAGTTTGGGAGCCTTCGATGCCGGTGGCGCCGTGTTGTTGGGTGGCGCCGTTGCCGCCGACGGTACGGTCGCTGCTGTTGGGTTGATTGGGCGTGCCCGGTGCGGCGGCGTAGGTCGTACCGTCTACGGTGACGGATTCGCCGGCGGTGCCGCCGGTGCCCGGGGTGTTCAGGGGCAGGGGTTGCATGTAGTCTAGGCCGTGTCCGCCGTGGCCGCCGTCGCCGCCGTGTCCGCCGCCGGGTGCGGTGGCCGTAGTGCCGTCGGGCAAGGCGCAAACGGCCGTACGGTCGGCGGCGTCGATGGTAATGGTAATGGTTTGGCCGGCGGCGACGTTGCCGGTTACGGCGTGGGTAAAGCCCCAGCCGCCGTCGCCGCCGCGTCCGCCTTCGCCGCCGGCGAAGCCGCGGCGTTGCGTCACCAAAAACCGCCCGTCGGCGCCGGCCGTACCCGGCATGCCGGGATTTACGCCGTCGCCGGCCAAACCCCCGGCTCCGCCGGGTCCGGCGAAGCCGTTGGTGTCGCTGTAATCCAGATAGTCGCCGTTGCCGCCGTCCCCGCCGTCTCCGCCGTCGCCGCCGTCCCCGCCGTCGCCCCGGGGTCCGACGGCCAAGACTTGCGCATAATGCGCGCCCGGGGGCACGGTCAACGTGTCGGACGCCGTGTAGTAGTAGAGGGTTTCCTCGAACGCGGAAAAGACTTCCGTATCTCCGATATAGATCTGTTCGACGACTTGATCTGCGATATAGGATCCGATCACGGCGCGGTCGTTGATGAAAACCGGCATGGCGCTATCCTGTGATGAAATAGGCGGTCGTATCGGATTTGTTCGTCAGGGCGTCGTAGTCGGCTTGCGTCATTTCCCGGATGATATAGGGCGTACCGGTGTCGTGGCGGCGCACGATGTCGTCGGTCATTTGGTCGGGGCCGAGTACGTTGTCGCGAATATGGTCGGCGCCCCATTGCAGAAAATCGCGCTGGTCGGTGACGGTTACGGTACCGCCGCCGGTGACGGAAAGGCGGGCGAGACGGACTTCCCAGGTATTGTTGTTGCGGGTCAGGGTCGGATCGGTAGTCGCACCGTTGCTGCCGGCCAGAATAGCGGCGCGGACGGTCTGGGCCGTGCGGGACCAACGCAAGATGAAGCTGTGCACCGTGGTGAGGGTACGGCTCGGGATGGTGAGTTCGCGGTTGGAGTCGTTGATGTAGGGCGTGCCGTTGACGAGGGCGCGGCCGGTGGCGATGGTGGCCCGATTGGTGCCGGTGGCGGAGATGGCGAGTTCGTTGTCCAGACCGGGAATGACTGCTCGGGATTCGGTATCCGGGGCGAACATGGATTTCAGGAATTGTTGAAACTGCTGGAAGGTATAGGCGGCGGAGCCGTCGCCGGTACCGCTGGAGGTATCCCAAAAGAGACTGGTTTCGGCCATGTCAAAGTCCTAGGTATTGCGTTACGAAACGGATTTCGGCGTAAGCGCCGGCGCCGGAGGCTTGGGCTTCGACGGCGACTTGATTGAGTCCGGGTTCGATGCGCCAACCGGGCAGGAAGGTTTCGGATACGGAAAGGGCGGCATAGGCGTTGGTTTCCGTGCCGTCGGCGGCGACCGACACGATTTCCTTGCGGCCGACTTGCAAACGGAGGTCGAGTCGTTGGCCGGCTGCGATTTCGTACGTGTTTTCCAGGGAGACGGCGTGCGTTCCCGTGTGATTGGTCAAACGCAAGCGGACGCCGCGCAATCTGCCGAACAGGGAAATCGTCGGATAGACCGGGGCGCTGCCCGTGTAGTCGAAATCGTGCAGGGTACCCCAGGTGAATCCGCCTAAGTGCATAGGGAAATCCAAGGGGAAGTCCATGCCGCCGGCGGCGCCGGAACCTTCCACGGTAATCGTCGTTTCGGCTGTGCTGCGCAGAAACACTTCCGGCGCGCGAAACTGCAAGGTATACGATTCGACGTTGGCTTTGCGATCCTTGCTTGCGTATTCCAGACCCCGTACATAATGGACGTCGACCCGGCGGACTTGGGCGTCTTCGGTTTGGATACGCATTTGCAGCGGATCGGGCGTGGGTTGCAGCATGTCCCAAAGGCGGCGGCGTTCGCTGTCGAGCATGGCGCGATTCGTAGCGGCCAGGCCGATTTTGAGCGTAATGTCGCGGGGTTGGATACGGAAACCGATATCCGTGTAGCCGGCTTGTTCGACGGCTTGTTGGCTGCGGCGTTGGATGCGGGGCATGCCCAAGCCCTGATGCGACAGCAACCAGGGGGACACATCGCCGAGAGGATGCAGGGTCAAGGCGGGCACCGCCGACGGCTCCGGTCGTTCGAGCACGATGGTTTCCATGCGTCAGTCCGCTTCGCACAGATCGATGCGCCGGTTGCCCCATTGCTGAAACCATAGCGGCCAGGCGAGTAGACGCCCGAGCAGGCCCGCACCATAGCCGAGTACACACCCCAACGCCAGTCCCAGACCAAACCATTGCCATTGTGCTGTCTTCATGCCTTCACGCCCGTTGTGTCCGTTCCGTGGCCCTCTGAGTATACAACCCCGCCTTGCCCCGTGCGGGGGGATTGGCTAAGCCGTATTGCCATCCTCGCTCCGCCAGTTCCGACTCCATCAGCCAAGACGCATTCCGGTTGCAGTCGGGGCACAGCAGTTGCAGATTGTCGGGCGTGTCCAGCCCTCCCCGACTCCGCGGCACGACGTGATCGATGTGGAAATCGTACTTGTCCAACTGGCAACCACAACCCTTCACGGAGCCTACGAGACCGCAGCGCCCTAGTTGGCGCAACCACAGACGCCCCGCGAATTGTTCCCGCCGCCGTTGGTACTCCAAGGCCCGCCGCCGGGCCACGTGACGCTTGGTGCACGCGGGCGAACAGCATTCCCGCTTGCGCCGGGCCTTGAACTCCGCCTGGCATTCCGCACACGTGTAGGTAGGCGCCGGCGGCTTCCGTTCCGCCAACGCTTGTTCCCGACAACCTGACGAACACCAACGCTGGTTGGTCCTGGCAAGAAAACTCGTTCCGCATCGTAAGCACGGCTTTTCCCGACCCAATGCGCAGGGGGCCTTCGGCAACGCCAACCGCCGACATTCCTCCGAACAGTACGCTCGCCTCCCGAAGGGCGCAAACTCGGTTCCGCATGTCGGGCAAGCCCGCTCTGGCCGGGCGGCATATCTGCGCCGGTTGCGCTCTGCCGAGCGTTGCCGATTGACAATCTGATAGCAGTCCTGCGAACAGTACACGTTACGCCTGGACTTGGGCGCAAACTCGGAACCACACTGCAAACACTGTCGTACCGGCGGGCGAGGCCCGCGCTTCTTCGCCTTGGATGTGCGTTCGGCGCGACGTTGGACGACCGTCGCACAGGCATGACTACAGTATTTCCGAGGCAGCGCCGTCTCGAAAGACGCCCCGCATTCCCCACACTGCACAGTGCGGGTCAGAGCGCCTCCCAGACGACGGCATTCGGCACTGCAGTACTTCCGGGGACTCTTTGCCTTGGCCGGGAACTCTTTGCCGCACCGCCAGCAGGGACGGCGCCGCAACGGTTGCGCATGATAGTACTTGCGCTGATGACAGTCCCTACATAGACTGCTCAACCCGTTTCGCTTGCGTTTCGTCTTCCGAAACGCAGAGCGCGGCTTCCACGCGGCACACTGCGAACAGTAGACCTCTGGGGCGTCAGCCCGCTCCGCGAAATTGCGCTGGATGTTGAGTAGCCCGGGCCGCCGGTCGTAGTACAGATAGCGGTAGTACAGAGCCGTCGCCGGGGCCGCCGTCGTACAGGCCAGCTGCTCCAGACAGACGATCGCGCCTGCCGCCATGCGCTCGGCTATCGCCGGGGCTTGCTCTTGGATCCGGTTCAGGCAACTGCGCAGTCGATAGGCGCGATAGACCCGCCCGTACCAGCGTGCACCGTCGGCAAACGACAGACGGATCAGCCGAACGCGGTGTTCCCCCCGCATCTACCTCAGAATGCCGCCATGATGTCGTCGAACGACTGCAGGAACCCCTCCGTCGTCCATGTGGCGCTGAACCCGATGCTCAGATCGTCCGTGGTCACGATCAGCGCGGCCACTTGGACATCAATCTGCACCGAGACGCTCGTAGGCGCAATCTCGCGGATCAATTCCTTGATGTGATGCGTATCCGTCGGCGGGTTGTGCGTCCATTTCTCCAGGACGTCGATCCGCTGGTCCACGTCTTCGACCGCCATACTCACCGGCCCCAACGACAACCCCATTTGGTCTGGGGTCAACGTCTTGGCGACGGTCAGGGCCTTATGCAACGCCCCGCGGGACACGGCTTTCAACGCTTCCGCCATCGCCGCATGGAACCCTTCCTCGAGACCTGCTTTGGCCTCTTTCGCCGCATGCTCTACGTCCTGCGCCGCCTGCTTCGCCAGGTGCGTCACTTCCATTTCCGCATTGTCCGCGGCCTTGCTCAACTCATGCTGGGCTTCGACCGCCAGTTTCTCGACTTCATGCTTGGCTTCCTTGCCCAGGATCTGGACTTCGTGCTTGACGCTGTCGCCGAGCTTGCTAATGCCCTTCTTGATGTCCTTTTCTATGCCGCTGAAGATGCTCATGGGGTTGGGTCTCTGGGAGGGATGAAATGCTGAGGCACCGACTGCTGCCTAGACCAATGCCCCAGCAGGGAAAGTATACCCCAGGACACAAAGATACCACCACCGGGGGTCACAATCACTTCCCAATCGAAATTATGATTGTGACGATACCCACATGAGCGTCTGCTACTCACGGCATGGTCACAATCACTTCCCAATCGAAATTATGATTGTGACATGACGCCTGCCGCGACGGCGCTGTGGAAGACGAAGGGTCACAATCACTTCCCAATCGAAATTATGATTGTGACACCCCGTGTGTCCTAGTACCTACGACGATCACTACAGGTCACAATCACTTCCCAATCGAAATTATGATTGTGACTCGCGGGGGCCGGGCATCTGGTGCAACCCCTGGGGTCACAATCACTTCCCAATCGAAATTATGATTGTGACAACGGCTCGCCCGCGCATTCCTCAACCTGTGGGGGGTCACAATCACTTCCCAATCGAAATTATGATTGTGACTTCGAGACGGGGCATGTCTTCAACTTCCGCATTGGTCACAATCACTTCCCAATCGAAATTATGATTGTGACGATACCATCGTAGACAATGCGAAGGCGCTGGGGGTCACAATCACTTCCCAATCGAAATTATGATTGTGACCCTTGACTCACAAAAACCACTTTTCACAATTTCTGGGAATGAGATTCAAACTTGGTTCAGTGCTTCACCGGTGTCTGCCCAACCGGAGTTGGATTGCACGACACCATCCCCACCTAAAGACGCCGTGACACGCGCCTCCAACATCGACGGCTCCAGTAAAGCCACCGCCAATTTGGCTATTTCCTTATGTCGCGGATCATCGGCAGATACGTCCCCCGCCTTCAACTGCTCCAGGGCGCGCTGCGCAATATTCCGCGCAGCATTCCAATCCGCATGCAGTTCCAATCCGCAACTTCCACAGCGGAAGACGGCCCGCGACAGCCGGTTCTTTTTGTCCGTATACCCGCAATCGCTACATTGCTGACTGGTATAGGCGGCATGCACGCCGATCAAGTGCCCCGCAGGCAACTTGTATTCCAGCATGTCTTGCGCTTTCCCCAACCGGGCGGCTCTCATCCCCCGGTTCTTGGCGGCAATCGCTTTGACGTTCTTCCCTGGCTCTTCCACGCTGCCCTTCCCGGAAGTAGTCATCCCGAGCAAGTTCAGATTTTCGATCCCCCAATACCGAGCGTTGCGTTTCATCTCCGTAGTCATTTCTTGCAGGGCGTGATGCCAAACCGCGGCAATCTTGGCGTCGATGCAACGTATCTTTGCCTGCGTCTTATGCCAATTCCGTGACCCCGCGGCCTTGGTCTTGCGGTTCTTGCCCTCTTGTTTAGCCGCTTTGCGTTGCAGGCGCTTCTTTCGTTCCTCCAAGCGCTCGGTATTCGGCACACTCCAGACATGTCCCGTACTGTCTACATAAGGAGCCGCAGTCTCTCCCTCCGCGGAATTTCGATCCAACCCCCTTAGCCCGGTATCTGCGACATCCGCGTACAGCACGTTGCACGGCACTTTATACCACAGCGTAATGAACCACCGCGCACGCCTGCGCCCACGTTGCCGTTCCTGCCAGACCCGCACAGGACCGATAGGATACGATTCGAATTTGTTGTCCCCGCGCCGGCGAAATAGATGCCAGGTCCCTTTCTGGTCTCGGGTTCCCGGGACATACACCCACCCGTCTTCGACCTTCGCACCGTCAAGCAAAGTAAAGCCCTTGTGCCGTTTCCCATCTTCAGCGGGATCGTGATACTTCGGCAACCGCGCATTGGGCTGGGAGTCGTCGTATGCGTTCTTGTAGGTGGTAGCCATGTCTTTCAGCACCGACCGCACCGCACCATAAGGGTACTGCTTCAGCCACGGCATTATGCAGTCGTAAAACACTGTGAAGTCTGCACACAACGCTACCCACGAGTCCAGTCTCTTGTTGCTTGGCATGCGCGGGACCGGAGCGGTACGGTGCCCCTCAAACCAGTTCAGGACTGCGAGCAGCTGTTCTGCGTATTTTCGGCCCGACGCGCTAGCGCAAAGCAATTCCAAGTGCTGACGCAGGAAGGCCAGCTTGCGGGTAAACTCCGCGTCTTGCAGCAATTCGGTCTGTTCGTCCGCGGGTTGGCTACAAGCCGCATACAGGCGCGCTCTAGCCTTGCGCAAAGCCCGACACCGGTTGCGCACGGCGCAGCGGGCCGCGTCGATTTCTTCCCAGTACCGGGCATTATCGGAAGTCATCGGGTAAATCCTGTAGCGCACCGGCCTGTAGACAGGCGATACCCGCGGCATACTGGACTGCCCCGCCGCTTGCCTACGGGCATAGTCGAAAAGGGGAAGATGTCCTAGGTCTGTCGCTAGTGCTCCCACCGCCATTGCCGTCTCCTGTGTGTTCTGCTACTCTCCTGTATGGATTGTATCACAGTGCTGAAGACAAGGGAAGGGCCCGGCATTCGACGCAACGCAATGCCGCGGGCCCTGGCCTGTCTTTAACACAAAAGAGCCGCCGGCGGAAATTCGGTCCGAGAGCGCCGGCGGCCCCACCTTACTTTCTGCCGTCTCCCCTGTTTTGGATAATGCGGGGAAATCGTAACACAGGGCTTCAATGCCGCGCCTAGGAAATGCAGTTTTTCAGACGAGTTGGGCTTGTGCCTTGGGTTGGGCCTGTGCCGTGGCCCGCGCCGCCTCGAAGCGCGCCGTGACCCGTTCCACGGCCTTGGCCTTGCGCTCGGCAAACGGCCATTCATGCCAGGGGTTGGGGTACGCCGCCGGTTCCCCGTACAGTGTGGCGCACATCGTGTCTTCGAGGATCTCGAGTTCGTAGGGATGTACCAGGTCGGCCCGAAACTTCTCGAGGTCGATATGGTCGTGCAATCGCCAACTCAACTGCGCCGGTATGAAGTTCGGGCGGGGCAGGGACGCCTCTATCGCCGGATACAGCGGCGCATTCCGCAGATACACCACAGGCGCAAACCCCTTGCCGGCGGTCGGTACGAAAGCCCAGACGATGTCCAAGGGATAGCGCATGTCCGCGGCGTCGAGGGTCAATCCCAGCAAGAAAGACTGTCGATGCAGCCAGAGGAAGATGTCGTTCCGAGGGGCCGGTTTCCGTAAGGGCGCCGACGCCCAAGAGACGTCCCAATCCGGCCCGCCGGGTTCGCCGTGCGCGGCGAGGTAGGCGTTCCCTTCATGATCGGGGGGATAAGTCGCCATTCGAGTCTCCTGTGTGAAGAGAGTGCCGGCGGCTCGCGGCGAACCGCCGGCGGAGGATACATCGCAGTCGGCAATGCGAAAACCAACGGCGACGCCGTAGATTATACTACATCGTCATCCCGGCAGCAGCAACGACAGCACGGCAAAGCCCAGCAGCAAGCAGACGCCTATCGTCCAAGCCACATAGAAGACCCGCTCCGACATCGTTCACTCCGGCGGCATCGCCGCCAAGCGCGCCAGCACGGACTCGTATTTGCGGTTCAGGGACCGTCGTTCCCGCTGGCATTCGTCATGGTATTGCTTGACCGTTTGAATGGTCCGCTTCAGTTCGGTCTTCGTGGCGTCGTGCTGCGCCTGAATGTCCAGCAAGTGCTTGTCGACTTGCTGCTTGGACCAGCGGGCGAACAGCCCCATCGCCGTCGCCAACCCGAACAGGGCGAACCACAACAAGGCGTATTCGTGTTCGGCGACGAGTTCGAGAGGGGGCATGGCTGTGATTGTACACCAACCCCTAGGTCCTATCCGACACATCCACGCCGGCATCGATCAATTCGTGCTTCAAGGTCTCCCGTTTCACTTCCACCAGAACCAAAGCCAGATTGTCGCGCAGCGTTTCGAGAGCGTCTGTCATGTCGTGCAGCGTCTTCGTGTAGATCGCCGCCTCCAAGTCATACGCTGCGCGCTCCATGTCGCCGAGGACGATGAGCGTCCATTTGCGATATTCGGTTTCCGGGCGGTTGAAACGGTTTCGATGCTCAGCAGGGATCTGAAGGGTGACAATTCCCACCTCTTTCGCCATGATCACAATCGGCTCTGCCAAGATTGCGATGTCCTGCACGTCATCCGCCGTGTCCGGCGCTTCGGTCTCTGCGTAATACCGGGCTTCGTTCACGGCCTTGCCCAGCTGGACGGACCGTGCACTTAACGGGCCGCCGCGGGTTAGCAAATCGGTTGTGGGGGCTTCCTCGATTTCGTCCCAATTCATGCTGCCGCTTCCTCCTTCCCGGGCACGTCGTCCATCAGCGTATCCGCGCCAATCCGTTCCACGTCAATCCGGCATTGACCCGCTTTCTGGTGAGAGGTCACAAAAATAACCGCCGCCCGGTTCGCAACGAAGCGCCCCGGACGGCGGCCACACAGGAGCGCGGGACGGAGTCCCGCTACGAGCTCGCGCTCGGTAGTCAAAGTATACACTATGGGGCTAGGTCATTATTGTCAGGGCGGGCAGACATTATTTCGTCCAAGCCCTGCTCACACGCAGCCTCGACCGCATCACAGAACGTCGCTTCGTCGTCAGCCCACGGACTCATGTCGCCCTGCATTCGCTCCCGATGCCCAACGGCTTCCCGGCGATACTTGTCGAGGCGGTACTGCAACATGTCCCTTTCCCGCTCCGTCAGCGCGGCGACATCAATCCCCGCCATCAGGTCAACACCATCTTTCATAGCAGATACCCCTTGGGAATTTTCGCCGGGCGGATCATCCTGCCGTCCGCCGTCTCGATCCGCTCCGGCACAAAGCGGGCCGGCGTCTCTGCCGTGTCCGTCTCCATGCGCCAGTAAGCATACGGCAAGCATTCCTTGACGATCGCGAATCGCGGATCGTGTTCGTCGGCGCCCCATTCGTCGGCTTCACAGGCGCCGATGTAGTACGCCAACGCCTTCGTCAGATCTGCAAACGACAACCCGGCCCGAAAAGCCGGGCGCCGCCCCATCGAAAAGAGCGCGTGGATCAGCACCGTCGGATGAGACGCGTGCAACGTGACCTGCGCCGCCGTCGCCTTGCCGCCCAACGCCATCCGCACCGTGCGCTCGAAGGCGACCGCGTCCGCGCCGTCCCAGACCAGGGTTTCGCCGCCGCAGAGACTACAGACGTATTGTCTGCGCAGTTGGCGTTCCCAGCGCAACGGCAGCTGACGGGAAGTCTGACGCATCCCGTACACCAGCGTGCGAAACTTCCAGAGATGGTCGCACGGTCCTTGCGGCCGCGGGGCGAGGCCGTGCGTCGGCGTGGTGACGAGAAGTTGGGCCATCGGTCGCTCCTATGCGATTTCGGTCGCGCCGCACGTGCGCTCCATGTGTACTCGCAAGTCTTTCATTCCGCCCACGAATTCTTCGATCACCGTCGGCCAGCCCAACGGCATGGCCTTCGTGATGTCGTAGACCCGCCACCGTCGGGCTGGTTCTGCTTGCAATGTGCACAAGGCAATCCGACCCTGTTGCACATCCCAGTCCCCGCAAAATCCCGTACAGTACGTCCCCCATTTCTGCGATACGTATTTCCGCCGCACGTCGGGCGGGAAAGGGTCCCACGCCATCTCGAGGTGATACTGCTGCTTATGGTGATGCAGGCGCCGGCGCTTATAGAACGACAAGCGGCGCGTCGGGGCAGGTTCCAGACCTATGGTGATCGTGGTCGAGACCGACAGATGGACCATTTCCACCTCCGCGCCGTGCTCGTCCCACATCGGCCCGTGATGCACTTCGCCAATCCTGTGTAACGAGGGATGCCCCGCCCCGACGACTACGACCTCGCGGCCATGAAAAGGATATAGGCCAGGATCGCCGACCACGCCGGGCGGCGGGCGGCGCAACTCCAGCACCGCATACTCTCCCTCCCTGTCGGGAACACGGGTAAACAGATAATCTCGGAGGTTGTCGCTCTGCATGCTGATGTCCTTCATCGCTGCTTCCGCCTCTTTTCGATACCCGCAAGGCCGCCCCCTCCCGGCAAGACTCTCTGCGGGGGTCCAACATCCAACGTCATCATCCTACTCCTGTGTGTGATGTCTTCTACGCGCCGTGCCCGCTAGGAGAGCGGGCACGGCGCGTAGGGAACGGAATCTATTCTTCCCACAACAGACGTTGCACCGCCAGCAGACTCTCGATCTGTTTGTGCTGCTCCGCAATCGTTTTCTCGAGCAGCTTCCGATGGTCGTCGTCACTGGCCCATTCGACCCTGTCGGTCAGCCAATAGATCAGGCGAAATGACGCCTTGATCTGCCGGTTGAGCGCCTGCAACGAGGCGCAGCGCTGGGAAAGGTTGTTACACATGGTGTCCTCCTGTGTGAGTTGGTCGCCCTCGTGCGCGTGCGCGAGTTGAGGGGATGCGGGCATGATGTCTAAGTGGCTGGATCTGCAGGTCGCCCTCGTGCGCGTGCGCGAGTTGAGGGGCCGCACGAGCTCGACATCATCATGGGGGAAATGGTCGCCCTCGTGCGCGTGCGCGAGTTGAGGGGCGATTACACGGCGCCCGACGATTACGTATTCGCAACGGTCGCCCTCGTGCGCGTGCGCGAGTTGAGGGTTCAGCCAAACCATAACGACCGCTGGACAAGGTTGGTCGGTTGGTCTGGTTGAACAACTGGTTCCGCAGATCGTCGAGGTCTCTGACGAGAACGCCTCTCCCTGGGCAGCGGCCCCCGCGACATGGGCCAAACAGCATCCCTAGGAATGCCCTGAGCGATCAATTGTTCTCTTCCCAATCGCTCGATGTTGACAGACGCATTCTGATCGGCGTCTGCCATGAAGTCACAATCGATACACCGAAATCGTTTCCCCTGGCGACTCTCCTTCGCTACGCAGCCGCAACGGCTGCAGGTTTGACTGGTATAGGCAGCCGGGACTTGCAAGACCCGCCCCGCCTTGTACGACGTCTTGGCAACCGTCCCGCCCCATCCGGCGGCCAGAATTTCACGATTGAGGCCGGCCTTGGCTTTGACGTTCTGGCCGGGATCGGCTTGCGTGCCTTTCGCAGATTTCGTCATCTGCTTGATTTTCAGATATTCGAAGACGATGGTATGCGCCTTGTCCGCCAACTGGCGACTGTGTAGGTGCGTGGCCGTATCCCGGATCCGCCGTATCTTGCGATGGATCTTGGCCAGACGACCTACGATACGTCTTCGGCGCGCCGACCCTTTGCGCCGCCGTGACTTGATGCGTTCGTAGCGTCTCTTCTTGGCTTCCAGGCGGGATACGTCCGGCATCCGATACGCCTCGCCGCAGCTGTCCATCAGGGCATCGGTAACGCCGCGGTCGACCCCCACGATGCCTGTCTGCGCTCCCTGACGAAGTTGGGACACAGGAACGTCATAGCAGACATAGGCGTACCACTTGGGCCTCTGGGGCGAGCCTTCTTGCCGTACCCGCACGGTCTTGACCTGACAGCCGGCATACAGCCGCTCCCCTTGCAGGCGCATCCAACCGCATTTGGGGATCCACAGACACCCAGATTGGATCTTGCCTTGAGAAACCGTGAAGGCAGGCGTCGCAAAATGTTTGGCTTTAAATTTCGGCCACCCCTTTTCTTCCGGGTCCTTGAAATGGGCTTTGTATGTGTCTTCCAGATACTTCAGGCAATATCGGACTTCGTCGCTGCTGTATTTCTGCAACCAAGGCCATTCCCGCCGCAACTGCGTGAATTCTTTTTGCATGGAATAGCGACGGTATTGCGGCGGGGCTGGTTCTGGGCCGATACGGTAATCCCGCCAGTTGCGGTGATGACGAGACCGTTCTTGGTTCAGGGCTACGAAGTGGTTCCAGACGGCGCGATTGGCCCCAGCCAAGCCCGCCAAGTATTCGCCGTTGGCACGGGTGCCCGGCAACAAGCGCAAGCGTAAAGTGCGAGGCTTGGTGTCTTCAACTATACTGGAGGCGGCAGGCACGGAACCCTTCTTTCGTGTCTGTGCGGCGGCGGGTCATCTCACGGACTCGTCGCCTTTTTTGTGGATGCCACAGTATAACACAGACGCGACAGCGGCCCCGGTGATCCGAGGCCGCCGCCAGGACGCCTAGGACGCCCTGATCAAAAGGTAAGGTCGATTTATAGGCGGTGCTCCGGCCAGTGAAACCAGACCCGCTCCCAGAGAATATACACCAAGACCGGCATCAGCTGGAAGAACAGCGGATCGAAACCGAACCCGGCGCCGAGGTTGTCCAGCCAGGTCCAAAGCGGCCATATCCAATACATCACCAAGGCCACAGCACGTCCAAGAACACTACGTACAGCAACGGCCAGAGCGGCGATACGTACTCGGCATCCCCTACTGCCATGTGATACCGGGTGCGCAGAAACACATCGCCCAACTGCACGTACAGCGTGTGCATCAGGACCCTCTGCCAAAGCCAGACGAGAGACCCCAGGGGCACCGCCGCCGCCAGCAACAGACCCCGCATTACAGATACATCACGGCGGCGACGACGACGCAGATGCCCAGGCAGAGCCAGAAGCACCCGCAAGTCCAGTCGGTAAAACGTGGCATACGCATATCTCCTGTGTGGGAGCGAACAATGCGCTTACCTTACCACAAGGTCGTCTTTTCCCGCCAACGCTCGCTACGGGCCGGATTTCGTGCGTCTAGGCAATCCTAGCCGCCGCACGACCCTTCGTCCCCCGTCTCGCTGCCCGCCGTACGAAAACTCGATCCGCATCCGCACGTGCTGACCGCGTTGGGGTTTTCGATGTGGAACCCGCCGCCCATCAGCGAGTCCGCATAATCGATCCGGGCCCCCTGCAGATGCGGCAGGCTCATCATGTCCACGTACACGGCCAGGCCGTGTTGTTCCGCCTGCGTATCGCCGGGGCGTTCCGTGTCTTCCAACGTCATGCCGTACTGCAAGCCGCCGCAGCCGCCGCCCTTCACGAACACCCGCAATCCCGTCGCCGGCGCTTTCCCTTGCTCTGCGAGTACCCGTTGCAAGCGGTCCGCCGCCTGCGCCGTCAGTTCGATCATGGTCATGCTCCTTGCGCTCACCAGCGCGGCCGATACCGCTCTCCCGCCACTTGCCAGCCCATGCCGTGCATCACACGCCCGATATGAGTGCGCCTCATCATACAGTAATGGCCGGGTTCGTCTGCTTCCGGTTCCGGCGCCCCGAATTGTTCCGCGACCGCGGTTTCCAGTTGCGTCATCGTCAGACCGTCGGCTTGGACCGCCGCGTCCAACGCCAATCGAGCTAAGACCCCGGCAATCACCAAGCCGTCAGCGTCCATCTCGTCGCACCAAGCTTCGTACTCGCCCGCCGGCTCTTCGTCCGGCGGCTCGTACCCCTCGGTCGGCGGCGGGGGCTTAGGCGGAAACAGCGGCAGTTGCATCAGGTCGCCTCCTGCGTGGATAGTCCCCCACAGCGGCCGGACACCCTGGCAGAGAAGAAAACGAATGCCCGGCCACTGTGGGATTATCGACATTATACCCGAACCGCCGCCGCCCTCCGCATGCGGCGCGGTCCTTGACATCCTTGACATGATTCGGGCTTCCCCCCTACCTAGTAGCCAAAAAACACCTGCAACGTGTCCAAAAAGTTACTTTTCCTCCACGTTGCACTCTTTTTTTTTCTCAGGGTTGAGGGAGTGAAAAAAGATGTCAAGATGTCAAGGAAACCAAGAAACTTTCCGCAAATAAGAGGGAAATCGATTTTTTTATTGTGGAAAAGTTCTTGACATGTTCTTGACATCTCTTGACATCTTGCCTGTTATGTCAACTGTCATGTCAAGAGATGTCAAGGCCCGTCCGGGACGACTCGGAAAAATCCTTGACATCTTGGTTGACATAACAGGCCGAGATGTCAAGGGAATGTCAAGGATTTCGGCCAAGATGTCAAGGAAATCGGGCGAGATGTCAAGGAATGTCAAGGCATGCCGCGACGGTCCAACCCGGCGGTCGTTTGGGTTCTGTGGTATAATGGAAACGAAGGCACAAACCCTTCGTATTGGACCGCGTGAGGCACTCGGCGGAAGGGGTCATGTCCTTCCGCCGCCTCATGTGAATCTGCGAAAGGACTGTGTCGTTCAGGTCTAATACGATGAGACACTTACGTGCCCCCTACCCCGCAACCCCCACCATCATCGGCCACTAACCCGAACTGCTATTTGCCCGACGGCAGTCTCAATTACGAGCGTGCCATTCGGGAATTCCACGGCTGGAGCCTCGCACGCTTGGCGGAAGCCTTGGGCTACCAGCAGTCCGGCCGAGGATATGCGGGGTCGTGTACGGACCCCAGCCATCCGGACGATCATGCTTCGTGCAGTCTGACGGAATACGAGGGTCGCTACTGGCTCAACTGTTTCACCGAAAGCAGCGGCGGCTGTACTTGGCAAGAGCGTTGGCGCGGCGCCTGGGACATCACGGGCTTGACTCCGCCGCCCCCAGCGCACAGCCGGGGGCGTGGCCGGAAGAAAGCGCCCGACGAACGGCCGCGCCGGCGGCAGGACCTAGAGCAGCGCTATCCCTTGGGCGCGCACTTCTATCACAATCCTGCCGGGCACCCCTATGTGGCATTCATTCGCTATGCCCGGCGAGACGCCGAAAAGCAACCGGTCTTGAAAAAGAACGGCGAACCCAAGACCGAAAGCCGTCAGTTCCACGCGCACGAGCCGGGCCGTGACCAATGGTTTATCGGGCGCGGCGGTCGGCAGCCGTACTACCCTTACGACATCCATAGACTGCAGAAGTTGCCGCCGGGCGCTCATGTCTGTTGGTTCGAGGGGGAAACCTGCGTGGATGCCGTCCGCGTATTACGGCTGGCGGGTATCGATTTCGTTACTACGATCCAAGGCGGCGCGAAATTCGTAGGTCAGCAAGACCTGGCTCCTGTGCCGGCGGGCTTGCAGCACACGGTGTTTGCGGATGCCGATGGTGCTGGGCGGACTTGCGCCGAGGATTTGGCAGAGCGGCTGTTGGCCGAATGCGCCCCGGCTTTAGTGCGAGTCAGTTTGCGTCCTGCTGGGGCCGATCCCAACGACATCGCCGACGTCTTGGACCCCGCAGTGCGGCGGCAGACCCTCGAGGCTTGGGCCGAGGCCGCGATCCCCTACGATCCCCAATTGCGGCAGACGGAGCGGGCGGCGCCGAAGCCACGGAAAGCCGCGTCGGGCGAGGCGCAGACCCGCAAATTCCCGGAGTGCTTGGTCTCGACGCATCCGCCGGCTTGGGATCAATGGGGGCACAATCCGATGGCAGTGCTGGCAGTCGACATCGCCACCTTCTTTCGGGGGCGATGGCGATGTCAGGGGCGGGGCGCACAAGATGCCCAGTGGTGGATTGCCGGGGCATTATATAAGGACGAAGACGACGCATGGCGGCGGCGATCCTATTGGGAAGAGGGGACCTGGGAACAGGTATGGACAGCCATCAAAATGGAATATATGCCGGCGTTGAAGCAAGCGTTAGATGCCCAAAATGCCGGCACGCTGTCCTATGTCGAGTCCAAGCGGGAAGGCAAGGACGGCGATGAAATCCCCAAAGAACGGTCCGTGTATGGGTTGGGAACTACGGCGAAAGGGTCGGAACAGGTGGTGTTGCGCGGGCATTTGGAAGCGCATTTCCAAAACGAATATCCGCCGCGGCGGGCGGATTGGTGCGTGCCTTTGCCCAACGGCATCGTGGACTTGCGCAACAAGACGTTACGCGTAGAGGAATTCGACCCGACCCGCCATTTTCCGACGGGGTGCTTGGCGTTGCCCTTGACGAACGAAGAGTTGGCCATTCCCCCCGAAGAGGGGTTGCCGGGACCGGACGGGCGTTTGCGCGAGTGGCAAGAGGTGTTGGACGAATTGATGCATATCCCGGCAGTGCGGCGGACCTTCGAGTACCTTTTCGGGGCCGGGCTGTGCAAACAGATTATGAAGGTCTATGTGCAAGTAGTCGGGTTGGCCGACAGCGGCAAAACCACGTTGCCGCATGCGGTGCTGGCGGCCCTCGGGCATTTGGGGATTATGGCCAGCCGCAAGACCCTCGAGTACAACGACAGCGAAAATTACCCGGATCTGTACAAGGCGTTGCAGCGGGACGCGGCATTGATGCTCATCGACGACGTGAAGAAGGTCCGCGTGGACGTGGACCAGCTCAAGCAGATTACCAGCCGCACCAGTCTGTCGGTGGCCACCAAATACAAGGACACGTTCGAAGCGCCGTTCTTGGGGTTGCTCTTCATTACGGGCAATGCCCGGTTCGAGATCAAGGACATGGACGAAGGGGTGGAAGTACGACAACTGACTATCGACTGGAACCGGAAGATGGCGCCATCCCAGATTGCCAAGCGAAAGCGGGGCAACAAGACGCTGATCGACCGGATACGGAAAATCCAAGAAGGCGGGGAACCGGAACTGCTCAAGCAGATCGTGCATTGGCTGGTATGGTGCGCATGGCGGGCGTATAACCACGAACCGCCGCCGATTCCGCAAGAATTTCTCGAGGCGGCGGACAAAGCCCTAGAAGTGCAAGACCCGATCCGGGCCGCCTTGAAGACGTTGGAAGACCTGATCGACGGCAAGCCGAAGACGGAAATCGAAGCGTTGCTGTCCCAAGAAATGGAAGACTACGAGTCCGTCCAACCCACGCCCGGCGCCTTCACCAATTACATGCAGGACGCCGGGTTCGAGAACGTCAAGAAGTACTACCAGAAGAAGTCGCAATGGTGCTGGTGCAAGAAAGAAACGGACATCTTGCAAGCATCACTGACGGATGACGCAGAAGACGAGGCGTGGGAGGCGCCGTTCTGATAGTCAGCGACCGTTGATCCATATCAGGGAGGAAACACCGATGAGTACGGCCAAGCAGAAATGGGAAAAAGCGGGACGTCCCGCCATCGTGACTGAGGCTGAATGTCGGCTATTTGCCGAGTTCAGCGAGCACATCCGCGACGATGCTTATACGTTCCCCGGCTTTCAGAAGTTTCTGCGTGACAGCATCATGGAAGAAGCCGACGAGGGATATGAGGCGGCGACGATGCGCAGCAAGGGGGTAGTTACGGCGGGAACCTTGATGCGGAGTTTGGCGCGGACGTTGGACGGCGTGGGGGCATGGGTAGCCATGATTCCCGATGCGTATCGAGAGAGTGAGGACGAAGACGACTGGGAGGAATTGGGAGTGAGTGCTGCATGACCTTGCCGGACGACGTGTCGGACGTTACGTTATGCAATGCGCTATTTGCGCGTTTGTGTCAGCAAAACGATGTTCTTGTCAGGTATAACGTCAGGGCCGAGGCCCTACTGGGAAAGAGTGGGTCATGTTGTTGGGAAAGGTATGCGCCCGCAGAAAGCGTAGATCCGTGGCCGCGGGTGCCCCGTGACGTATGGCGGAATTTCTGGTTGCCCTGTTTGAAAAAGTGGCGAAACGAGTTCGGCGGTAGGCGATATCAACTTAGCCAAAGTGCTTGGGAACATCTTGTTTCTAACGGAATGTCAAAGGTCGATCCTCTAAAGGAATATCTGGAAGATGTTGCATCACAGTACACATGGCGTAACAGAGAAGAAGCAGAGAATACGATATATGAATTGTTGTTGGTTCCGTTTCACGTGCAAGGGCAAAACAATGTGCTGATGGCTCAAGGGGCAAGTCAGCATATCTTGTTGGGGGCCATTTCAAGTATGTTCAAGCGTCCCAACCAAAAGGAACATCTCATTTGGCGGGGAACGCCTGTGTTAGCGGGCGGGGATCTTGGTACGGCTGCGAGTCTGAGCGCTTTGGCAAGAGAGTTGCTGCCGCCGCACCTTGCGTATCTGTATACGGATCAATGCAAAGTGACCAATGCGCTCGCTACTAATTATCGTGTGACCCGCGGCTGTATGTTTGCCCATCTCAAGTCCCCGATTTTTGGGTCCAAGAAAATCTGGGACAATTATACTTGGCTGGAAAACGAGTGGGGGCTGGGAGGGCATTTCGCCGGCAATCGCATGGTGCAGTACGAAAAGACATACATTATTTTGGCTACATGCCACGCACGCCCCCCTCTAGATGATTTGCATTTTTCGCATTGGGGGGATCGCTGGTTTGTCGTGTGGCTGGGGGACTGTTCAGCACACATGGGAGATTGGTTAAGCCTACACCGAGATCGCTTATGGTCTGCCGCGTGGTATCTGTTTCAGAACGGCATAGATAGTGCAGCATGGTGGCGTAGCCGATTAGAGCAAGGCGTTGTTCAGGCGCGCAGGGATTCAGTGTTGAGTTTGTAGTGCAATCCGAGGAGACTGATGCAGAGGTGACAGATGAACCAATACGAACCGCATGCGAGCCGGCAGTATCGACCTTACATGCCAGGGCGGATGCGTTGGGTGCCAGAGGGTTACGGGCGCGCATAGCGCAAAGCGGGTGGTTGCTGGGAAACGGCAAGACGGCCCATGACAGGGAACGTGGTCGCAAGGAACTGACGGCGCAGCAAGCGGAAGTAGAAGCCCTGGAACAGGCGCCGCCGGCCGCGGCCCCGGTTCCCGAACCCGTCCCGCCGCCGGCCCCGCCGCGGGGCCGCGACCTCGAAGCGCGGGCGCATCAAGCGGGCCGGGCGGATTTGATCCCGCGGCTGTTGGCGGCGGAATTCCAAGCGGCAGACCGGCGGTATCCGGGGCGGCAACGGGCCGCAAAAGCGGAACTGCAGGGGTACTTGGCGCTGTTGGAGGGTCCCCGTCCCGCGGACCAACTGCAGGCGTTGCGCAAGGCGGGCACGCCGGTAGGGCGGGTGCAGCGGTTACAATTCGGGTTGGACAGCCCGGACGCGGCGATGCGGCGGCGGACGATGCAGGAGATAGCGATGTGGCATAATCGATTGTCGGAACAGGAGTAAGGAGCGGCATATGGGCAAGAAGGGCAAGAAAGCGAAGCAGAAGCGCAAGACGAAGCAGACGAAGCAGAGGCGTCCGCTCCTCTACGGCATGACGTCGAGTCCGAGCCTGCGCAAAAAGAGGGTCCGGGTGGACGTGCTTTGGCTGTTGGCGACGACGGCCGTAGCGATTCCGGACGCCGAGGACGAGTGGGGGTGTTTCACGATTTCGGTAGCCTGTGGGCGGAAGGCCCACCCCAAGGGGTATGAGGGTCAAGGGTTGATTGCCGTTCCGCATCCCGACCACCCGGAGGAAGTGACGTTGCGGCGGCATGTGGAACAGCGGGCGTTGCGGAATGCGTTGCAGCGCGTGCCGAAGAAGCAGGTCGTGGCGCTGGGGATGACTGACGTCGGCTTGGCGGAAGATTTGGAGCGGTGGATTGAGCAGCCGGAAGAGCCGGCGCATATTCCAGGGGGCTTCACCTGGGAGGACGTCCAGGAGTGGAGTCGTGGGCTGACACGCACGAACGGCGTGCTGGCAGTGTTCACGTTGACCCAGGGGTTGCCGCAAGCGGAAATGGACATCTCGGGGTTGGCGGAGTTGCTGGAAGCCCAAGCCCTGGCGTTCTATGCGGAGAAACGGGCGGAACTGCCGGCCCGGCGGGACGAACCGCCGCGCAGCCTCGAATAGGACAGTTCCGGCGGGAAGGACGGGGGCAACCGCCGCGGGACCCGAGAGACAGAGGCGAAATCGACATGCGACAAGGCGAGCGGGCACGCTTGTTGCAGCGGGCCGAGGGGTATTATCAGGATTTGGTCGCGGCGGCGCCGGGGCCGGCGGCCCCGCCGGAATACGCCGCGATGTACCAGATGCTATGGGGCAAAGAAGGGTACTTGGCCGCCGTAGGTACGGCGCAGTGGCTGGATCACCTGCATGCCGAGCGCTTGGACGAACCGGAGACGGTGGCGGCGTGCTTTCGGTGGGCGATCCTGCTGCACGCGGACGCCATGACGCCTGGCGAAGCGAGCCGATGGGCGCTGGACCTGAATTGGGAAAATCGGGAACGCCGTGAGCAAGCGGCGACAGAGATTGCGCAACGGTGGGCGCAGAGGGCGCCTATGGCACAGTAGCGGTTCGCATTCACACAGGAGGACCTCATATGTTGGACTACGCGATGAAACTGTGCCTGGACCGGGCGCGGGATACGCTGGTGGGCAAGGTGCCCGACCCGTGGCGGCAGATGACGCACATCACGGCGGCGCTGTTGATGAAGTGGTTGGCGGACGGTCGCCATCACGCGCATAGCGCCTACTATTGGCATACCGTCCATTCCGCGAGCACGGCGGCGGAAATCCATGCCCGCTATGCGCATGCGTTACAGGAATTGGCCACGGACGAGCGGATCCCCGAAGTGATCCAAGACTGGTTTCACGGGGCCTCGCCGCCGACCGCCGATGCCGAGACCACGGACTTGTTCTTGGGGGCTATCGATCAATTTCCGTGCACCCACACGGAGCAGTTGGGCGACGCGTTCGAGCATCTGCTGGCCTGGGTCGGGGGCCAAGGCAAAGCGGGCCAATTTCGCACGCCGCCGCACATCATCGATTGGTTGGTGGAGATCGTAGACCCTCAGATGGGCGAGTCAGTCTTGGACCCGGCCTGCGGCACCGGCGGCTTTTTGACGGCCGCCTTGGCGCACATGAAGGACGGGGGGACGGTGCGGGGCGATCCCGTTGGGGACGTCCGCGGCTACGACATTGCGCCGGACATGGTGCGATTGGCGCGGGTGAACCTCTACTTGCACGGCGAGGCGGAACCGCGGATTGCGGAATACGATACTTTGACCCGCACGGACCGCTGGGACGAACGGGCGGACGTGATCCTGGCCAACCCGCCGTTCATGTCGCCGAAGGGCGGCATTCGGCCCCATGACCATTTTCGGGCGACGTCCAAACGCAGCGAAGTGCTGTTCGTGGAATACATCGCGCGCCATCTGACGGAGACCGGACGCGCCGCCGTGATCGTGCCCGAGGGCGTGCTGTTCACACGACAGAAGGGACACATCGCTTTGCGCAAGTCGTTGGTCAACGGTCCCTTGCTGGCGGTGATTTCCTTGCCCGGCGGCGTATTTCAGCCCTATTCGGGCGTCAAGACGTCGGTGCTGCTCTTGAATATGGGGCTGTCGCATCACACGGACCAAATCGGTTTCTTCCAGGTAGAGCAAGACGGGTTCGATTTGGGCGCCCGCCGCCATCCCGTCACGGCCAACGACTTGCCGGCGGTGCGGGACGAAATCGCCGCGTGGACCCAATCTATCCACGGCGGCCCGCGGGTGTCCCTACAGCATGGGCAGGAAGTGTCACGGGGGCAGATCGCCCAATCCGACGGGTACAATCTGAGTAGTACGCGGTATCAGGAAACGAGATGGAGGCCTCAGGACGCCCAGCCGGAGAAAGCGTCAGCCGTGGCCGACCATCTCGAGTTGATTGAATTGCTGGCCCAGGCCACGCGGTCGAACTTGGCCCTGATCGATATACTGCGAGACAAGATCCGCGTCCTGGAGCCGTGACCATCTCGATACTCAGCCCCGCCAGGAGCAGGACATGACTGACGAAACCCACGAAACCCACGAAACCGTAGAGGTCTCGGAACCGAACCCCATCCCAGTGCGGGAACATACAGACGCGCCGCGGGACGAACTCGACGACGGCATGTTGGAGGTTCCCGAATCCGGCTGGGTCGAAGCCCTATGAAGGCCGCCGCGCGCACCCGAGCCGCCTGTTACGTAGGGCATACGCAGCCGGGCGACGACCGCAAGATTGCCCGTTGTATCGATCCCCAGGCGCAGGAAAAAGCATTGACGGCGGTAGGCGAATTCACCTATTGGGCGACCGTCGCCCCTGCATCAGCCGAACCGACGCAAGGGGTGCCGCCGGTGTACGAAGCCCAGTGTCCCGTACCCGGCTGTTATGCCTTGTTGCGGATTTGTCAGCCGCCGTGGGCGACGGAGATCGTGATTATCTGCTGTGCGGGCATCGAGTACGGCTGGCACACGCAAGGGGAACTGATGCAGAGGCTCTCGGCCCGCTTGGGGTATCCGGTCGGGGATACCGTAGCGCTGGATTAATGCGCGTCCCCTTTTCGCCCAGCACCCTCGCCGTCTGGCAGTACTTGGAGGCAGCCCTCGCCGCGGCGGCGGGACCCTTTGTGCAACGCAGTTACCAGCAAATCGCCCAGGCCGTAGATTGCCGACGTTCGACGGCGTTTCGGGCCTGTGCCCAACTGGAGCGCGCCGGGATTGTGCGGAAACGCGTCGTGGGGCACCCCCATCGGCCCCGCGCGGTCTATTGGCAGGGCCGCGCGTGGAGCGCGGCGGAACGGCAAGAATTGGAACGCCGTCATGTGTGGTCTAATCTCGAATGGAAGATCTATGCGCACGTGTCCAGTCATTGCAACGACGACGGTCTGTATCGCCGGGGCTTCGCCTATCTATGGCATAGGCACTGTGCCCGGCATCGCGACGTGCGCAAGGCGTTGTATGCGCTGGCGGCGCGCGGTTGCTTGGAAGTAAGCCAAGAGTGGCAGGGGAAACGCCAGTGGCTGATCCGAGTCATCGGATGACGGTGCGTCGTCTATCGCCGCTAGGCCTGGCCGTATGGCGATATCTCGAAGGCGAGTTCGCCTACGCCGATCCGCCGGTCGTCGTGCGCAGCGGCTCCGAGATTGGGCGTCGCGTACATGCGGCACGGTCGGCGGCGACGCGGGCGGGGGGGGAATGTCACGCCTTGGGGCTGGTGCGCATCCTCGGTAAGCAGTACCGGGGCACGGTGTGGGCCGGCAAGGGCTGGACCCGGCAACAGCGGCGGGATCTGGAATTCGCCTACGGCGGGCCGGAACTGGACCGGCTGTGCTATACGACCCTGCGGGACGAGGCGGACGCAACGGGCTGGTATCGCAAAGGGATCAAAGCATTGATGACGACGCATGGCCGGGATTACCATCAGGTCAAGCAGTCGTTGGAGCGGCTGGCGCGGGGCGGATACCTGACGCTGGCGCAAGAGACGGCGCATCGGCGGCGATGGCAGATGGCGGTCGTGGAATGACGGAATACCGCCAACTGGGCTGGACATTCGATCCGGACAATCCTGTGTACGTCAAGACGGAGCCGCAAGCCACAGCCGGCATGCCGTTGCGGTTAGGCCGCCAGATCCAGGCCTATCTCTGGGCGCGGACCGTGCTCTGTCCTACGTGTCACGCCCTGATCCCGCTGTCTCCGAATTGGTTTCTGTCGGACACGCTGGGGTTACGCTTGTCCCTCGGTCCCTTTTCCACCCCCCCGTTTCGAGTTGGTGGCACGGCGTCAGGCGTCCCCGCGCACGATAGGACAGGGTATCGTCACGTGCCCCTATGCGCAATGCGGGGCGACCGCGCCCAAGGGGTACCCCGCCGCGCAAGCCCAAGCCGGCTGTATGGGACATTTGCTGTACGCCGAGGTCTATCGGCATTACGAGCTCGTGGATCGGGGGCCCGGCAAGCCGCCCAGGAGCAAGCACGGAGGCAATCAGTACCGGGTTGCGGCGACGCTCGAATACGAGGGCGACCGAGAAAGGAGTAGGGTCATGGATATCAAAGGCCTAGCAGCGGCGTACAATGCCTCGGACCCGCTGCTGCAAGCGATCTTGGCCGGGGACGATACAGGATTTGCCCCCGGCATCGCGGAGTTGGGGAACCGGCCTATCCAGGACACATCGGCGGCGGATTGACCCAATTTCGACCAATCTCGGACCAATCTGCAATTTCCCCTTGCAGTCCATTTCGTGTTGTGGTAATATGGGAACCATGATACACACACAGGAGTTAGTCATGAGTCACAACTACACGATTACCACCGACTGGGCGGAACTGAAGCCTCTGCCGACGGTCAACGTCTTCCAGGCGACGACCACCGACGGGGACGAAGCCCAGGAGCTTTGGACCGCCGCCATGCTCGAGATCGGCTTGGGCAAGCGCGACGGGCGCATTCGCCTGGAGACCGACGGGCAGTTTGTCGAAGAGTGGGTACGGGACGGCGACGACCTCGTACCGACCTTCAGCCGGTAGACGCCAAGTACCATCGCCCAGCCCCGGAGGAGCCGGGGCTTTGGGCGTTAGAAGGACATTCACAGGAGCACAGGAGACGGTGTCCTGATGGACGTAGTCCATACGGACCGCAGTTATCTATACCCCCAATACGCCCGCTGGCACAAATTTCTTGCCGAGTTGGCGACGGGGCGCTGGAAGCGGTTACAGAGCGACGGCGCTCTACGGCAGGGCGACCGGTATACGCTCTGGGGGGCCTTGCATGAGTATGCCGGGGGCCAGTGGCAGCGGACTTCGACCCACAACTATTACGCCAAGCCGGATCCGAGGGCGGCGCTGGATACCTACGTGTTGGACGGGGGTCTGCCGGTAGCGCGGGAAGTGGATCTGTACGAGTTGGCGATGCACACGGCGGGGTTGCCGGCGGCGTTGGAGGCGCGGGTCTTGCGTCACGTGGAGCGGCTGCAAGAACGGGTCGGCAAGAAAATGCCCTGGGTGAAATTTGAAAATTGGACGTCGTTCGACTGGGCCGTAATTGTTTGGGCGATGGAGGTCCATCTCGGACACATGACGGATGAATCTTATACGGAATGGAAGGCACGGCAATGACACCACAAAACGATCAGGATCTTTTGGACCTGGCCGAGCGCGCGATCGAATACGAGGCGCTGAAGTCCCGACGTGCTATGGCTGGGATCTGGGGCCGGCTCTGGTTGACGCTCCGTCTGTGGCGGTTGTCTCGGCAGCAGGGTCAGTTTCCCGACGACCCGTATGCGGTCTTGTATGGCGAGGATACGGTCAAGCGATGGGAGAGCGAATCCGAAGAGCGGGAAAAGCGCTGGGCCGAGACGGGGTATCGGCTCGTCCAGAAAGATGGCAGGACATACCGCCTCCCTTTGCAAGAGGATGTCCCCCATGACGTCCAGTGACACCTCCCTGGAAAGCGACGACCTGGCCGCCGTGCGTTGGTGTGTGGCTCAATTGCGAGAATTGCAAGACGTTCTCCAGACGGGACTGAGGGACTTGACGGAGATAGAGACTGCCCTGAGGGAGAGGGGTGCCGCTCCCCATGTGCCGCCGACCGAAGAGATGTTGGCGACCTTCACGTATCTGCGGGAACAGATGGCGGAGGCCGAGACGGAACTCGGCTTGGCCCAAGCCTACGATACGTCGCTAGACGTGCCCGAAGAAATCACCGGCGAATGGTCGGAACTGGATTAGGGGATGTAGGCGCCCTGTGGTAATATTGGGGCTATAGCACACACACAGGAGCACCCGCATGACGATTTATTTTGAAGACGGCCCCCGATACCAAGGGGCCACACTGGAAAAGATGGAGCTGAACGGGTACGACGACTCGGATTTCTACGTGCTCGTCTGGACCCATGAGGGCGGGGTGCAAGCTGTCGCCAACGGCAGCACCCGCTACTTCGGCGGGCGGCAGCGCGTGGAAATCGATGCCACGCCCGAAGTGCAGCGGCTCGCCGACGAGTGGCTGCAGACGCAACACCGCCGGCGGTTCAACGCCTATGTCCGGGATCTGGCGGACGAATGCCAGATCCCGGTTGCCCAGGCCCGGCGCCTGGAAGAGTTGTACGGGTACGAAAGCCTACGGCTTTCGGTAGAGATCGAAAGCTGCGGGTTGCGTTCCACTCGGGACTGGCGACCCAAAGCGCAGTTGGTCGCCTGCAAAGCCCTGCTGAAGACGCGTGCCAAAAACCGCTTTCGCTCGGAATTCCGGCGCAAGATGGCGGACCAACTGATTGCTTGGCTACAGGGTCAGAGCGAGTACGATACGCCGTTCAGTCGGCGCCAATGGGAATGCGTACTGCCCTACGACCCGTATCGCAAAAAGTACGCCTACTAAGTTGTTTCGGCCCGGGGCGCCTTGCCTCGGGCCTACGCTCACTTCACACAGGAGATACTATGCAGCAAGAGAGAATGATCCCACCCCCCGAAAGACCGGCGGCGCATGAACCGGCGGACCCGCGCCATGCGGCATGGGTCCAATGCTTGGCGGAAATCCAGGCGCACACGTGGCGCCGGACTGCTCGCGGGCACCACGGCAGTTACATGCCGTTGGACGTGCTGTACAGCGAAGCAGCGCCTATTCTGGCGCAACACGGCTTCGCCGTCAGCAGCGAATTTCGCTACAGCGACGGCCGGCCGGTCGTGCGGGTCGTCGTGCATAGCAGCGTGGGGCCCTACCTGACGCAGGACTGCGAGGGACCGGCTCTGACGATGCCGCCCAACGGGACCGTGCAAGCGACCTGCTTCGAGTGGGGCAAGGCCCGCACGTATCTGTTGCGGTACGCCTTGGCCACGCTGTTGGGCATCGCGGCCGAAGACGACGCGGAAGCGGGTAGGCCCCGGGCGATCCACAAGCCCCTGCCGCAACGTCAAGCGGCGGCAAGGCGACATTCGGAACCGCCACGAACGCCTGCGGAGCCGACGCTTACCCTGAACGAGTACAAACTGCAGGTCGTGGCAAAATGCCGAGAAGCGGGCATTGCCAAGGCCAACTCGGGGCTCGTGGCGGGCGAGTTGGCCCGGCGATATCGTATGCCGTGGCCGATGGCGACCGCGGAGGAATATGCGTCGCTGATACGCCGCATGCAGCCCGCCGACATCCGCCGGGCTTGGTTGTCTGTAGACCCCTATCGGCAAGTCACGCTCTATCCCAAGCTCAAGGGCTTGGGCGTGGACGAGGAGCACTACGAACGGCTCTTGACGCGGCTCGCCACGGACCATGAGTTGACCTGGCCGGCGCACAGCACGGATCAAAAGAACGCCCTGGAGGCGGTACTGACGGAAGACGAGGTGCGCCCTCTGCTCGGGGTGCTGGAGGCCGAGGACGCGGACTTAGCTGACGAACGATACGGGGCCGTGAGTTACTGATGGCGCGTTTCCGAGAGGGCCTGGTCGCCGATCTGGATTGGCGGTTTCTGGGCTACGACGAATGGCGAGATTGCATGACGGCGGGGGCCTTGGTCCCCGCCGCGCATGAGGTTGCGCAATGGACCCGGCGGGTTTCGCCGCGGGCCTTGCGCCCGTACCGCTTTCGCCGCGTGTACGAATACGGCATGGAGCGGTATCTAAGCCGGTGGACCCGCGCCGAACGAGCAGCGGCGGGCGAAGACGGCTGGTTGCTACTGCACTTCCAAGACCAGCGACATTTCCGGCGGGAAGCGCAACGTCTCGAGGGCGCGACGCTGGACACGTTGCGGCGTATCCAAGAGAGCCCGCGCCCGTTCCCCCTGTGGGAGCGGCTCTTCGAGGGTCAGCAACGCGCAGTGGCGCACGCGATGCGCAATCTGCAGCAAGACAGAGGGACGCTCTTCGCCCTGGAGACGGGTACCGGGAAGACGGTCACGGCGTTGGCCGTGCTGCTGAAATTGGCGGAAGCCATTCACAGCGAACCCCCGTTGCGGGCTTTGGTCGTCGGCCCCGTAGCCGGCGCCGGGGTATGGTCCCGCGACATCGCCAAATTCGATCTGGATTTGGAGGCGATGCGGTTGACCCGCGAGCGAGTAGGGGCTGTCGCCCAAGCCTGGGACGCGTGCCTGCGGCCGTTGTTGGTGATCGTCTCTTACGACCACTTGGCGGCGCGCCGGCGCCCCAGTCGAGTGCAGAAGTGGCTGACTGCGCAAGCCCGCTACGATCTCTGTATCTGGGACGAGTCGCACTACGTGAAGAACCCCCAAGCCAATCGGACCCGCACGGCATTGCGCTTGAGCCGCCGGGCGCGCTGGAATCTATGCCTGACGGCAACGCCCTTGACCCGCAAACCGTTGGATCTGTGGCCTCAGTTCGAGTTGCTGGAGGCCGGCGGCATGGGAGCGCGTTCCGACATGGCGCGGCGGTACCAAGGCGTGGAAGCCGCCCTCGACATGCTGGACCATCAGCAGGCGACGACGCCGCAGGCCATGTTGCAACGAGATTTCGCCCGCTTCGCGATCCGCATCCGCAAATCCGACATGCTGGACTTGCCCGGCGAAATAGACAGCGAAGTGCACATCGAGATGCAGGACTATGCGCCGCTAGCGACGCTGTATCGGCAAGTGGACGCGGCGTTGGACGTCTGGAGCCGCATGGCCGACGGCCTGAGCGCCGAAGCGCAAGCCGACATCTTGCGGCAAGGGCTGGGCGCCTATCAAGGTCCCGCCTTGCAGTGGCAGGGGCGACGGGTCTATCTCGGCGCGGTCCATGTCTTCAACTGGATGTTGCGCTGTGCGCAACTGGTAGGCGGCGTGGTGCCCGTGCTCAAGCCGGAATACGAGACGACGCCCGAGGAAGAGTTGCCGGACGAGGGAGCGCATGAATACCTCATGGCGCCCCGGGCTCCGAAGTTGCGGGCAATGCAAGAACTGGTACGGGATTTGCCGAAACCCGCCGTGGTCATCACCCGCTGGAAAAGCCAAGCGGCTTGGCTGGCGGATTGGTCACGACGACAGGGCTATGTCTATGGCGAAATCTCAGGGCAACGCAAGGACGGGATCGACGCATACGGCAACATGACGCACGGGCTGGACATCTGCGGGGTGAACATCGCCTCGGGTTCGGCCAGTATCGATCTGACTCGCGCACATCATGCCGTGTACCTAGACGTAGGCTATCAGTACAGTCACTATTGGCAAGCCCGGGGCCGCATCTATCGTCAAGGACAGACCCGCAAATGTACGCATCATCTGCTGCAGTGTCCGGGGACCGTGGACGATCACGTGTGGCGGTGCATGCGCACCAAGCAGGACATTGTGAGCAGTATCGTCGAGAGCCGGCGGGGGGGAAGCCGATGAGCGCATTGCAGCCGTCTCTGTTGACCTGGCGCGAATCCGTAGCGCACCAAGCCGCAGCGTCCCAGCGGACACTTCCGCGCGATGTGGGCGAGAGGCGGACGGCCGAAGATCAAAAAGCGGGGGGGGCTGGATGCACATCGATGGGCGCATGAGCGCCTATCAGGCCGGGAGAGCCCTGTGCTTCGCCGAAGTGCCTTTGGTCCGCATGAAGCAGCCGGGGGCGGAAGGGTGGCATTGGGGGCAGCCGTTGGTGGGTATCGTGACGTGTCCGCATTGTTTGCGCAGCTGGAAGCATTGGTCCTACATCATGACTGTCCCTATTCCCCGCCATGTGCGCAAGGTCAGCGGGTTCGGCGGGGGCAGCGCCATTGTCTAAACACACTTCTACATCACAGGAGGAATCTACTATGCAAGAGCAAGACGAAGTAGTGGCTGTATGGGCCAAGGACAAGGAGAGCGGGGCTTGGATCGTCATGGCCGAGTTGCTGGCGGCGCGTACGGGAACCGTGCCCGTGACCCGCAAGGACGGCACGGCTGAGATCGTGGAAATCGAACCGCCCGGCAAGGACTACGGGGGGTTCGAGGCGAAATTCGGTCCCCTCCAAGGGTTGCGCGTCGCGTTTTGCGCTCTCGCCGGATCCAAGCCGCAGCAGGAAGCTGCGCCGCCGGCGATGGATCCGCCGCCGTGGGCCGAAGACGACGACGACCCCATTCCGTTTTGATAGGGAGGGAGAATACGATGCCCAAAAATCGCTATGCCCCACATCGGGTAGCACGTCGGCAGAAAATTGATGCGGCGTTTGAACGATTGCTGCCTCGGAAATGGTATCTGGACCGGTCGTGGACGTACGCGCGCATTGCAGAATTGTTCACGCAGGAGGGTCTCGCGAAACGCGACGGCTGCACAACGTGGAACCGCTACGACGTTGCCTGTTACGTGCGAATTTACGGCCCTGGTTTCTGGCGCCAGCATGTCAATCGACGCCACCAAGTCCGCCAAATGACCCGGCGGGAACAGAATCTCTACTTGGAGCAATCATGAAGCCAGTACGCAAGAAACCGCACGACTGGCTCGGCTTCGGCCTGATTGACGGCCGTAGCCACTACGAAGCCGACCAACAAGAACGCAAGGGCAGTGTGCCGGGCGTGCGGAATCGCACCAAGGCGAAGCGCGCCCAGCAGGACCGGAAACGCAAGCGGCGGCATATGCGCCGGCAACGGAGATGGGGATGACGAAAGCCAAACCCGTCACGATGCCGCGCTGGGAAGCCAGTCGGCTTTTGTGGGAGTGGGGCCTGGATGAAGAGGTACGCGAGACCCCTGAATTGTCGCAGTTCCTGCAAGGCTATTCCCCGCTCCAAGACATTGCGGCGGGACCCGCCTACGTGACGGGGGGGTTTCGGCAGTATCCAGCCTTTTGCCTGTCGCCCTGGGCCATGTTGGAATGGGGCGCGGCGTTGGTGCGCGAAATCGAACGCGAAGCGATGAGCAAGCCGCTGTTGCATGATCCGAAACTGCATGCCGTAGGGATATCCTGGCATCCCGAGTTGGGCTGCCCGCCGCATGACAAGCAGCGTGGCATACTGCAATTCGTGGAACGCGGGCAAGAGGGGGACGAAACGCCAGGCTGGTATTGGCCGGTCAAGCACAGCATCCCCAATCATTATTTGGAGGACGCGTTATGGCGGGACGCGTTGCCGCTGGCGCTCTTTTATCTGGGCGCCACGGGAGAAATCACGATGCGGAAGAGGCCGAAACCGGATGCCGTAGACGTACAGGCTGAATTCGACCGATGTTTGCGGGAATGGACGAAATGACGAAGGCGACAGACAAGCCGGCAGCCCCCCTGACCCTCGGCCAAGATCCGCGCGAAGACGAGGTGACGGATCGCAATCCCGGCGTCTATCTGGCGTCGCTGGATACGTGGGTGCCCATAGCGCAACTGGAACGGGAAATCCGGCACCTCGAAGAGGGATTGACCGACATGCTGAGTTTCCAGTTCGACTTGGCCGCCGAGACCCGGCCCGCGGGCAGTCAGGCGATAGGGCTGCTGTATCGTCAAATCCGGGTGCTGTACAACGGGTATTGCAGTGTATTAGACGAATTGCGCAGACACAGGAGCGAGCACGATGCAGATGAAACATGATTGGCGATATGGCATAGGCACCTTGGTGTTCTGCGCCTTCGTGACAGGGATGTTCTTGCGCCTGTTTGGTCCGTCTTGACCTTCGGGCAGTTGGCGCGGGGCATTTTTGACCGCATCGAAGCAGCGTGCGCCGAGAGTTCCGACGGGTGGGTGCAATTTTCGCTGAAAGAATTGGCGCAACCGCTGTACAGCAACGAGAGTTTCGTCAGCTGGCAAATCGGGCGCCTCGAAGCGTCGGGCGGGTTGCGAGTGCGACGCGACTGTCGGCCCCACCGCTATGCGACGCCGGCTTGGACGCCCTGGGCCCGCGCCGCCTATCTGCGTCGGCATTTTTGGACGCCGGCGCAAGACCGCCTATATACCCATTTTCTGCGGGGACCCCAGGAGCGGGCGCAAACTCAACAAGAGTTGGCGGCGGCCCTGGAGTACTCGCAGGCCACGATTAACGACGCTTTGGCGGCGCTGGAACGTCGCGGCGTGATTTCCCGCAACCACATTGTTTTGACTCTCGGCGATGACGCCGAGTTGGCCACATAGGAGTGGATCTATGCACATTCGGATTTTGGCACAGTACCTACAGAAGGTCTTAGGGCATGTAGGTAGGATCGTGGCCAGCCGGCCCACATTGCCCGTCTTGGAGAATATCCTGCTCGAGGCGTCGGAGGACGGTATCCGGCTGGTCAGCACCAATCTGGACATTAGCCTCAACGTCTGGGTGGACTGCGATGTGCTGGCCCCGGGCGCCGTGACCGTCCCGGCGCGTCTGATGACGGATTTTGTCGCCCTGCTGCCTGCGGACCGCAAAATCGTACTGCAATACCAGGACGAAACCCGGCAACTGGAAGTACAGTGCGGTAGTTATCAGGCGGCATTTCATACGGTGGCCGCCGCGGAATTCCCGGAAATCCCGACGGAGATCGCTGGCGACGGGGAGACCGTGCAATTGGATCTGCAGGGCTTGCGCGGCATGATCGAGCGTACCGTCTTCGCCGCGGCCAAGACGCCAGAGCGTCCCAATCTGGCGGGGGTGGATTTCCGTTTTGCGAACGACACCTTGACGATGGCGGCCACGGACGGCTTCCGGCTCAGCGTCTGCACGGCGCCGACGACGGCGAGCACACCGGAAGTGCGGGCCTTGGTGCCAGCGACCGCCTTGACGGAATTGGCTCGGCTCTGGGGCGACGCCGATCGCAGTCGGCCGATCCGCCTCGCGACCACGACCAACGGCAACCAGATCCACTTTGCCTTGGGGGGTCGGGGGCATGACGGCGGGACGTTCGACCGGGTGTTGCTGATCTGCCAGTTGATCGACGGCACGTTCCCCGACTATCGGCGGATTATCCCGGAGGATGCGGAGACGCAGACGCGGGTCCACGCGCAGACGGACGATTTGCACCAAAGCGTGCGGGCCGCGTTCTTGTTTTCGCGGGAGTCCCACGGTACGGTCTCGTTGACGTGTGCCCCCCGACAGACCCTCCATCCGGACGGCGAAATTGCAGTCTCGGCGGAAAGTGCGCAACGGGGCGCAAATACGAACCAGATCCCGGCACGGGTCGACGGCCCTGCACTGGAGATTGCGTTCAACGGCCAGTACGTCATCGATTTCCTCCAACATGTGGGGGCGGCGGAATTGGAAATCGGATTGGCGGCAGCCGGCAGGCCGGGCGTCTTGCGTCCCGTGCCGCAGGCAGAGTTCGACTTTCTGCATGTAATCATGCCCATGTCCCCACCGCGTGCCGGGAAAGGATGATGGCGGACTCGTTGCCGCCCTCCCCGCACGGCAGTCGCGTCAGTCTCGGTCAAGTCGCCTGGTTGGTCTTCCGGCACATTGAGATGTTGTGCGAGGGCGAGCCGGGCGTAGAGGTGCCCCAGACGTATCGACAGATCGCCGCTGCCGTCTCGTCGCATCCCAAAATGATGGCGCCGCAAGTCGCCTATTTGAGCGCTGCGCGCTGCCTGCGGGTAACGCGTAGACCCAAGCATGCCCGGGGCCATCTGTACGGCTTGCCCTATTGGACGGCGCGGGGCCGTGCGTCTGCCCTCCGTGCGGCCTTCTGGACCCGCAGCGAAAATCTGCTGTACGACTGGCTGCTCACGCAGAACCGCGTAGTGTGGCAGTCGTATACGGAGATAGGCATGCAGCTCGGTACGTCCCGCATGACCGTCCGGCAAGCGGGACGTGCCCTCCAGCGGCGGGGCGTGCTGCAAGAGCACCCGCGGCGAACCAAGGGGGAACATCGGGCGGGGTTCGTCTTGACCCATACCCAGGCGGAGTTGGCGATATGATCGGGCAGGGCCGCAAAGGGCTAGGGGGCGTCGCCCAAGCCCTGTTCGAGCATCTCGAGGCCGAGTGCAAGGCTGCACCCGGCGGGCAGGTGCAGCGTACTTCGCAGCAGCTGGCTGGGGTCGTGCATGCGGCGCCGTGTGTGGTACGCCGCAAACTCGTTCGCTTACGGCAAGCCGGCCTGTTGGTGGTCGTCCCGCATCACGGGCACCCGTGCGGACATACCTATGCGATACCCGTTTGGACGGCAACGCAACGCGCGTCTCGGATACGAGCCGCCTTCTGGTCGCCGGGTGAGCAACAAGTGTATGCGTATCTGGTGGCCCAAACGTCGGTGTGCTGGGAGTCCTATGCGACGCTAGGCCGTCTCTTGGGACTGTCGCCGTCTACCGTGTGGTTGGCGGTAGACAGCTTGCGGACGCGGGGCTTGGCAGAGATCCATCCGCACAAAATCCCCCACACGAAGGGAGCCGGCGTGAGGCTGACGCATCCGGCCGCGGAGTTGGCGACGTGACGGGGCCACGCCATCGCATTTACGCAATCCGCTTCGCCACGGGCCAAACGTATATCGGGCAGACGACCCAGACGGTAAGGGAGCGATTAATCAATCATCGCGGGAAACATTTTCGCACTGGAAATCCGTTGCTCAAGGCGTGCCTGCAAGTGGAGCGAGAGCCGCTGTGCGAGACATTGGCGGAGACGGAGTGCCCGGACGAAGCGAACCGCCTGGAATGGGAGCATCTCCAAGCCGTGCCCGTGCGAATGCGGCTCAATCGGCAGAACCCCCCGTTTGCGGGTCAGAGCCCGACGGAGCGGATCCGGGCGGGGCGGCTGTATCCCTGTGCTTGGTGTCGGCGGAGATACCCGGCAGACTGCTTTCATCGGGATGCATCTCGCAGTAGCGGCTTGGCCAGCAAGTGCAAAGAATGCAAAAATCTCTACGGTCGATACAAAGCGAAATATGGTGCCGCGGCGGGCTACGCGAAGGCCAAAGCGGAGCGGTGTAAGCGCAGGGGTAAGCGATGAAAATCCGCATGGGGGACGACATGCCGAAAGTTACGGATTTGGACGTGGCGCGGGGTTTTCACCTGATCCAACTCGCTCGCGACCGGAAACTCACGGGGACGGAGTTCGCGCATCTTGCGGCGGGGGCGCAGGCGATCCATTATTTCATGCGGGATCGTTTCGGATATACGAGCACCAAGCAGTTGACCCGGCCGGTGTTGCATCTCTGGGCGCTGGAAGCGTCCGCAGCGGACATCCGCGGCGCTAACGACTTCTTGGCGCATCTGCAGGACCGCGGCTTCACAGACGCAGATGGCTACGTCATTGCCCCTTGTGTTCCCTCGTGACCTGTGGTAATATGGAGGCATACTCAACACAGGAGTTTCGCATGTACGAAGTCAGTAGCAGCCGGGTTGTAAGCCAGAGGGCCTGGAGCGCAACCCAGACATTCCACAACACCGTGGAATGCCAAACGGAAGAAGCGGCGCGAGCCGTCGTCAAGGCGCTCGTAGCGCAGCACCACAAGGTGGTGTGCGCCAGCGAGCGGCCCATGTATTGCCAGATCGATGTATTGCGGGGCCGTGAACACGTCGAACACGTCGCCTCGGTCGAGGTGCGATACGCGGAAACCCGATGCTGGAAGAACATGGCGTGGTTGACCGCCTAAGGGTTCCGCACATGTGCCCGAAGCCCCGGAGGAGCCGGGGCTTTTGGGCTGTCTGACACACACATAGGAGCAACCATGAATTATCGCATCGTTGTCTGGCGACAACAATATGGCGACTGGTACGAGACCACGTCGCGCGAGTACGCCACGGCGGCCGAAGCCCTAGCGGTTTGGCCAGACGTGGAACGGGAAGTCGAGGATGCCGTGGCCGACGGCTGTCTCGACAGCGCCACGCTGTATGATCCGAGCGGAGCCAGCATGTACGGCTGCGGTCGCGACGAGACGGAGGCCGAAAGGACGGCTTCGCCCTTCACCCTGGCGGACGTGGGACTGTACTAGCGGCCCGCCCCAATCTATGCCCCAGGCCGCCTACGGGCGGCCTGGGGTCCTACAGGAGGAACCCTATGCGCGAAGAGGTAGGTGAGGTAGGTGCGGATTTCAGCGCCGACGACTGGCTCCGGGAATTCTATGCCGAATGCCCTTTCGGTACGCGCCGTTTGGTCAATGCCCGATACGATCTCATGCGGCTGCGGGTGGATATGGCCTTGGAGCGGCTGACGCAGCCGGCGTTGATTGAGCAAGAACTCCGAGATATCGATGATCAACGGAAGTGTATGTGGAGGGGATGCTCGCCCCGTATACGGTGATGCAGGAATTCGCCGCATCCATCCAACCTGCGTCGGCCCCGCGGTAGAGGCACAGGACATGGATTACGAAACCGCCGATTGGACGGAAATTCGCGCGGGCTTGAAAGGGTCCAATCAGATTTGGTACGCGGACACGGCGACGGCGGTAACGTTGCGCCGGGAAGCGCACGCTGCAGCGGACGAGTGTGCTTCGATACCCGCGGCGACGCAGTTGCACGTCAGCGAGGTGACCACGGGTGAACGGGAAACGGCTTGGTGCTGGGTCTGGGGCCTCCCCTTCAGTCCCTATGCGCTGGCGGCGGGCTGGGTGCAGGTAAGGCAATTGCGGGGGTTCCGTCGCTATGAGTTCGACTGACGTTACGCTCGAGGCTGCGATAGAGATTTTCTACGAGGATCTGCGGGGCCGTAATCTGTGCGCGGACACGGTGACGCGGTATCGCTGTACGCTGGAGCCGTTCCGCCAGTATGCCGCCGCCCAAGGGATTACCCGCTTGGCCGATTGCGAGGTCGAGATGGTACGCGCCTGGCGCAATCAATTGCATCAAGCAGCGAGTACCCAAGGCATCATGCTAGGGCAGGTCAAGCGGTTCTTTCGCTTCTGCGTCGAGATGGGCAAACTGCCTCGCGACCCGGCGGCGGGATTGCGCTCGCCCAAATTCCAACAACGCCCCACGCGGGCGTTTCCCCCCCCCAGATCGAGCGCATCTTGGACGTGGCCCGGCAGACTTCGCCCCGTGACTATGCCTTGTGCCTGCTGATGCGCACCACGGGCTTGGCCGTAGGGGATGCGTGTACGCTTCCCGTGCACGGCGCCATCGTGGACGGGACGTTGACGGTCCGGCGCACCAAGACGGGGGTTGGAGTCATGATGCCCGTGGCCCCGCAAGTAATGACGGCCTTGGCGGCGTTTCCGCCGACCTCGGCCCGCTATTATTTTTGGTCGGGCAAGGGCATGCGCCGCAGCATTTCGGGCTTATGGCAAGATCGGCTGAAGACGATATTTCGCAAGGCCGGCATTTCCGACGGGCATAGTCATCGATTTCGGGATACTTTCGCCGTGGAGTTGTTGCAAGCAGGTACGTCGATGGAAGACGTCTCCATGCTGCTCGGCCATCACAGCATCAAGACTACGGAGCGATACTATATGCCGTGGTGCCCGCGGCGACGGGAACGCCTGCAGCGCGTGGTCCAAGCCGCCTGGTCGAAAGACCCGCTCTTGCAAGAAATGGAGGCCGGGCGATGGGGCACGGTCCCCCGATGACGTCTAGCCACGATCTGAGCCAATGGACGCCCGCCGATTGGGACGCGCTCCGGGCGGCGACGGACGCAGAGTCTGCACAAGACCACGCGCATGAACAACGCTTGTTGGCCGCGGTACGGCACGCCGTGGAGGTGTACGGGCAAGCCGTATTCGACCAAGCGTCAGACCCCGGCGATCTCGATGCCCCGGCCCTGGCCAAAGAGATTGTACAGCTGCTGATGCGGTGGATCTTTGCGTGGTGCTTCGAGGCGCGTGCACCGTGGGGCATGTCGCCGCTGGTCCATGCGGGGTATCCGCGCATGGCGACGCGCACGAATTTGGTCGCCGGGCGCTTTCGCGCTACGCCGAGCCTGCATGCGGCTCTCTGCCGCGCCGACGGGATGGCGCAGTCTCGCCTCGACGTGCCCGATGTGCCCCACGACATCTGGCGGCGCATTGCGACTACGATCTTGGATTTGCCGCCGTTGCCCGGCGGCCAGGACTTCTACGCGGATATGGACGTCACGATTCCGGGCTTTGTCGGCGCAAGCCTGCTGGACTACCAGGGATTCTATGCGGCAGTCGACAGCGTAGCCGTCAAGCGCGCGCAGGATAAGCCGCCGGGGATCTTGGACCGCATCGTGGGTATTTGCCCCGTCTCGGCGGTGGCCGAGTTCAGGGAGGCCGAGATCGTGGACAACGTCGCGTATCCCCGCCCGATCCCGGCGGGTACGTTTCTGTTCCGCAATTCGAACTGGGGACGTCGGGAGCACGAAGCGTATTTCACGCCGCGGCGCCTGACGCGGGAGACGGTGAAGCATGCTGTCGCCGCGTTGCTGGGGAGGCCGGATGAGCGCCTAGGGCCGCGCAAGGACCGCTTTCGGATCGTAGTTGAGGCAGACTTTCAAGCGACGCCGCCGGGCCGGGTCTCTCCGTGGTTGCGCACCGACGACGAAACGCGTGCCTGGAACGAGTTTCGCCGCTGTGCGCAGATGGTCGAAATGCAGGCGGGATACGTGGCCGTGCGGATCCGCTTATACGACGGCGAGATTTTGCTCGACGAAATGTCCCGCGTAGACGATCCCGCGACGAAACCGGACAACTTCGTGTCTACGGGTTGGTGAGACTGACGCCTGCGGTTATCCCGCCGGCAAGGCGGCGGGCAAATCGAAACTGCGTTGCGCCCCATCGGTGAGGCGTACCCAGCCCAACCCTTCCAGCTGCACCCACGGGCCGTCGTCGCGGTCAATGCGGCGGACGAGGCAATAGGTTTCGCCGGGCTGCGTGGCGCGACGATCCGGATAGAAGCTGTCGGTACGCGGTTCGGGGCGTATCCAAAAGTTGCCGAGGGCTGTATGCCGGCATTCGGCGTTGTGCGTGACAGGGGTAGGGACGATGGGCGTCGGTAGGGTCTGGACCACGATAGGCGTCGGGATGGGGGTAGCGGTGGGCTCTACGATTTGGATTGCGGGCGGTACAGGGATAGGCGCTGGTGCCGGCACTGTGGCAACGGGCGTTGCCGCCAAGGTCGCGGCGGTCCCCGTCACGGCCAATACCGTCTGCACGGCTTTCCACAAACCGGTTTCCCCGCCGGTCCAGATCTGGATTACGGCGTGCATCACAGCCAGCCACACGGACCCGCGGGCCCCGGCTTTGCCGATGCCCCCGACCACACGCTTGACGATGACCGTGCCCTCGCCGTCGTCGTCTTGGGCTTCGAGACGGTCCGTGATCTGCTTGAGTTTCGAGGCGGGCGCCGGTTCGGGTTCGGGGTTCGGCGTTTCCGTCTGCACGGGGAGAGCGACTTGGGTGCGATCGCGTTCTGCTTGGGAGGCGCTGAGTTTCCCGTATTCGCCGGGCCCGTATTTCGTGACGGGTTCTTCCGGCTCGAGTTCCGGCAGCCCTTGCACTTTGCGATAGGGGTTGTAGCGCGAGACGTAGGCGGGGAACGGGTCATGGTCCCACGAAATCCAAGACTGCGGGTCTACGAAGCCGAGCCAGCCGTCGTCGTGATCGTAGGGCAAGGGACGTAGCCCGAAATGCAGATGTGGCCCCGTGCTGTTTCCCGTGTTGCCGCTGGTTCCGATGTGCTGTCCTGGACTGACCCGATTGCCGGCGAAGACGTCCTGCAGATTGAGATGGGCGTAGAGCGTCTGATAGCCGCCGGGAAAATCCTCGCACGGCTCATGCTCGATGATGATGTGCGTGCCCAACGGGGCGCGGTTTTCCTTGAGATGGTCCGTATGCTGCTTGGAGACGACCACCTTGCCCTCGGTGGCCCCGGCACAGCGCACGGGCGTACCGACGGGCACGGCCAAATCGATGCCGTTGTGCCCCTTGATGCCCCAAGTCTTGTACCACTCGGGATGCGTCCCCCAGCCCTGGGAGACGAGTTTCTGGCCGCCGGCGGCGCCGACGGGATTGAAGAGACGGAACGGAGATTGAGGCGACATGCTCTTATTATAGGCTATCGCCCTAGGACCAATCGGAGACCAATCTGCAATTTCCCCTTGCAGTCCATTTCGCGTTGTGGTAATATGGGAAGCATAGAAACACACACAGGAGTAATCACATGAGCCAGACCTTGTTGCCCCTAGCCCTGACGAAGATGATCGAAGCCGTCGCCGACGTATCGGCGATGATGGAGGCAAGCCTGCCTCATGCCAGTCTGACCCAGAAGGCGGCGCTCGAGTCGGCCCTGTCTGGGCAGGCCGCGACGGTTCGCAACCTGAAGGCGGAAATCCGGGCTTGGGAAACCGCCCGCCATGCGGAACTCGGCACGGAGATCAAGGGCCTGTGGGCGCAGCACGACGCGGCGCCGGCAGACGAACGGGACGGCCTGATCTCCGAAATCCAGATGCGGATCGACGAACAACGCCGCCTCAAATAGTCTCGGCCTACCCCGAAACGGCCCGCTAGGAGAGCGGGCTTTTCGGGTATCCGAACCCCACAGGAGGAAATCATGGAAAAGGTCCAACTCTCTCCCGCCGCCGCCACCCACATCGACCACGCCGCCCCTGCCCTGCGCGAAGCCGCTGCTTCCCTGCACGCGACGAACCAGAGTCTGCGAGCCGCCCTACGGAACCTGGGCAACGATGCGCTGGCCGCCACGGTCGAAGCCCAGATCGAAGCGAACAGCGCGCTGGCGAGCCGGCTGGGCGTCGAAGCCGGGAAGCTGCAAATCCGGGATCTGCAGATGCAGCAAGCCCGCCAAGACATGGCCGCGGCGCAAGCGCGGTTGGACGGGTACACGTACCCGTACACCAAAAAGGAAACGCGAGCCATGAGCGGCATCCAAGACACCATCAATGCATGCAAGGCCACCCTCGCCCGCCTCCAGGCGGCGTAACCTTCACGTTGCATGCGCCTAGCCCCGGAGGAACCGGGGCTTAGGCGCGTAGAAGACTCGACACAGGAGACACGATATGCAGCAAGATTTGATTTTCCGGCCCGGGACGCAAAGCGGTGTAGGACGCACGGCCACGGCGTCTATTCCGCACCCGGACGAATTGCGGGCCTGGGGACCTGGCCGCGAGGTTGTCGTCACCTTTCCCACGGAGGCGATGGCGATAGCGACGATCATGAAGTTGGTCGGCGTAGAGCAACCGGCGCTCGGCGGGACCCGGCAGACCTGGGCCGTAGAACCGGCGCCCCGGCGTGAGGTAGCCCTGGTAGACCTAGGGGACCAGCGGTATCGTCTGGATTTGATCTGGCCGGACGATACCGTGACGATAGGCCACGTGCGCATGCTGACGACGGACTGGCCCCAGCAATGGCGTTTCGAGCGTCTCGAGACGCCGTATCCGTTGCCGCCGGAGGGATTGGCCGTCTGGATTCGGGATTTCCGGGGCAGCCCGCAACTGCTGGAAGATGCGCTGGCGATAGGCTACGATCCGGAAATTCCTTGGTAACACGCACGCAAGATCCGCCGTGCCCGGCAGGAGGCCGGGTTTCGGCGCGTATACGACCCTACACAGGAGAGGCATATGGAGACGAAGCAACTGGAGCTCACGCCCGCCGAGGTGCGGACGTGGCAGGACTTCCTGGCAGCGCTGCGCATGGGCCGCTGGGAATGGGGCGACCACTATTTGCGTTGTGCAGGGCAGTTTTGCTCTGTCGGTGCGATGGCGGATTTCGCCGGCGTGAAGTGGCAGTATCAAGGCGAGTTGGGCGGCGGCGCACCCTACTTCCACTATCGCCCGAAGGATCAGGCGAAGTTGGGGCTCACGTTTGGCGACGTGTACCGCGACGTCTGGGATCAAATCGAAAAGGCGGCCCTCGAAGAGGGGGCCTACAGGGCTCCTGTGGAACTGCAGGACGGCATGCTGTCTGCAGATCTGGAGCGACTGTATGCGGATACGGGGGCGTTGACCCTGGAGTGGCTGCATGACGAGTCGTCCTGGTCTTGGGACGGCATGGCTTGGGCTATCGAGTCCCAGTTGGACTGGTCTACCGGCGGCGCATACGGAGACGCCTGCAGTTGGGAGAGACCGTGCTCTGTCTAGCCCTGGAGGCGACGCAGATGGAATGGGTGGAGTTCAGCGTGCAACTGACGCTGGACTCCGCCGGTCCCTTCACGGAAGTGGGCACCGTGTTCCAGTTTCGTTCCGGCGCCTGGGGTGTGCGCAATATGACCCAGGACTGGCCGGAAGCGTGGGTGTCTGCCGTGTGCGAAAGTCATGGGGCCGTGGGCACGATGTACCGCCGTCTGCTCCAAGCGGTCAATCCCGAGATGTTTCTGTGATGCCCGAGAAACTCGTACCCGCCATCGGGCCGCGCTTGTGTCCCGCCAGCATCGCCGTATGGCGCCACCTCGATACGGTCTGTACCGCCGCCGGCGATCAGGTGGTGTGGCTGACGGCAAGACAGATAGCGGGCGCGGTAGGCTATTCCCCGAGCAACACATACAAATACGTCCAACGGTTGGTGGCCTTGGGCTGCGTGCGGAAATTCCCCCGAAAGCGGAACCAGAGTACAGGGTATTGGATACGCATCTCGCCGCGGGATTTGACGCTGGCGGAAGAGATCCGGTTGCTGTGGCCTAGCATACGCAGACGCATCTGGGCCTATCTCTGTCGGGCAGATGCAGGTACAGGGAGAGTCATGGGTCCTATCGAACGCCTGATGACCGAGATCCCCGCCGGGGAACGACAACTCAGCGAACACTTGCATTGGCTGGAGAGCCGGGGCCTGATCCGGATTGTCAAGGCCCGTCGCCCGTGGCGGTTCGAGATCCTGACGGAAATCGCCGTGGAATGAAATTGGTCGAACCAATTTCACGATTGGGGCGGATTTCCCCTTACAATTCAACTCGTCTTGTGGTAATATTAAGAGTATAGTCGCACACACAGGAGTTACTCATGAGCATCCAGTTCAGTTACCGCCGCATCGAATCCGACAACTTGAGCAGTTGGGAAGAGTGGGGCGCAAGTGCTTACGGTCCCGATCTCGGCATAGCCGACGAATGGACACCAGGCCGCGAAATTGTAGTGGTTACGAAATCCGGCGAGTCCCGCACGCACCGGATCGCTTGCCTCGTCGAGTGGATGGAATACGGCAACGGGAACACCAAATTGGTGGTCGCGCTGATGGATGAAGGCTCAGCGGCCCGTTTCGAGCAAGCACAAGCCCCGGCCCCAGCTAAACCCACTACCTTGCCATCAATTGTAGGGTCTGTCGTAGACGCAGGGTCTCTGACTGTAGGCGATGAGGTTGCGATTGAGGGCGAAGCGTACGTCGTAACGTATCTGGGTGGCGCATACAATCTCCAGGGACGCCAAGTGCAAGAAGTGGCGGTCGAACCCGCGGGTATCACGTCCCCGCAGGTTCAGCCTGAACCCTTTGACGCCACACTGGACCATCATGTAGCAGCCCATACGGCGGTGATGCAAACATTGCAAGCGGAGGGTGCAGAGACCTGGCCTGAGGCAAAGCTTATCGATGCCTACGAGAACGCAATGGCCGCCAAGGGCATACTGCGCTCGTTGCGCTCACGGTAGGCCGCCTTATTTACACGCTCAGCCCGGCAGGAAGCCGGGCTTGAGCGCGTAGAACCCCATAACACAGGAGGCACTATGGACAACGCCTATGCGCTTTGGCGCACTTTTTTGGGCGAGTTGCAAGCCGGGCGGTGGCAGCGCGGCTACGGGGCCTATCGCCAGAGCGACAGTTACGACGTCACGGGCGCGGCCTGTGACTTCCTCGGAGTGCGTTGGCAGCAGCTGCGTACCGGAGAGTATCGACCCCGTCCGCCGGCGCGCCAAGCCTTGCGGGATTTTCGGATCGGGCATTGGGACCCTTTCACGATGCCGATCTGCGTCCACTCGCTGGAGATGCGCCTCACGCAGGATTGGGAGCGTCCCCTCCGGGGCCAGATGCGCGGCGACGTCATGCGCTTGCGTACGCGCCGCATGGCAGGAGCGCAACGCCGCTACCCGCGGTTGCAGAGCCATGTCCCCTTGGCCCTGTTGGAAGACCGAGCGCCGTGGGATTGGACGCAACTGGCCTGGGCCCTCAAGGTGCATTTGGACGATCTGACGGGCGGCCTGTATACCGCGGAGAGTCCCCGATGCTGACGCACATTCCTGCTGTTTGGCGCTGGGGCACTGGTGGGCGGAACGACGCCGGCTTGTTCAACGCGCTCACGATGTCGCCCGAAATACGCCTCGTCGACGGTGACTCGACAGGTACGTGTCCCGAGAGTCATATCAGGTATTTGGAGACCAGTCTCGACGCCGTGCTGACCTATCTGCTGTCGCCGCATGCGAGCCGCCAGCTGTCGTACACGGGGTGGTGGCTGCGGCTAGGGCACGATCCCTGGTCGCCGCCGGGTATCCCCTGTCCTTTGCTCGCGCTCCAGCCCGAGAAGCCGCGGCTGCGTTGTGTGGGGTGGCGGGTTGCGCCGCATATCGACGGCAAAGACTTGCAACGGGGCCTCGCCGCAGCGAGTGCGCTGCATACGAAAATCTGGTCTCAGCTGATTTGTCCCTCCCTGAAGGCGCGCTATGCCGAGCCCTGAGCGGCTGCCCCACGGACCCAGGCCCCGGCAATGCCGGGGGCCTGGTCGGGTTCCTAGGCTGATTTTGATCCTCGGCGATTGTATGCTATAAAGGGCTATGCTGTCGTCTTCCGCGTTGCCCCGTTCCGTATCCCAGGCCGTCTGGGAAGCCTTGGGCTGCCCGCCCCTGGCGGCGAAACATCAGCCGGAAGACGTGCCCCCGGATACGCCTTGTGCGACCTGTGGCCGGCCTACGGCGCAAGCCGTGCCCGTGACCCAAATCGAGACGTCCACCTTCACCCGGCATGCGGAAAATCTGCGCTTCAGCCGGTACATCTGCCCCGCGTGTGCCTGGTTCTATGGGCATACCAAAGCCAAAGGCATGACCAGCAATCGCTCGTTCTGGGTACAGGACGGGTCGGTGGTCTGGCCGACGTTCGCACCGCACCCCGACAGGGTGACATGGAAAACGCTCTTGCCGACCATGACGCCTCGTTGCTACGGGGCGGGCTTGATGACGGCAGACACCAAACCGCGGTTGTGGCCGTTGGTCGAATTCACGTCTCAGGCCGCTGTATACGTGCATGCGCTGCATTACGACATCTCGCAGCGCATCGCCCTGCATCCCCAGCGCACAGACGACCTCGTACAGCGCATGAGCCGGTTGCTGGCGCAGGGCGTGACGAAGAGCGAATTGCGCGGGCAATGGAAGACGCCGGCCCGCTATCTGCGCTGGCGCCACGAAGCCGACGCCATGCAAGTGGCAGCCCGCCGCGACGACGCCGATTTCATCCCCGCGTTGCTCATGGCCTATGCCGAGGAGTAGGCTCAGTTCCGGCGCGTGTCACGGCGTCGTTAGGTGGGGAGGTGTCGTACAAGCCGACTCTGGTCGGGCAGACACCGGTGAAACACTGAACCAAGGAATCCGAAAGTGAACATTAGTGACCTTGACACCGACCTGACTGCCGATTTGACGCCGCCGGAACAACAAGCCGTGTCCCTGCTGGCCTATGCCCTCGACCAGTACAACACCTACGACGGAGTGGGCGTGCTCGAGGGTCCTACCCGCTTCGTGCGGCTCGAAGACCGGGTACGCATTGCGGCTTTGCAGAGCGACCGGCCCCGTCTTTTCTGGGACAAGCTGGCGGCGCATATGCGTTGGCCGGCGGCGGGTCGCCCCGAAACGCTGCTCGCCCTGTTACGTGACCTGTCGCCCGATGCGCTGCAACTGTACCGGACCCAGACGCAGACGTTGATCCTGTTGGCGCGGCATGTCCACGATACCCACAAGCGGCAACGCCGCCAAGGAGACGACGCCTCATGACCCTGGAAGCCCCGCCGCGTATCACGCTGCGGCTCGAAACCCTTTCCCCGGTGGCCCACGGCGATACGCTGTCCACCCAAGGCAACACCACGCTCTTTATGCGGCAACTGGAGGTGATTGACGGCGTACCCGTGCGCATGCCCTGCCTGTCGGCCAACGCCTTGCGCAGCGTCATGCTGCGCACGCCTTTGGCCGACAGGCTGCTGCAACAGCTGGAAATTCCGGTGGGCGGCTTGAGCCAGAGTGCGGTCAATCTGCTGTATGCCGGCGGCTCGCTCAAGCAGGGCAGCAAGGCGCCGGCGGCGGAAAACGAGTACGCCCAACAGATCTTCGATCTCTATCCGAACTTCCGGCTGCTCGGCGGCAGCGTAGACGCGTTCCTGCTCCCCCGCAGCGACCTCAAAGTGTTGGCTCTGGTCGTCTGTCGGGAAAATCAAGAAAAATTGGGACTGCTGGCCCCCGAACTCGAGGTGCCCGATATCAGCATTTGGGATCTGGTCCAAGACGAAGTGCGCACCCGGGGCACGGGCGACGTCGCCAGCGGCAATCAAATGCTGTTTCAGTACGAGACGTTGGCCGCCGGCACCCAGATCTGGGTCGAGCTGCTCTTCGACCGCTGGTCTACGCCGGCAGTCGTCGCCGCGGGCAGGGCAGCACTGCAAGCCTGGGACCAATACATCGGGGCGCGGGCCAGCCAGGGTCGGGGCCGCGTGCATTGGCAGCAGTTGGAGGGGCCGACGGACATCGGCCCGTGGCAGGACCATCTCGCTACGCATCACGCCGCCATGCAGCAGGGCCTATTGGACGGGACCCTCGGTACGGACCGCGTGCAGTTGAGCTGACGATGGACCGTTTGACCCGACTCGGCTATCAAGCCCATAGCCGCACGGATCTCTTCCGGCGGCGCGTACAGCAAGCCCAAGACCTGCTCCGTACGCACTTGGCCGAGACCCCGGATACCGTAGTTGCCTTTTCCGGCGGCAAGGACAGCACGGTGCTGCTGCACATGGCCCGCCAAATCGACCCTCAATTGCCGGGTCTCTATCAGGACGAAGAGTTCACGGTGTTGCCCGAGACCCGGCGCTTCGTCGCCCAGACGCCGTTGTTGCACCATGTGGCCGTGCGTCAGCGGTACGAGATTGCGCCGGGCGTGGAATTCGACCATTGGCCGCCGCCCGACCCTGACCCGCCGTTGCAGGTCATGGAACCCAACGGCGTGCCCCTCGGGGTGCGGTTGGGGTATCGAGGCTTGTTGCTAGGACTGCGGGCTACCGAGTCGCAAGACCGGGCGTGGCATTTCGTGCGACATGGACCGGCGTATCAGCGGAAATCTACGCAGCTGGTATGCAATCCGTTGCACGATTGGACCGACACGGATATCTGGGCCTATCTGGCGGCCTATGCCGTGCCCTACAATGCCGTGTACGACCGCATGCGCGCTGCCGGCATTCCCCCGGAGCGACAGCGAGTCGGCCCCTTCACCTATTTGCCCGCCATCCAAGCAGGGGCCGTGGATGCCATTCGTCAACTGTGGCCTCAGACCTGGACCGCCGTATTGCAGCGGGTACCTGACATGAAAAAGTTCGAGTCGGGCTATACGCCATTCTGATGTCTCTCCAAGGTGCCCAGACCTTCACCCTCGTACACGTGCAAGCCCGGCTCATCACGCCGTACATTACGCACGCCCCGGCAGACAGTCTGCAGTTGGACAGCATGCTGTCATTCCTCTACTTCGACCGTTCCACACAGCAGGCCGGGTTGCAGATTGTCGATTTGCCCTCCTTGTTCTTGCGGGATACCCTTGAGGGCAAACCTCTCTGGGCATGTACGCCTTTGGTCCCCGAGACGCCCGTGACGCACTCCACGGTCTACACCCATACCCGTATCCCCGACTATCGCATGCATCGGGTACGGCCCGGCCAGCGCAATGTCCAGAAAAAGGTGGGCCGCTGGAAGGTGAAGCGGTTGAGCCGCCGCTTGACGCATACTGCCCGTATCGGGTGCTTGGCTCTCGCCGACCCGGAACGCTTGCAGGCGGAACTCCAAATCATCACCTATGTCGGCGCCGATGCCAAGGCGGGCCGTGGCCGCGTCGCCCAATGGCAGGTGGCGCCTATCCAAGCACCCACGGATGCGGGAGATTTGGTTCTGACGGGACGTACCGTGCCCTTTGCGCATCTGCATGGCCGAGACATCCGGGGCGACGATTTCGACGTCTTCCCGCCCGTCTATCAATATCTGCCGTGGACGCCCCCCTACTGGCATCTGCCCTGGTTCGCCTATTGCCGGCCCAGCCCGTATCGCACGGCCCGACAGTTGGTCGGGGCGGAAGACGTGCCCCATGACGGGACGGACAACCCCCGGCCCGTCATGCATTTGGACGAAGCCGCCGATATGGACTGGCTAGGGGCTATGCGGGAGTTGTAGACGATGCCGAAGAAGTCGCTATCTCAGGCCCGGGAAGAAGCCCTTAACCCCAACGTGATTTTCCGTGTCTATAGTCGAGGCGTATGCACAAACAACGACGCGTGGGTTTGGAACTATGATCTCGGTGCCCAGACGGTTCAGACCAAAGCGCAAATCGTGGCCTACAACGCAGCTCTGGATGCGTGTTGGGGAAGCCATTGGATGCTGCCTCCCAATGCCTACATCTCTCATCCGGCGCGGAATTTTGCAGATTGGCTGATCGTGGAAATCGTAGGCGGTTACGACCGCACACGCGATGCAGTCGAAGTGAGGTTTGCGGCAGACGGGCGGCATTGGACAAACACATCTACAGGGTGGTGTCGCTTTGAGGATCTCGTACCCATGAAGGCGGTGCTGAACGCCTTAGACCAAACAGCGGCCGGGGTCTTGCGCCAAGATCCGTTGCTATAAATAGTGTGCGGATGTCTACCATAAAAAGTGTTCAGGAAACAGCATCAGGCGGAGCCGTATTTCGGTGCTTTTCCAACGGGGTTAAGACCAACTGCGACGCGTGGCTGTGGAATTACGACAAGGCGCAGCTCACTGCGCAAGTCAAACGCGCGATCATAGAGTTTAACTCCCGGTTGGATCCTCGGCGGGGCCCTTATTTCGTGCTGCCGCCCGAGACGGCGCTGATGCAACCTTCACGGACGTTTCAGGATTGGCTTGTCGTAGAGTTGGAGGGGGATTACGACGCGCAGCGAGATTGGGTGAAGGTGCATTTTCCCGCTGACGGCAAACACTGGAAGCAGATTCAGACTGCTTGGTGTCAGTATGACTCACTCGTGCATATCGAAGACATCTATCGATCTCTAGATCACGCCGCTATCGGTGAAGTAACCCAAGCCAGGTTGCTGTGACCCAATCGACACCGCGCCCTATGCGCCTGGAAGTCGATCCCGATGCCGTCGAGCCGTATCGTCTGGGTATGCGTCCGATGCGGTGGGGCTGTGCCCTTTGTGCGGCTGAGCAGCAGCAACGGGATTGCGGGCACGATTGGCGACGCAATGCTGACCGCAGTGTGCTGCACGTAACGCCGCATGTCACGCTGCGAGACATTCCCGACGACGCTCATGCCTATATCGTCAATGGTCGCTCGCCGTTGGATTGGGCACGGGATCGCCTCTACATCCGTCAAGACAAGGAGAGCGGGATCGTGAATGACCCCAACGCCTGGTTCGCCGACGAGCCGGCAAGGTTGATTGACCATCTGCGACGTCTGATCGCTCTCAGTGTGGAGACTGTGCGCATTGTGCGCAATCTACCGCCGTCGTTTCCGCAGCAGGAGACCGAATGAAGTCCCGAAGTGTAACGGCTGCATGGGCGTCTGTATCGCGCAGGGTAGCGGGTTCGACTCCCGCCGGGACTGTGGGCGCCCAAGTCGCCCTGGTTTTATCCTGGCATCTGGAGGGCCGTGCCTATTGATTTCCGCTGGGCATAGGAGACGGTAGCGCCCCGTTTCGCGACAGTACTGCAAGGTACGAAGAGGGTTCCCCCGCCGTGGGTCCGTGAGTTGTCATATGGGGCGACGACCGGAGCGATTCCCGGCGGCGGGGGATTGAAACACAGGACTACAGGAGCACACATATGACGACCTCAATCCAGCATCTTGAAATCGTGCCCTGACGACGCGGCCTATCCTGGGCGGCGCAGTCCCTCTGTTCCTGGGACGGCGGCGGGTTCGATCCCCGTAATAGGCCCCTGACGAAATCCAGCATAGGAGGAAAGCATGACGCATGATGTGCCCGACCCGGATGCCGTGGACCCGACCGCGCATCCGGCCAAGCACGCCGCGGCCGCGGCCAAAGCACAACGACGGCGGGAACAAGCAGCCTGACACCGCGGGAAACAAGCGCAAACACAAACTCGCCCGCAGGAGGGGAGCGACGCGGCGAAACAAAAACAATCGGGGCGGGCGGCGGATACGCCGTCACGGGACGCGGGGCAAAGTGAAATAGCCCAGACATCATATACAGGAGGAAGAGATGGGCAGGAAGCGCAGAACGCACACGCGCCAAGATGCAACCGAACATCGCACGGAACAGGAGGCGCGGGCGGCCGCCAAGGAGTTGCGCCGCAAGGAATGGCTCAGGGCGGAAGCCTGGAATCGAAGCCGCCGCAAAACAACGGCGCGTCGCAATAAACGGGCGGGCAAAAAACGGCGCAGCGGTAGCAAATGGGGCGGTCCTTGGGGTTGACCCGAACAACTATAGGCCCCGAGGTGCAATGGATACACGCCGTGCTTTAGACGCGGTTCTAGCGGGTTCGATTCCCGTCGGGGCTATGACTGGAAACCACAGACCGGAGGCAGAGATGGGCAGGAAGAAGACGGGTTCCCGGACCGTGGCAATGCCTAGACGTTCCCGTACCCGCACTCCCTTGCCGCAAGCCAGCCGTTGGCTAGAGGCCAAAGCCGCCCGTACCGCCCTGCAAGCAGAGCAGACTGCGCATAATCGCAAGAAACGTCGGGCGAAACAGAGCGGGGGTAAGCATCCACACACCAAGCATTTGCGGGGCTTGTCGATACTTGCCCCCCCCAGACAACGGGTGAATGTCCGCCGCCGTAAGCCGCAGCAAGCCCATGCCTAAGCCCGATGCCGTCGTCGTGCATGTCTTCGCTCTGCAGGAGGGAGCGACGGCGCATTATCGAGAGCAGATCACATTTCGCACATTGCCGGGCGTCGATGTCCGCCGGCATACGTGGGACTGCTGGAATACGCTCGTCCAAAAGCACCAGTCCGACCCACAACTGCTGTACTGCGAATTGACGGCCTGGCTCAACGACGAGCGCAAACTGTGGCAGACGACGTTCGTGCGCTATGCCGAAGGAGTAGAGGATGGATGAGACCTGTACCGTGGATATCTTTGCCGTGCCCATCTTCGGGCGTACGCGTAAGGAACAGCGGTACTACGACAGCCTTGCAGCCGGCCTCGCTGCGCAAGGGGCACTGTTGCAAGAGTATCTGATCCCCAACCCGCGGTTCTTGCAACTACGGGGCTATAGGCGGGCTGATGGCCTGGAATTGTGGTCGCTGACCTTCGCCACCTTCGCCGAGGCAGAGTTGCCTATTCCCGACTTGCGTTCCCAAGGAGGAAATGCGAACGCCCAAAGCCAGTAAAGCCCGCCAACAGGGCAACCGCCGCCATTTTCGGCGCACGGTCAGCAAGCGGAAATCCCCCGCCCCACCTAAGTCTGCAACGCCGCCCGACATTAGCCCAGCGAAACTCGCCCTGCGGGAAGCGAAGGCGCAGCGCCGAAAAGAACAGTTGGAGCGGGAAGCCGCCGCCAAAAGCCAACGATCCCGAGGGCAACGCCGCGGGGCCACAAAACGCAACAAGAACAACAGCCGAGGCCGCAACCGGGGCTATCAACGCCATATCTGAGATTGTCGGAATAGGAGCCAAAGCCCCGAAGTGTAACGGTTGCATCCGCTACTGTCCACGGCGAGGTACCGGGTTCAATTCCCGGCGGGGCTGTAACGAATGGACATGTCTGGGCGACAGATAGGCATGGCTTCATCCAATTGGGCGGGTTCGACTCCCGCCGAGACCCTAGCGCGTTCTCATTCCGCAAGCCAAAGCCCCCGGCTACTAGAGGCCGTCGTCCAAATGGCCACCGGGGGCACTAGGGATTATACCCGACCCGCTCCGACTCACGGATCCAATCCGCTTTCGTCGTGCACCCGATCTCGACTTGTGGTATTATTGGCGTATACCCAACACACAGGAGATATCGCATGATCCAAATACGTAGCAGTCGGTTCCCCGGCCCCGGGTACGACTTGAAACCCATTCACAGCAATGTGGTGGAGTGCCAGACAGTTGCGGCGGCCCGGTCCGCGGCGCTGGCCCTGATTGCGCGTCATCATCAGGTGATGATGGCAAGCGAGAGTGAAATCGTGTCCGACCTCTGGGTAGGCTTTGGCGAGTTTTGCGTCATGGCCGTCCGACTGCATGCAGATCGGAGCGAGCAGCCGTACAACTCGGCATGGCTGACCCAGTAAGCACCGCACCCCGTCGGGCACCAAGCCCCGCTCCGGCGGGGCTTTTTGTTGCGTCTACACGCCGCACATGCCTTCGCACTCCAGATCGAAGAGCGAGGGCGGACTGTCGTCCGAATCCTGTGCGACGGCCACCTCGATGGGTTCGCAGCGATGATGGAGATACATGTCTCCCCGGATACGTCCGCGGCTCGGATGGCCGTCTCGCAGCACGGCATCGAACTCCACGGCTTCCCGCCAAGCGGCGGGTTCGTGTGTGCGTAGATGCTGCCAATCGGCAGCACTGTGTAGCGGGCAGACGATACACGCGGAGCGCGCCAAGGACCTGCCGGGATACCGTTCCGCAAACCAGTCACGGCATTGCGCACGCGTCATGCGCAAATCGACCAGGGGAAAGCGGTTGGTAAGCCAGCGTTCCCGGCTCGGCTTCATGCGCTGGATTTCATCGAAACTGATACCGAGATACATCTCCACCGTGATGTCCTTGGGAAAGGGTCGTTTCGGTACCCCCCCCGCCAATTTGCGCAATGCGCGGTACAGAGGCCGGATCTTGTAGTCGGCGGTACATTGCCGCCGCTGCATCATTTTCCGGGAACCGTCCCGAAAGTGGATGGGGATGTCCAGCCAAGGCTTGCCCGCGAGATTGACGCCCGCCGTCGCGTTGGCCTTGAGATTTCCCGCCGTGACACGGACCAAGGGAAATGTCAGTTGCGTTTCCAGCCAGTCCAGATGACGGTATATTCCCTGTGGTTCCCACTGCGTATCGGCGAACAGGGCGACGTCCGGCGGCGGATAGCCAAGGTCCAGCAACTCAGGGTCCTGCTGGGCGAAACGCAAGGCAAGGACGCTGGACTGCACGCCGGCTCCGAGTGACAGGGCGCGGTAGATGCTCGACATGACGGAGGAAGACTCGCCGCGGGACCGAGGGCTTCGGCGGGCCGAGAAGGGAGGAACCGCTTTCACCCTGCCAAGTGTTAGCCGATACCCGGTGTCGAGCGCGGCGATACAGGGATTGTACCCTATGCTCCCCGCTGACGGCGAGACCCATTGGAGGCAATCTCGGGCCCATCTGCGATTGCTCCTTGCAGTGGATTCCGTCTTGTGGTAATATGGGAAGCATAGAGAAACACACAGGAGTATCGCATGTACATCACCCACCACCGCAAGAACCCGCAGACCGGGGAATGGATCGAAGTCTACGAAGATTTCGTAGACGCCGACCCCGGCTCGGTTCTGCTCGAGGGTCGCTGGCAAGAGGCTATGGCCGTGACCCACAAGGAACTGCGTTCCGGCGGCCAAGCCTACGCGACCTTGATTTCCGCCGACTTGACCGAAGAGGTCAAGCGGTATCCCCACGGATACCGGCCCTCCTAGGCAACAAACCCCGACCCCGCACAGCCCGGCAGGAGACCGGGCTTTCGGGGTATACGCAACCTCTCACACAGGAGACAGAGCATGTACCACATCGTGATCACCCACTGGAAGCGGGAAACCGCGACCGACATCGCCCACGGCCGCGAGACCGTGCTCACCAGCCAGTACCTCGGCGGCGCTACCCATGCCGCCCGCGGCGTGCTGGCCAGCGCGCACAGCGAAATCCGCATGGACCCCGACTTGGTCGGGGTCTCGGTCGCCATTCACCCGGAGCCCGCCAGCCCCGCGGCGCTGTCTTGGCCGCCGGCCCTGTTCCACGTGACGTGCTGCGGCACTTCGACCCGGATCTATCGCCGGGATCATTGCTTGGCCTAAGCTCGCCCAGACCCCCACACCGGAGGAAATCCCCGATGCACAAGGATTTTGAGACCTATCAGTATGCTACAGCGAAATCCTGCACTGATTGGACTTCCGAGATTGTCTGGGACGAAGACAACGTCCATCTCAAATCGGAACTCGAAAAGTTGCTTGCCGAATACGAAACCCTTGCCAACCACCTAGCCAAAGACCCGGCTGTACGCCGACGGGTCGTGCGGTTGTTAGATATCGTCAACCGCTTCGACGAGATCGGTCTCGACTGATCCCCTACCAGAGGCGCATTATCCGCGTCATCCAATCTTGGCCTAATCCCTCCCTATCCCTGCTCAGCCCCGTAGGAAACGGGGCTTTCGGGGTATCTGGACTTGGCTCTCACAAAGGAGACGTCGCATGCACATTGAATACGCAACTGCCATGGAAGCATTGGGCGTACCACGCCATCAGCAGAGCTTCGTGCTCGGCGAGATTGCGTCCGGCCAAGGCATGGCTTGGGCCGAAGACGATCCGGTAGACGATTATCTGCTGGATCTGCTCGAGGACTGTGACTTCGCCGAGGGCGAAGTCGAAGACATCTTGCGGGAAAGCGAAATCTAACCCCCTTCCCCGTCCCCCCAGGCCCGCTGCAGAGCGGGCCTTTTTTGTGCGCCTAGTAGATGCGACCCGGCTTCGACTCGAACTTCGGAGCCTGGACCACATGCGTGCCCGGAAAGGCGGCTTGCACGCAGGCGATGTCGTAGTAGATGGGCAGGGGGAAGTAGCCAATCGGCTCTGCGGTCAGAGCGTACAGGCGGGTTTGCGCGTAGAGAGCCTCAAGGAGTTCCTCATCCGACAACCGCGTAGGGTTATGCACTACTTGCCAATCACTGACCGCAGCCAAGCGCGGCCCTCTCTGCCGTCGTGCTTCCCTCACTGTACCCCTCGATTGTTCGATGGCGACTTCGGCGCGGTGGGAAGTCCCCCACGGCAACGGAATATCGAAGACGGCGGCGGTGCGACGGGGTGACGACATGAGGTCAATCTCCGTGCATGATCTCGTTCCAAATAAAATCGAAGAGGCGGGGGTCTTCTTCGGCCAAACGAACCGGATTGCTATACATCTCTTCGAGTCCCATACTTACGATTTCGGTGCCATCAATGCGCGGGTTCTGCGCCGCAGTTTCCGCATAGGGATTGGGAACCCACCCTTTCTGGCCTGAATAATCTTTGCCGACGTAGGCATGGAAAAATTCATCAGGCCGGGCTGTTTCTTTGGACTTGTAATTTTGGCCCGTGATGTCTTTTAAGGAGCGGGCCTTTTCGGATTGAGTACGGGAGTACAAGTGATTAACGCTTTTCTGCATTATGCGGGGATTTTCGTCGATGAGGTGCCCTAACTCGTGTATCCAGGTAGCAGGTGTGCTGTTGTCGCTGACGTACAGCACGCCACGGCGCGGCTCGTCAGAAAAATTGACAAAGAACTCCCGAGATATGTTGGACTCCCACCCCCATCCTACCCGATAGGTTTCCCCGCGGTCCGGTACCAATTGCTGTAATTCTGTGATGTAATGTCGCAATATCTTCTTTTCGCGATCCGGCATTTCCGTATCGTATATCTCAATCTGTACGCCGCGTTCTGAGTGATGGCGAATGGACGCGTTGATCTTGTCGTGGGCCTTTTGGCGCACAGCGGCGAGGCGCGCGGTCGATGCCTCGATGCGTTGTCGCAGTTTCTTCATGCGCTGTTTGCGCGCGGCAAAAACGTCGTCGTCGTATTCGCCTTGGTTTTCCGAAAACAGGGCCCGCCATGTGGCTTCGTCTTGGCCAATTTGCGCCCGGATCTGTTCTCTTTGCCGCTGCGATACCTGCTGCAACCGCCGAATGCGTTTGCGGACCCGCGCGGCACTCGGCGTCGCCCCCTTGCGCCGCGGGCCTGCAACACGGGTAGAGAGAGGGGGCAAGGGTTTCGGCGGCGGCGCTCCCGCAGTAAGGTTCTTGCACTCATCCATGTTGTTGCGGATGTTGAGGACCGACGGGTCGATAGCCGCATGCGCCAACAGGGGTTGTCGGCGCAACCAGGCATCACCTTTCTGGGCCTTCACGGCCCGGTCGATTTCTGGCTGTCGACCACGCCCGAAGGCGCGGCGTAAGCCGCCCATCTTGCGGTCCCACCAGCGCAGTTCCCGGTACTCTTGGGCCAACTGGCGGGTCTGGGGACTTTGCGGTGGTTTGTCGCCCATCCATCGCTGCAATGCATCCCGAAATGGTCCCCGTTGCTTTTCCGGGATGGCGGGGGCGCGGATCGGGCTGTAGCCCACGAAGTCTTGATAGTTGCTGAGGAACTGGTTCTTACCCGTGGCATGACCCGCCACTTTCTGGTCCCATTGGTCTCGGGGCATCGTCTCGGGAGTCAAGAAACACATGCAATGCGGATGTGGCAAGTGGGGCACGTCGTACTTGGAATACACACCTTTCGCCGCCAGTTCGTCGCAGATGTCGATTTGCGGATGGCCCGGCGACAGCCTCCAGCGGACTCCCGTCACCCACGGTTGGATTGCATACAGTTCTTTGTTGACTGCGTGATGGGTACGGCTGATTTCGGTGCGGGCAATGCGCAAGGTGCGGTAACTGAGGCCGCGGAACTTGCCCTGTGCGGCTTCGGCGGCGGCCAACTGCGACGTGACTAACCCGCGTTGCGATTGCAGGCGGTCTTTGGGAGTCAGGCGTTGCAAGCGGGTCGACAACCAGCGTGGCCCTTCGATGGGCGTCCCGAACATCGATTCCAGGGCTTTGGCGGCTTGCCAAGCACTGGTGCCCTCGTGTTGCTCGAGCAGCATTTTTTTCATGATGCAGCGACGGACAGCATGTTCCCGCCACAGCCACTGGGACAACCGACCGGCACGCTCCCCTACGCTCGTAGGGCCATAGATCTGCCAACCTTGGACGACCAACTGCCGTCGCAAGGCCGTGTAGCTCTCTGCGATGGGTGCCCGAAACCAGCGGTCATGGGCGTCCATGCCGCGGGCCAGGCCGACCATCACGGATTGTTCGATGCCCCAGCGCAGACTATCTCGGATCGTCTCGCGGGTTCGCTTGAGCAGCGGCTTCGTCTCGGCGTGGGCGTCTTTCAGGCGGCTAGGTTCGAGGAACCCGGTCCCTGGGTCCATTGCCCCAAAGAGCAGTCGGAACGTGTGCAGGCGCAGGATTTCATGCGCCAGGGCGATGTCGTAGGCGACCGCGAGTTTGATGCGTTCTGTGGGCAGCCAATGGCCGAGTAGCGTCTGCGATGCGGATACGGCCATCAGCGGAAAAGCGGGCCGGAGAGGTGAAAGCCGGCCCGCCTACGTTGATTATACGTTACGCACAGTTTCCCAGACGGGCAAAGGATACGGCGCCCTTTCGATATCCCTGTCGATAATGCGGTTCGCCCAGCGCGTATGGTTGGCGTTCAGCGTCGGCTTTTCCGCTTCCGGCGGGTCTTCCGGGTAATAGTAGATTTGCCCGTTTTCCCGCGTCCCCATCTTGGCGATCTTGAACAGCGTCCCGGCGCGCATAGCCGCCAAATGGGGTGCCCACTGAGCCACATCGATAAACTCGACCATGTGCGGCCCAGTCGTATCCAGATTGGTCCTAATGTGCTGCCACTTGTCGTCGTCTTCGAGATTGGCCCCTTCGCCGGCGGCCAACAACGTAGAAAAGACCAAAGCCAACATCACTTCGCCAGGCCCGATCAGCGTCGCCGAGGGTCTGACGGCGACGGGTCTGCCGCCGAACACTCGGGCCTTGAAGCCGTCTCCTGTTTCGCGCAGGGCCCACTTCGTGACCATCCGCCGGCGTTTCTGGTTGGCGACGGCGTCCGTGCCCTGCAGCACGTCCAGCATCAGCCCGTATCGAATAGGACAGTGATTGTTGAGCCAAAACCGATAATGATGCGGAACGTGGTCCAACGGCGTCAGTTGATGATCGATTTCATACCAAAGTTCGGCGCTGCCGGATTTTACGGCGTTTAAGACAAGGCGCATCTGCGTATCGGATCGAGGCCAATCGGGATGCATGTCGTCGTACCAAACAAAGACGGCTTCCGGCGGCGTAACCAAACCGACGAAGTCTGGATACGTGTTTTGCGTGACTTGATTATAGATGCCGATGGAATGGATAAAGTGCACGGAATGGTATTCGGGTTCGTCGCCTTCCCAGAAAGGCGCGACAATATTGAACTCTGCCTCGTCCGTCAATTCCGGTGTGCGTCTGCGCGCCGCACGCGAGCTGCCGCGCGAACGTGCCGTAACCGGCCTAGACGGGATAGTCGAAGTTTCTGCAGTAGGCATGCTTTGGTCTCCTAGGGCATAGAGGTCAGTGCAGATACATCTGACGAATAATGTCGGCGTACTTGGCTTCCAAGGGTTCGACGACGGCTTCGGCCGCTTCGATTTCCGCCAATTTCGTCGCAACGGTTTCTTCGATACTCTCGGCCCGTCGGCACGCATCGGAGGCGCTCTTTGCGGCGAGATCGGCTTCATGCATCCATCTCAGGGCAAATTCTTCCTGCGTTTCGTCCAGCCACTGCTGAAAGTCGTAATTCGCGTAGGCGGCCAACTTCGCCTTGGCCTTGGCGAAACGCGCATGGGCCCATTGTCGTTTACGGTTGCAAGCCGCAGCGCTTTCCTGTTCCTTGCGCCGATAAAAATTCGCCTGTCCCTGCGCGCCCGAGACGCCCATGATGCCGTATTCGATGACCGTCGCCGCAGCGCGCCAAGCCCGATATTCGCGGCCTTGCTCTTTCGTCGGCTGCATATGGCCTCGGACAATCGGGCAGATGTGGCGGAACAGCGGTCGAATTTGTCTGCGGGTGCGGATCGGCAACGTGTCGTCGTTGGGCAACGCTTCGCCCTCATAGGTGCGGATCACGGCAACGTCGTCGCGGACAGCGCCCAGTATCCAGTGACCGGGATGGTGTTGGTGATCCGCCGGCGTTACGAGGCACCATACGCCGTTGACGCGCAACCAGGGCGGCATTCGGTTCGCCGCCACGTCCGGCGCAATCAAGTACAGCTGATGCGGCGATCCGCCGGTGTCCGGCCCACTGACTGAAATCTCTACGTCGTCGCCCATCCATTCCGGCAAATCGTCGAAGCGACCGACCCAATAGCCGAAATCGTCGATATGATTTTCGTCGAAAATCCCTTCGATGCAGGCATCGATAGGTTCGTTCCGCGTTTCGGCGGCAGCGGAGGTCGCGTCTGCCGTCGGGCGAAAATAGCGGAGCTTGTCGGCATCGGCCTTAGTCAGTTGAGACACATACAATCCGTTGCCTTGATCGACGAGATGGACGTCTACGCCGTTCCAAGGTTGGACTTGAGCGTCCAATGCGGTGCCCCAGGTCTTGAGTCGATTGTCGGGGCTGATGACGGCCAAGGGTCCTCTGTCCCGCTGAAAGCGGGTCGGCAAGCTGTCGACGACGTGATGCCAGCCGTTCGCCTGCCTGCGAAAGCGCGTTTCGATAGGTTCGTACAAATTCTCGGTAGTCGGTACGGTAGTTTCAGGTGCCATGAATGTTTCTCCTAAGTACGTCTACCCAGGCCATACACGTCGGCATGGATAGTCAAATTGGTAAGAGTGCTGGTCCATGTACGATACAAGCGTAAGGGATACGGCGAATGTCCTGTATGCGAGACCCAGAAAGCCAGCGCATCATGGGACAGCGTATAGTTTTCCCGCGCCAAACGCACGTCGCGCGTCCCCAAGACGGAAGACAGCAAAATGCTGTTGGCGTCCGTAGGCGACGTCGTAGAGTTCGGAATGCGCGTCCGCGTCAGGAGATCCTCGGCCAGAAACCATTGGATCGCCGCCATCTCGTCTCCGAACGAAATGCCGTACAAACCGCCGTCAGGGGCTGACGGCAACGTAATGGCCGTACTGACGAAATTCGTGGCGTCGTGGGGGCTGGTATACGAGCCGATCAGATCCGTCCGCATAGGTTCCTGTACTTCGGCCAGTGCGCCGATGGCAAGGCCGTTGGCGGCACGTCGGACCAATCCGATTTCGATTTCATGGGCGCCCAGCCAAGCCGTGGTGCGACGCGCATTGTTGGCAGCATCCTGCAACGTAGTGTCGGCAGAAACGGACAAGCCGTTCAATTGCGCGTAGGGCACGAGCCAAGTATTTGCGTTGCGATTGTACGAATCGTGGACATGGACGGCAAGGTAGGCATACGTGGAAAAGTCCAATCCGGTGATTTCCGTCAACGCGTCGTGGGGCACTGCCAGATTGGACGCTAGCGGGGTAAACGGATCTCCCAAAGCACTGTCTGCCAGGCGGCTGAACAGCAATCCGTCTTGGTCCGTATTGACGACGAACGGCAGACCCGCGGCTCCGAATATCCGCGGCGTATCGGTATGATCCAAGACCGAAGTCACCGTGTACCGGGTAATCCAGTGACTATGGGAGATGAAGTCGGTGTTTTCCAAGAACCAGCCGTCGGTCACGCTCGTGTGTACGCCGAACTCACGATCCAGGTCCGCATTGCGGGTAAAGGGCGAGTCTTCGGCGAAAGCCAAGGCCCGGGTAATGGGCACGCCGTCGGTGTCTTGGGTATACACCAATACGTAGACGTGACCGTCGTAGTGGACTAAGCCGCGCAGATCGGCATTGGCCACAAATCCTGTGGGCATATGGGACGTGATGTCCGTAGACGGCAGAGCGCTGTTGGGCACAGGGTCTTGATTGCCGTCGGCGTCGATACCGTAAGCCAGCAGACGAATTTCTTGGCTGACGCCGCCTAAACGGACCAACCACATCGTATCGTCAGAACAAGCCATGCCGCCGATTTCTTGGCCGTCGATTTCGTGCGTATGGGCGCCGGTACTCGTGCCGGCGCGGGTCGTATGATTGACGTGAGAGTTCGTAGATCGTTTAGCCCAAAACGTCGCTTGGGCGTTGGCCGCGCCGCGGTTCCATCCCGATCCGCCGCCGGTAGACAGGGCCAGCACGCCGTTGACGTAGCCTTGCGTATCTCCGATTTCCAGATTGCCGTCGGCGTCTTGCCAGACCCAGATCGCCGGATTGGACACGCCGTAGGAGGCCGTATTGATCCGCGTCTCGGCCCACCCTTCGCTGTGTCCCGAGACGTTGGCGACGCCTTGAAACAGGAACGAGAGATTGACGGCCGCGGTTTGGGATCCGGCCTGGTTCGTGTAGGCGATTTCCAGATCTTCGCCCTGCAAGGTGAGACTGGATACGGCGGTTACGTTGTCCCCTAGATGTTCCGTCAACCACGCCAAGGCGTCGGCTTGGCCCTGACTGTCGGTACTCGAGATAAAGCCTTGCCAATCGAGGTCTTGCGCCCGATAGGCGGCGCCGCGCAGAAAACTGTTTTGGATCCAACCGGGAAAGTTGGTCTGGGCGCCTTGCACGCGGGCCATTATTGCGTAATCTCCAAGCGCAAATTCAATCTGATGCCGCCGCGCTGGTTGGGCGCGGAATAGATGTGGTAAGTCTCGCCGCCGGACGTCAAGGTTCCCGTGTTGGCCGGCAATTGGAACGTCCCCGTCTGAAAATTGTCGACGTACACGTTCTGCAACAGGCTGGGGTCTACGGTCACGATATACGCAGTCCAGCCGTCGGCGAGACTACTGCCGTCTATGGTTACGTCGTGTTCCCCGGGGGCGTCGGTCGTTTCTTGCAACGTAGCCAGCGTACCCGCGTTGAACGACGTCAAGGCCGTAGTCGACGCGCCGAAATACAGGTGATGGGTAATAGTGCCCGTGCCGCCGCCTTGAATGTCCGTCAGCAAGGCGGCGCAGATCCGCATTTCCACGACCGTACCGCTACTGAAAGTCGCCGCCGTAGTGCCGTCTTGGCCCCGTTCGACTTGCAAGGCGGCGCCGATCCTGGCCGTAGCCTTGACGACTTCGATATTCGTGCTGTCGTCCAACGTCACCCAAGCATGATCGCCGCCGGCGATGGCGGGCCAGCCGGTCGCCGACGCCAGGGTCAAGTCCGTAGCCGTAGCCGTGATGTCCGCCGTCAATGTGGTGGATACGTTGTTGGCGAAAACGACGGTCATGCGGCCCTATCCGGCCCTATTCAGTTCGTGCTGAATGTTGTAGCTGAAATCAGGATCCAACAGCGTGTCGCCGTACTCGTCCATAGATTGTACGAAAACCGGATCGGAATCCGTCATGGTTTGATAGTAGGCAATTTTGCATTCGTATATCCAGGCTTTGCGGCGCAAAGTCGGCCACGGCGTCGCTTGCCACTGTGCATCCAACGGAAAAGTCACCGGGTGCATCTTCCGCCTGGGCGTCGTCTCACGGTACAACTCGACGTATTCACTGGAAGACACTAGTTTTTTACGGCTGGCGTCCTTGACGTCAGGTATCGGTATCTCCGTGTTGTATGCGGTTTGCCGACTCCACCAATCTCTTTTCTGTCCGAAGCAACTCAACAGGAACAGATTAGGTTCCTGCCATACTTGGACGCAAGGCGTCTTGGCCGTCAATTTCTGATTTTCGGAGTCCCAGATCTCGAAAGCGAATTCGATTTCACGGTCTGGGTCCAACTTGCCCAAGGGCGACTTCGGCGACAGCGGGGGGCCGTCAGGCGGACAAAGATCTTGATAGGCGAGCATATTCAGAATACCAAGACCCACGAAATCGTCAGACTGTCCAAGGCCGTCTTGTTGCGGGCCGGTGCGACCTGCGTCCGCGCATACATGGTGCCGGATGTGCTGGCCGTGAAACAACCGGCTTCCTGAATGTTGCCCGTGGCGTTGCCGGCGGCGAACGTCGCAGCGAGGGTCACTTCCGCATTGCTGCGCGTGATGGTCGCAGACACCCGGGTACCGACTTCCGTGCCCAAAGTGGTCTGCGTAGCATCGGTGAAATCGGAGGCCCCGGTACCGAGACCGACATGCGTGATCAAGTCGGGCCGCGTGGTTTCCTGAAACTGCGAAGCAATCAGGATATGTCCGGCGTTGACCACGAGATTGTGGTTGACGGAATAGGGTTCGATTTCGTCGTTCATCCAGACCATGACGGTGCCGTGGGGCCGCAACGTGTCGCGCAACTGCGAATTCATCCGCATCTCGGTCATGATGCGTTCGGTAGCCTGCAAAGTCGTAACGAGTTTATTGTCCATGCGATGTTCCTTAATTGAGAGAAACCCGATTAAGCGTAAAGTGATTCAAAGATCGTTGCCGTCGGAATTGTACTACTAACGTGTCCATTATATCTAAAACATCCCGAACCGTCTGCGTATAGTGAATGCCGCGATGCAGCGTATGGCTGATCCGGTCCGTCGGCGTCAAAACGTCGCGTAGGCTATGGGTTTCGGATACCGATACGGTGAGCGTATCCGTCGTCGTCAAGACTTCGCGCATGCCGGACGTATAGTGATGAGGAGCCGGTCCGCCGCTGACAATGCCCGTATGCGGCGGTATATCCCGCAACGTCACGGCGTCTCGCAACGTATGCGTGGATACCGCCGTCGTAGTCAAGGTGTCGTCCGCCGCCACATCGTCTTGCAACGCCAGTGCATAATGGTAGGGACGCTGGACGTCCAACGCGGCGATGTGATCGGTAGGCGTCAGGGTGTCCTGCAAGGAAACTTGGATAGACATGCTGATCGCCAAGGATTCCGTCGGCTGCAGGCGTTCCCGCAATTCGCCGCGGTCTTCCTCCTGGACACTGAGATAGTCGGCCACGGGCGGGGCCGCCGGTAGCGTAAAGCCTACAATCCGGCCCTGATTGTCGGCTCCGATCAATTGCGTGCCGTCGTCCGTCAGGGACTCGATGGTATAGGAAGTCGTGCCCACCTCATAGGCGACGGAACCGGTCGTCCCTATCGTCCAGCGCAACAACAGACTGCCGCCGGACGGGTCGTCCGCGGCGATAAACAGTGCGCCTTGGAAATAGTGCATGGCGGTCGGCGTATGATCGCCGCTGTCCAATCTGCGACTATTGCTCAAGGCTCCGTTGGTAGGATTGATGTCGGATACGACTCGGGTACGGTTTTTCATTACATACAGAGTCGTGCCGTCCGAAGCCAACGCTATGGGTTCGTATTCGACGTCGGCGACCTCCACGGTGGATGGCGCCGTCGGATCGACCCGGCCGAATGTCGAAGAGACCAAATTGACATAATAATTGTTGTTGTTGTGCCATACGAAACCGCGTAGACCCGTATGGCCGGCGCCGGACAACGCATTGGGAGCCGCTAAGGTCTGCGCGCTCAAGTCGAACTGCCGAAATTGCTGTTGAGTCGTGTCGTACAGCCACGTTTCGGAGCCGCGCCGAAAAATCTGAATGGACCCTAAGCCGGGGTCCCACAATTCCGTGGCGCCTAACGGCGTGTGGCCGACAAGCGCATCGTGGGCATAGACGCCCAGCGGAACGGCGGGGTTCACGGTCAAGCGCTCGCCTATGCCGCGGGGACGCGTATACACGTCGTAGGGTCTGCCGAATACGACGAGAATAGGCTCGTTCGGGATGTTGAGCAGAGCACGGAATGCGCTGCCGGCAGCGCCCAGCCGAACACGGATGAACGAGTTTCCAATAACGGTAGTGATGCTTTCGGGTAATTGGAAGCGGTGTCCTGAACGGGTCAGAAACAAGGGGCGCCACAGAAACTCGTTGGACCCTCGATTGATCACGCCGGTAAATTCCAACGCGCTGCCTGTCGGTACGCGGCCGTTCATCAACAGGTCGCCGCTGGAAAACCAACGAATGCGCGAAAGCGTACCGGTAATTCCCTGATACTCGAAGGTGCGCCGCCCTACGAACGGATCGGGTTCGATATCGTAAAACAGAGTGTCCGTGTTTGCGGCGGGACTCGCGCGGATCGTGACGAAGCGCACGATTTCGTCTGCGGCCGGCGGTACGGCTTGCAATCCGAATTCCCATTCCGGCAAGACATTCAGCGCATCTCGCAACTGCGCAGTATAGACATGTCCTTGACTCAAGACGGTTTGCAACGTGTCCCGCAAGGCGGGCCGTATGTCGTCACGCAAACTATGAGACAGCACGAACGCTGTAGAGACCGTCAGCGTATCCGTCGGGCGGAGCGTATCCTGTAAATTATGGTGTAGCACGGCGCCGCTGGCCGACGTCAAAGTCGTCGACATGCGTTCCGTAGGGTACAGGGTATCCCGCAACGCCGTGTTGTAGACGAAGGCGGTCGAGGTGGTCAGCGTGTCCGTAGGCGTCAGATCGTCTTGCAACGACACGTAGAACAATTGCGCCGTCTCCAAAGCGGTATGCAACAGGTCGTGAGGCGCCAAGGCGTCGCGTAAATCGTTGCGATAGGTAAAACGCAAGACCAAGCGGTCGTCCAACACGCCGATCAGACTGTCTTCGAGGCGTAACACGTTGTCCAGTTCGTCGCGCAAGGCCGGAGTTACGTCGTCGCTCAACTCTACCCGGTACTGCACGCTGACGCTGAGGGTTTCGAGCAAAGCCAATACGTCGCGCAAAGCGGCGGTTTCGCTAGTTTGCAGAGTCGCCGTCAGGGTATCCGTCAACGATCCGCTCACGTCGTCCCGCAAAGCGACGATTTTCGTCAGCAGAGCTGACAGGCGGTCGTCCAGCACCAACATGTCCTGGAGTTGGACATGGCGGATTACTTCGGCGCTGAGGCGGTCGCTGCTTATCAAGACGTCGCGCAAAGATACGGTTTCCATTTGGCCGCCCACGTGCAACGTGGTAGCCAGTAAATCTTGTAGGGCCGCCGTATCCTGCAGCGTGACGCGATAATCCAGCGCTTCCGACAAACGCTCGGAAAGCGCGAGCGTGTCGCGCAAATCGACCCGATGGGACGAAGAGATGGGAGTTACGGGCTGCGGCGGCCCACCGGCGGAACGCCACCAATGCCAGTAGGTGCGGGACGCGACGCGGGGGCCGAATCGTCGTGCACGGCGCCGAGACATCCGTCTACGCGCCTTACAGTTTCCCGGCCACCAAGTTCTGCGGGGATCCTGTCATCCGCACGGTATGGATCAGGACGGGGGTATTGGCGACTTGCACAAACCCGCCGGAGGGCAGGGTTTCCGTGCGGTCGGTGTCGCTGTCGAAGGGTACATAGGTCACGGCTTGATCCGCCGAATGGTTGGACTGCAAGATGAAACCGTCTGCGTCTTCGTAGTCTGCACTGCTGACGTCGATCGGGAATTTGTCGCGTAGCGGGCCGGGGGCCAGGGCAATCTTCGTCGCCGAAAGTTGCGACGGCCCTTCGGACCAAACCCACAACCCCTCGCGGGTGATCGTCTTTTCGATCCGCTCGGCAGGCGGCAACAAGAGATAGGCCGTACTGGTCGTTGCCGGCGTGGATACGGCTTCGGCCAGATAAATGCGCCCGAACCCGTTGTTCTGCAGATAGTAGGTGTCGCCCCGCTGCAAATTCAACCCGGAAACGATATTGACCGGGGTCGCCCCCGTTGCCGTCCCTTGCGTAGGCATTAGAAGCGACGACGCCTCATCAGGGTGAAATCGAAATCGACGCGGGCGTCCAAATTCGCCCCTACGTCCGTACTGGCCTTCGCCACCAAATGCTGATCGGGCCCCAAGTTGCGCGCGCGGGTCACTGTGGTGTACACGGTCCCCGTCGTGTTCAGGTCGGCATCGTTGAAGAACGTGTTGTCCGTGTCCGTACCGATGTTCGCAATCCCGATGTCGGCCGTAACCACGGAGCCGGCGGCAGTCCGCACGTGAAGTACCGCGTCGTTGACCGTGATGATGGCGTCTTCTTCCAGCGTATCGTATTCCATCAACGCCAACACCTCGGTATACGTCAGCCCCGTCAACAGATCGGTAACGGCCCCGGTCTCCAATTGGCGGGTGATGCGCATTATCGGAAACAGATGCTTCAAGTACAACGTCGAAGCGGATTGAAAAGTTTGAGCCATGATGATTATCCTCGTGGCAGTGTCAGTAATTCTTGCACGCTAGCCAATCCGCTGCGTTGTGCCAGCGGCACCCCCAACAGTTTCTCCAGCGTATGTTTGGGTTTCCCCTTGCTGTCCGTCTCCTGCAGTTTCCCCTCGATCAGGTTGCCCAGGCGGTGTACCGACAGATCGAACAGCGTCTTGTCCAGTTCGTCGTTGACGAGCGTGCTGGGCCGACACCCGTAGTCTTTGGCGACTTGGTGCAGCATCCATTGCCACTGGCGCAGCTGATGTTTCGGTATCCCCGCCCTCTGGAAAGGTGTCCGCGGCAGTGCCGCCCTCCACGAGCGACATGAACCACGTCAGTTTGTCTTCGGCGCCTAGATAGCCGATGGCCTCGTTCCGTTGTTCGTCCGTGATTTCCGGGTACAGCCAATGGTCACGCAACAGCGCTTCTGCCAGCAGCAACATTTTGGCGTTCTGCTGAAACCCCGTGGCGTCGCCGTCTGCAGTCGTTGTTTCGTTGTCGGTTTGACGCCGCTGGCTTTGCTGCATCAAGTCGTGGAAGTCTTGCTCGTAGCCATCCGGCAATTGACCGTGCGCCGCCAAGTCGAGCAACGTGACCTTGCGATGGCGGATTGTCATTTGTGCATTGGGAAACGTATATTCGACGCCTTGACGTGCCTCTTGCAGCCAAGACTGAAAATCGGTAGTGAGGTCGGACATAGAGGTTCCTGCTCAGAACGTAGACAGATCCCGGGCGACCTGGGTCTCGTAAGCATACAGGTCGTAGATATTGTCGCTAGCGTCGCTTTCCTTGATCGCCATCAGGGACCCGGAAGTGACCAGGAACTTGGCGTCGCTGAAGCTGCCTTCCAGCGAATTCAGCTTGGCTCGGTAGATGACCACTTCCGTGGACCCCTGCGCATTGGGGTCGGTCACTACGCCGCTGATCTTGAAGTACGGATTGACGTTGCTGCCCGTGACTTCGGTGGTGCCGGTGGTCGTGTTCAGGGCGATGTCCTGGCCCAGCATGATTTCGTACGCATCGAAGTCGATGCCGCCGGATTCCAGGTCCCCTTCCAGACTCGCCAAGCGGGTGCCCACGGCCACGATCTGATCGTTGCCTTGCATCTCGCCCGTCTTGTAACTATGACTGAACGTCATGCTGTTGGCCGCCGCCATGCGCGCCACATGCCGCGCCTCGCCGTCGATCACCAATGTAATGGCGTCGCCGTTCGTAGGCGTCGGATTGGCGGTCTGGAAACCGTTGAAGATATACAGCACGGCGGGATCGCTGTCGATGTCCGTACCGGCGCTGAACAACACGTTGGCGGATTCGACTTGATGCGCCGCATCCAATTCGTCGTCCGCGGCGTTCAAGTAGACGTCCAGACTAGTGACGCTGGCCGCCCGTAGCGTAATGCTCTGGGCTTGGCGGGCGTTGGCGCAGCTGTAAGGGCGAGCGTCGGTCCAATCCGTATCGCTCAAAGTTACGACCGTGCGCCGGGTCGGTGTGAGTTGGTATGCAAAAGAAGATCGTGCCGACACCACTTCGGTAATGGCGGTACCTGTGCCCGTAGCCGTCACGGTAATAGGACCTGATATGAGATTGCCGCCGAACGTGGCAGTCGCGACACCCCCGGTCACGTCTACTGCGCCGACCAAAGCGGGTGTAGCGACTGGATTCGGGTCCCACGTATATCCGAAGCCGCGCACTTTGTGTCCGACGGCATTCCAGGTCCGCGCCACCCACACCGACTGTAAGCCGAAGGGTCGCGGATCGTCGTAAGCCATGAGATTGCCTCCTTTACGGGATGGCGGCGCGGGCCTGTCGCGCGGAGTACGTGTAAATCTGCCCCGTGCTGTCCGCCAAGGCGATGCCGTCGGCGGAGGTCATATAGAACTCGCCGTAAGAAAAGCCGCCGTCGTGACTGTTGATCTTGGCCCGATTGATCGTGATCAACAAGTCGCCGGCCGTAGCGTCCAAAGCACGTCCGATGATGCGAAAGTAGGGCAAGTCCTGCGCGCCGAGATACCTCAAACGGGAAACGCGGTTGGGCGTCGTACCCGTTTCCGTAGCCGTCTGGCCGAACATGACGGCATAGGCGTCCATGCTGAGACCGCCGGCTTCCAGCGACCATTCGGCGCTGGAGATGATGCTGCCCAGGGCTACGATTTGGTCGTCGCCGGACAATTCGCCGCTGATGAACTGCGGGTTCAACGACAACGTGGAAATGTTCGGCAGGGGCACGGTCGTCGCGCCCGTGGTCAACGCCTGTACGCGTAGTTCGCGTAGACCAAAGGGTTGCGAGCCGAAAGCGAGATGAGCCATAGAAGTGCTTCCTTTAGTGAGTACTGCCTACACGGTAGATTTGGACCATATGCTCGGACGCCAGTTCGTCCCGCCCGCCTTGGGTCATGCCCTGTTGCTCGAACACGAAGGTGGCTTGCCGATGTGCGGTCGGCGGGCGTGCCGTCGTCCCGTCGGCCAAGGTCGCAAATTCCGAGTACTCCTGACTCGACAGCGTGTTGCGGTCCAAGAGCCAACGAGTGCGCCGGAACACCTGGAGCATTTGGATATGGTCGTGGGGCTTGCCCATGTAGTCCGTGTCCATCGCCAGTTGGATCATGCAGTGATACAACCCGGGGGTCGGACCTGGCTGGATGCCCTGCTCGCAGACCCGGATGTTCAGGAGATAGATGGCGCCGCCGGCAGTGAATTGCGCCCGGTCCTTGGCGAGCGAACTGCCACCGGTGCTGACGCCGCCGGGCAGTTTGCCGAACAGACCGCCATACCCCGGCGGCAGCCCCGCGGTCTGCGGGTCTTTCATGTCCCGGTCGATTTCGGCCACCACCAGTTCGGGGATCTGCACTACTTCGTCGTACCAGGGGCGGTCGGCAGACATCAGTCGAACTCCTGCTGAATGCGCCGCGGTACGCTCGGGGCATACCGTTCGAGCGTCGGCCCGATCACGGCGTACTTGCCCTTATGCGCCGTCTCCAGATACTTGCCGTAATGGATGGCGGGGCCGTGCCCCAACTCCACGATGACTTTGGATGCGCCTTCAGTGCGCACATTGCTGTAGAGACCCTGGCGGGCGTTGCCCGTGCGGTCCGTCCACGGCGCCGTGAGTTTGGCGTGCGTCTCCATCTCGCTGCTCATGCGGCCCATCGCCGTTTCGACCGCGTTGCGCAACCGAGAGGTAGACATATAGGTGATGTTGTCGGGCAATTTGCCGGACCAGGTCAGTCGCACAGCCGACCCTTTGTCGAGCGTAGAGCGCCGTGTGAGCGCCGGTTTCCGGGCCATCAGTTCGCCGCCTCTGCCGTCGCTACGTAGATGCCGTGTAGATACAGCGTCTCGATTATGCGCAGACGCGTTTCGTCTCCGGTACCCAAGGTAATGCCCGCGTCCTGCTGAAAGCGGAAATAGGTGTCCGTCTCCAAGCCAGGGTCCAATGCATAGAGGCGATATTGCTTGGTCGTGCTGTCCTGAATGCCGCGGTTGAAGCGCATGGCGCCGCCGCCGACGGGTTGCACGAAGGCGCGCACGGTCGCCCGCTGTTCTTCTTGACCCGTACCGAAGCGGGGGTCGTTCACGGCGGGAATGGCGAACAGCGTCAAATCCCGCCCATAGGCGGGCAACAGGGCGCGGATTTGGTCCAAGGCCCAAGCCGTATCGGGGAGCGCAGTCGTCATCCCGAAATCCCGCCGGGCCGCCGATAGCGTTGCGCCCATTGCAAAAAACGGTTCCGGGCATTGTCGGCGGCGGTGGCCGCCGTCCCCGTGGAGCCGCCGTGTGTCTCCCGCACTTCCAGGCCCTCGACCCGGAAAGAACGCCCGCTCAAGCGGTCGGTGTTGGTGAGGGTTTCGTGCTGGTCCCGCGTCTGCCATTCCGTGTAGGCGAGCAACGCCTGCTGGAGCGCAGGGTCGAGATCTACCGTTTCGCTGCTCCAGGTATCGGCGGCCAAGGCGGCGCGGGTCCCCGGAATGAGGGGTTGCACGACGACGCGTACGCGGCGGTCCTGGACATGGTGATGCCGAATGCGACTGGGATCGGCAGCGTCCTGGGTCCATACGGAGCGATGTCCGTCGGAAATCCGATCTACCATCGCCACCCATTCGTCCGTGTACGTGTCTGCGGAATTGCCCGCCCGATCCAAATACACGTCGTCCGTCCGGGCGTCGTAGAGATATTCCGGGATTTCCAACAAGGCAAGCCGCACCAACGCATCCCCGGTCAACCCTGTGTCTTGCAACAGGGTAGCCCCGAGACGCGTTTCTACGGCAGTAGCCACGTCAGTCAGCGGAACTGGAGCCATCTTGCGCCAAGAACTCGCGCCAACGGGCTACGGTGACGGGCCCGATATGCGGCAAAGCAATCAAGAAATCGTCGGATGCCGCCCGTACCCCGTCTACGGTCGCAATATCGACCTCGGCCAACGCCTCCCGAATGACGTCGGACATGCGCGGCAAGTCCTGTAATTGGGGCGGGGGCGCTGGTTCGGGAACGGGATCGGGCGCCGACACAGCCTGCCGCGCCGCCGCACGGCGGATATGGCGGCGGCAGGAGTCCCAATTGGCGCCCCACGGACTATCGATCCGATACCCATAGGGCAGATGCTCTTGGCTCTGCAAGAGAGACCGAAACACCTCGTCCGACATCGTGAGCCGGCCCTGCGGCGCAATGCGCCGCGAGCCGACCTGCATGATCCGGTTACGGGAAGGGTTGAACAGGGTATGCATATCAGGAAGTCGCCAAGGGCACCATCGCCGTGCGCTCGGGACGGTGGAATCCGGCCCAGTCGCCGCAAGAGACAATCCAACTTTCCACGTCCTTGGGGCGTCCCGTGCTGGTATCCACAGGCCGGTCGGGACCGCTGGTCTTCAGCATTTCGCCCTGTAGCGAGCGGTACCTCACGCTCATCGGGGACGTAATCAGCAGGTGATCGTCATCCATCATCGTCGTCTTGACGACTCGACAGCCCTTGTGCATCGTCACCACGCCGTTGGCCATCAAGGTGCCGTCGGGGAAGCCGTCCCTTTGGAAGCCTTCCCAGTCCGCCAGCAATTCGATGCTCTTCACGGACCCGATGATGGCGTTGGCCATGTAGAAGTCGTCTTCGATCAGCGACTTGGCGTTGCTGATGGCAGTGCGCGACTGTTTCAGACCCTCGTCCGTGTTGAGATTGATCGAAGCATTGCCCACGGTGGCCACATGGCCGGCGACGCGGGCGGCGGTCTGCGCCAATTGAAAGTTCTGCTTGTCGATTTTTTCTTGGATCTCGAATGCCAGGCCGAACAAGTTCCGCGTGCGGGCGTCCCAGCCGGTATCCGCGCGGGCGTAGGCGATAGCCTCTCGGGTCAGGCTGGTCTGCAGGCGGGTGAAGGAGATGTTGATCGTGTGCAGCTTGGTCTGCCATTCCGATTGCTGAATGGCAGCGTTCTCGTTGCCCGTGTAGGCCCGATAGGCATACGTCGCATCGCCCAAAGAGCTGGCCGTCAGGAAGTGCAAGATGCCGTTTCGATAGTCCACGACGAAATCGGTGTTTTCGTCCAAACCGCTGATGGTGACTCCGGTATCGGCGTCCAAGTTCTGATGGTCCAATTGAAAAGTGTCGCCTACCGCTGCATTGCCCGTCAGCGTCGTAGTGCCTGTGGTCGCGGTCTGGGAATAGAAGGTCTCCCGGAATTCGTCAGGCACCTTGACCTCGGAACCGGCCACGGTGCCGAAGTCGAACACCGAGGTGGAGACCAACATCGGCAGGGCCGCCATGATGATGGCCCGGTCCGTCGTCGACGGCGTCGCGACGTCGCCGCTGGTTACGGTTTCCCAGAATGCCAGGGTGTCGCCTTTCTTCTGGCGCCCCGGCATGTTCAACTTTTCGTGGATCTTCTGATATTCGTTGATCAGGTCTTGGCCGTGGATACGGTCATGGTGCAGGAGCACCTCTTGCACATACGCCATATTCGGGTGCGCGCGCATGGCGTCGGGATGCCAATCTAGTTCCGTATGCGTCTTGTCGTTCAGCTTGGATTTGATCTCATGCCGAAAGCCGGGATCGGTGGCGAACGACTCCATCATGTCGTGACTGTACCGGGTCCACTCTGGTTGGCCTGTCCTTTGCTCGAACCCCGTCTCCATCGCTTCCACGACGGGCCCGGCGCCAGTCCGTTGATTGGTGCTCGGCGGGGTCGTCGCGGCGGCAGTCTCGGAAGTCAAGGGCTGGCCTTTCATGACGGCTTCGCGGAAGCGGTCGGCTTTGGCGCCGAGGCGTTGCAGGTCTTGGGCGGCCGCCCACTGCGCCAGCACCGGCGTAATGTTCTTGACGGCGCGCTCCCATATCTGGGACGGCGTCAAGTCCAAATAACGATGCAAAAGCAGTTCAGCCTGATCCCGCATGTCTTGCTCGGCCTTCTCGTGCATATAGTCCGGGAACTGTTGTATCCAGTCGGACATGTTCCTCTTGACCAACTCGGTGGTCTCATACAGCCGAATGGTTTGACTTTGCTGCTTATAGAGTTTTTCCGCCGTCTCCCGGAGTTCCTGCGTCATCTGATCATTGAGCGCCGGCGCTTCCGTTACGACGGATTCCTGCGCCTGGAGCCGTTCCTCCATCTTGGCCAGCTGCGCCTGGAGTGCCGCCATTTCCGATTTGACCTCTTCCGAGGTGGTCTGCGGGACTGGTTTTTCCGAATGTTCGCTCATGGCAATCTCCTTACGAAAATCCACTGCTTCAAAGCAATGGAGAGTAGTGCTTTCCGTCTGTGCCCGACTGCCGACCGAAGACGGCGACTGCACCAGATCGTAGGTCTGAATAGTCAACCCCTGTGGGACCTTCACGTGATCATCGCCGATGGTCCGAGATTCGGCAGATTCGGCCCATCCGCGTATCGAGACGCCCACGGGATATCGGGCGTCCAAGGCTTCTTGAATCGATTGGCCCCCGACCGTTTTCAGCAGCCTCCCCCGCAATGCGACATACGGTTTCCGTTGTCCATTGATCAGGGCTTCCCGGATTTCCCGATGCGTCCACATGACGGCGGAATCTTGAAATCGGTCGCCTTGCGCCAGTTCGCTCTTGGGGGGATGGCCGTCGCGCCCCATAAAGGGCACAGGCATCTCCGCATGCGCCTGTTCGACCACTTCCCGCGGATACCAGGTGCGGTTGCGCGTGGGCGTCTCCAACACCAACCCGACCGCGTGGATATGCGGGCGGGCGTCCGAGTCGTCGGGGCGTGCGGCCTCGTACCAGACAGTGCGATTTAACTCGTTCATGTGTGCAGTATATAACAAATTTAGAACATATCGGGATCGTAGCACATTTTCACTGAATATCCGGCGACGGCCCCATTGCCGCACACTCGAAACGTCGCTTCGCACACTGTCGGGTTTCGGATATTGCGATTGGATCTTGGCAATGCCGCACGCCTCGTGGTAATATGGCAGCGTAGAGAAACACAGGAGTGCCGCATGACCCCGGCTACCCGCGCCGTACTCGCCTTTCTGCAGAGCCTCGACGCCGACCGCGCCGCCGCCTTGACCCGCACCTACGCGGACAAGTACGCGCCCGTGCGCGTCGTGGCCGGCGGCGGGATTGCCGTCAGTCAGCCCGTCATCGCCGCCGAAACCGGAGTCAGCATCCCCTCCATTCATCGGGCTATGGACCGCCTCGAAGCAGACGGCGCCGTGGCCGTGCGCCGGGAACACGGCGCCGCCAACGTGATCCACATCGCGCCCTGATCCGATCTCGGACTGGCAATCCGCCGTCGCTTGTGGTATGATAGTTCTATCAATCCACACACGGAGGTTCCTCATGACCGAAACCGTTTTCGCCGCCATGCAGTTGCCCTGCTCCGCATGGCCCGGCCACCCGGCCGAAACCCCCGCCGTGCGTGTGCGCACGCACGTAGACGTCAAAGCCCCCTTCGCGGCGGGCGACGACGTCCTCGTGATCCACGCCGACCATACGCCCCGCGTCGAGCGCTTGGTCGCACTCATCGACCGCGTGCCCATCGGTGACGCCGCCGAGTACGTGACCCAGATCTGGAGCACGGTCCCGGCGGACCCCCGCCACGTGTGGCTGCACCCCGGCCCCACCATGACGCGCACCGAGGGCCGCTTCGCCCTGCTCACCAGCTGGCAGGACGCCGGCAGCTTCGTCATGGACCACGGGGACGTGATGTCCGACGACGACCACGCCTGGCGCTATGTCGACAGCCTGAGTCGCGACGCCGCCCCACTCCCCGGTTTCGTCGCTTGGCTGAGCGACTTCGACGGGACGCGCGACCAACTGCACGCCGCCCTGCAAGCCGCCTACGATCCCGCCGCTCGCTGACCCTCGCCTCACCCCGCACGGCCCCGTAGGAGACGGGGCTTTCGGGGTATCCGCACCCCACAAGGAGCACATTATGTCTTGGATGACCCATCGTCCCTGAGCGCCGACGTCCGCACGGTGCTCGAGGGTCTCGAAGTAGGATAATCTCGGCTAGCAATCGGCCCACGCCCCGCTCCAGCGGGGCTTTTTTTATGCCCGCAACAAGGCCCGGGCGTATTGCACTTGACTCAGCAGGTCTTCGTCCGGCTGGGCGTCGTAGTGCGCAGTCACGTTGACTTGGCTTTGCTCGAGGTCTTGCAGCAACCGGGTCTGTTCCCGGAGCAGTGCGTTCTGTTCGCGCATCATCCGCATCGAGTCGTCGTGACTAAAGACCTGACTGCCCCGCGGCGGCGCAATTAGTTCCGGGCCCGCCTCGCCGACCCAAGACAGCCCGCCCGGATGATGTTTCGTGCCATGCTGGAAGCCCAGCAAGCGCGTGAACCAGTTGCCGCCTTTCTTCACTTCTTCCGCTTCTTCTTCGGCAAACGGCATCATGCCCGCGAACCCGGCGGCTTGGATGCGCACCTGCGTTTCCTCGGCTTCCCGCGCCTTGCGCTTGAAATAGCCCAAGGGATTGAGTTCCTTGAGACGGTTGAACGCCGCAATCGCCCCTTCGATGGAATTCGTGATCCGGTCGATTTGGGCCGTGACTTTGTCCATGACCAGCGTCAGCCCTTCGCCTAGACGATCCCACAGTCCCAGAACCCCTTTGGCCTTGTCGCCTACGATAGCCGCCTTCACCGCCTCCCAAGCCGCCTCCCAAGTCTCTACGATGAAATCCTTGAGCGCAGTCCAGAAGGTTTCGACCTTTTCCTTGAACCCCTTGACTACCTCGTCAAACCCGTTCTTGCGCGCTGTCCACCAAACCTTCCAACTCGTAACGAGCAGGTTCCATTGGATCAGGGCATACAGGCGTAGGCCGGACCAAAGACTCTCGACCTTCGCCCTGAAGCCCTTTACGGTAGCGTCCCAATTGTCTTTGAGGCCCGTGAAGCCTTCCGTAATGTCCGTGCCCAAATCGGTGAAGAACGTCCCGACTGTGCCCAAGATGTCGACCTGGAACATGTCGGTCCACAAGCCGGCGAAGGGGGTCGCAAGGGTCTCTTGGAACCAGGCAGCGAAGCCGTCCCAGGCCGCCGTGAGCCCGGCCTGGAGCGACGACATTAGCAGGGACGGCAACACGGAAAACACAGGGCCGCCGGTCAATGCGGCAGGCTGGAAGTTTTGCAAAGCGTTCCCCAGATTTTCCGTAAGTTGCTGCTGCCAGCCGCGGTTGCCCTTCTTGGCCGCCTCTTCGCCTTGGGCGATTTGTCGATTTACGGTGTCCTCAAAAGAAGTGTCTTCGGGGAGCGCCGGACGCGGGGGCGGCGGCCTCCATAGGGGCATCACTTCTTGTCCGAATTCGCCCCACGTCATGACCGGCTCGAACAGTTCGATACCGAGAGGTTCCGTAACGGGGGCCAACATTTCCCGATACCGCTGTTGCTCGGTCTCGATGCCAGCGAGCAGCCCCGTCGTCAACCCCTGATCGCCGGCTTTCAGGATCGCGTTGATTTGGGTATTCAGATCCCGAAACCCCGGCACGAACATCCCCAAGATCGCATACTTGATGACTTCCGTCGCCAGGTTGATTTGGGCGATGATTTTGCCTAAGGTGTGTCCCAGTCCAAACGTGAATGCGGTATACATTTGTCCCAGGATCCCGTGTTCGCCGGCAATATGCGCGGCTACATTCGCTGTCATGGCCGACAATCCGGCTTCCGCCGCGGCCGGAAACAAACTGTCCGCCGCCCAGTCTTGGATCATTTCGTCGGTAGGCGCCTTGAGTTCCGGGGCTGCGCCCGCTGCATCCAGCTCTTCCACGTTCTGCAAGAACGTAGTGCGGATGCGATTGCTGATCGCAGTGTTCGTCTTGTCCCAGGCCGCGTCAATGTCCTTGCGGAATTGCGAGTCTGGGCCTACCGCTTTGGCAAACTGCAACCCTAAGGCTTGTAGCACCAAGGCCCACGTGCCCGCCCCTTCCGCCGGCGTCTCGCCCGCTGCAACGACCAACCCCATCGCCCAAGTCCAAATCTGCGCCTCGAACGTGTCCCACGCGTCGCCCAGCGAGTCCCATAGGGACGTGCCCTTTTGCAACGCTGCGTTCCACCATCCCGAAACCTTGGCCGTAATGCGGTTCCACATGCTGCCGCCAGCCTCGCCAGCCTGGATACGCCGGGCGACGACCCAAGCCCAGACCCGCGTGCTGAAGCTGTCCCAATGGGTCCCTAGCCGGGTCCATAGCGATTGCCCCGTGGCCAACGCCGCATCCCACCAGCCGGCAATCGTCCCGGTAACGGCAGTCCACATGGTGATGTTTTCCGGATCGGCGCCGGCCTTGATCCGGCGTTCCTTCACCCAATCCCAGACGTCCTTCGTAAACGCATCCCAATGGGTCTGCAAGTCTGTCCAGAACGTGCCCGCGTCGTCCCACGCCTTGCCGAGCCAGGCGCCGATCTTGGCGACTACGGCATCCCAGAGCGTAATGGTGCCAGGGTCGGTTCCCGCCGGAATCACCAGGCCCTTGAACCAGTTCCAAGCCATCGTCCCGAACACTGTCCAGATCGCTCGCAACCCCTTCCATAGCGCAGACCCCGACACGAAGATCGCGGCGAACCAGCCGGCGATGAAGTTGCGGATCTTCTTCCACATGGGCACGTCGTCGTCCCCGCCGCCGGTCACGGCAATCGCCGCGCCCTTGAGCCAATCCCAGACCCGAGACCCGAAATCCGTCCATGTGGCCTTGATGTTCGTCCACAGCGCCGACCCTGCGGCCAAGAGCAACTGCCAGCCCTCTTGGATGATTTCTTGCAAATCGTCCCAAATCGGAATGCGGGCCGGCGGCTGGAACTCCAAGAGTTTCGTCAGATAGTCGGGGTCTTCCAGATCCGGGATGAGTGTCTCGGGCGTACCCAGCGGCGGCGATCCCGTCAGCCAAGTCCATACCCGCGCCCGAAAGGCGTTCCACGTGTTTTGGATGCCCAGGAAGAGTTCGCCGCCGGCATCCAGCAAGGCGGCGAAGTCGCCGGACAACGCGGCCTTGAAGTTGTCCCATGTGCGGTTCTCAGGATCGCCCGCCGCCATGTCGATAGCGGTCTGTACGAGGGTCTGTACGAACGTCTTGAACTTCGTCCAGACGTCGCTCAACTTCTGGCGCAGTTCCGATGTCGGCCCTAGGAATTCTTCCCATTTCTGCCGCAAGCCGTCGAACAGATTGCGCCACGGCGCGAAGAATTGATCGATGGCGGCCTGACTGTCGGCCTCAGCCTGTTGGTCCATCAAATCCATCCACGCCGGCCTCTCCATGCCCTCCCACACTGAATGTGGCCTTGCTCTGTGCAGAGCCTCCCACTCCTCTAAGACGGCAGCATGCGCCTCTGGCTTCATTCCGCCCAAATGAGACGCAGGATCGGTAAATTGATCCACTTGCTCTTGCCACCGCGCCAACTCGTTCGTGTGACGGGCTTGGGCCTTGCGGAACTCCGCTTGGGACATATACTCCCACGGGGTGCCTTTCTCGCGTTCCGCCAATTCTTCAAACCACTTGGGTTTCCGGTCAATCTTGAGAGGCAGTCGTCCCCTGACCAAACCGCCCAAGAACGTCTTGAGGCCCTGCCACACATTGCTCATCGCCGTGCGCAAGGCCGAACCGGGGCCGACGGCGTTTTCCCATCCCGTGCGCAGTTGCTCGGTCACGGAACGCCAAGTTTCGATCACGCCGGCGCCTTCAGGGAATTCAATGTTGAGGGCCGTCTGCACCAGCGTGGAAATCGATGTCCGAAAAGCCTGCCACGCCGCCGTGATGTCGTTCCACAGCGTATTCTCGGTCCCGAACACCTTTTCCCAGGTCTTCCCTAGCGCCGCGCTCACCTTGTCCCAGATGCCGTCGGCCTTCCGGTCTGCGTCGGGTTCGATTTCTTGCTTCGCAATCCACTTCCAAGCCCGCTCCGCGAAGTCGTCCCATTCTTCTTTGATGTCGCCCCAGAGGTCGCTTCCCTTAGCCAGAGCGTCGTCCCAGCGGTCGCCGATGGCGTCGCCGATCTCGCTCCAAGTCCCTTCCGTGTCGGAACCGATTTCCGTATCCGCCGGCAATACCCGCCGTGCAATCCAATTCCATGCGCCGACTTCGAAGTCTTCCCAGGTGCTCTGCATCGCACGGCGTACATTGCCGTTGCGCCCGAACATGGACGCAAAACGGTCTTGGATCGCTTCGGCCCACAGTTTGAAGATGCTCTCGTCTTCCCAGTGCGCCCGCCCGCGCCCAATGTCGGCCCCTGCCGGCGACAGCCACAGCAAGATGTTGTTGCTGAACGACCACCACACATCACGGATTGCTCTATGCACAGGACCATCACGCCGGAAGAGACTCCGAAACTGATCGACCAAAGCACTGCCCATCGCACCCCAATCCCCAATAGCGACCTGGGACCCCGGCGGCAACAGATTTTCCGTGAACCACCGGAAGACGTCTTCCGTAAAGAATTCCCATTGTTCCCGCAACTTCTGGCGCAACTCGGAATTGTGGTCGAACAGATCAGCAAAGCCTCTCTGCAGGCGATCCGCCCACGGATGCCACACGCCGCCGGGATCGGCTTCGGACGTCTTGAAGCCTAGACGCGAAAAGAATTGCGTCAAGCCCCGCGTGAATTTCTGCCAGATCTTGCGGATCGCCTTGGCGACCGGTCCGCCTTTCTTGAACGCCGCCTTGAATTTTTCTATGAACAGTTGGGGAATTTCGTCCCATGTGCCCGCCATGTCCTGGACTTTGGACATGTCGCCGCCATGCAGGAACTGTGCGATCCCCGTCCACAGGTTGCTTTCTACATCCCCTAGGCCGACGTGCCAAATGTCCCGGATTTTCGCCCATAGCCCGTCAATGCCCTTGAGTCGTTCCGTGTAGGCGCTGAAGCCCTCGAACGCCTTCTGCATGCGTTCGATAGGCCCAATTTCCAACCACTTGGCGAGTCGCTGCCGTAACCCCGCGAACCATTTGAAGCGGTTGCTCAAGAGCAGTACGGCCGCCGAGACACCGAGGATTACCAGAGTCACCGGATTCAGCGCCGCGAAGATGGCCCCGCCGACTGCTACGACTTTGCCGAGGATGAGCAGAAAGGGGCCGGCGGCGGCCGCGATGCCCGCGAAGATCCCTATCCATTGCCGGGCGCCTGGCGGCAACGTAGCGAACTTGGCAATGAAGTCCGCGACCTTGCGGATGACTGTACCAATCGTTTCCGCCAGCGGCTCGATGGCGGAAATCAGCACTGTGCCGATGGTCCCTTGGATGTACTTCAGGGCGCCGTTGAACGACGCCATCGAAGCCTCGGCCAGACCCATTGCCGACCCTTCTTCCTGTACCGCCGCCTTCAATTCGTCGAAGCCGGCGACTCCGGCATTGAGCAACGGCAGGACCGCTTTGATGGCATCCCCGCCGAAGATGGTCGCCAAGGACTGCGTGCGCTGTTCCGCCGTCATGCCCTTGAGCCCCTGTTCCATATCGCCCAGAATGTCGCGAAACGAATTGAATTCGCCGGCGGCGTTGAAGACGTTGATCCCGAGGTCATGGATCATGCCTGCGGCTGCGTCGTTGCGGGGATTGGACAGCTCGGTAATGACCCGCCCCAAAGTAGTCCCGGCCCGTTGTCCTTTCAGCCCTTGGTTGGCCATGACCGCCAAGGCGGCCGACAAGTCTTGCACGGAAAATCCCGCATTGGAGAACGGGGCCGCCGCTGTCTGCATGGCGTAGGTCAATTCCCCAAACCCTTGCGCCGCGTTGTTGACGCTGCCCGCCATCGCATCTACCGTACTGTCCAGAGCCGAAGCCGGCAGATTGAAGGTCGCCAACACGTCGGTCACGACTTCCGCCGAAGAAGCCAGATCGATACCTGACGCCGCCGCCAAGTTCAGCGTGCCGGAAATCGCACCGAGGGCTTTTTCCGTGTCGAAGCCGCCCTTGACCAATTCCAGCATGGCTTGCGTAGCGTCGCCCGCGCTGAACGAAGTGACCCGGCCCAATTCCAACGCCTTTTCGCGCATGGCGTCCATCGTGTCGCCGGTGGCCGAGGTCATCTGGCGGATGAGGCGCAAGTTTTCGTCGAAGGTCCCGAACTCCTTGGCGGCAGCGGCGGCCAAGCCCGCAATCGGCGCAGTAACGCCCAGCGACAGCGCCCCGCCTATCCGCTGCATCTTCTGCCCGATCTGTTGGGATTGCTGTTGGACGGATTCCTGGAGGCGGGCCAACGACGCTTGCGCCCCGCTGACATCGATCTCAATGTCGCCTCGCATCGTGCCGAGGTTGGCCATGCGTAACATAACGGCGCCTCCTTATATCCTCAGCTGGCGTACTCGAGGCCGCCACAGTTCAGGCGTCTTAGGCCCTGGCTGAACGCTCCGCGCGGTGTTGAGCGCCAAGGTCGCCGCATCCACCGTATCGTCGTAGGGGCCTTCGGGAAACAGATGCCATTCGTCCAACACCGTGTCTCGATACGGCCCGTCCATGATGGCAACCCGCCCATTGCTCGCCAACGACGACAGCAGAGCGGCCCGGCTCACTTTGTCGACTTGCGGCTTGTAGATCGTCACCTGGTACTCCGTCAATTCGTTGCGCACCATGTGAGCGAGCATGGCCGCGGCCTGCGACCCCGGCTCTTGCTCCAAGGCGATATGGACCTCGGGGCCAAGGTCCCGCGCCCGGGCCACGATAGCGGGTTGCAATTCCCCTACCGGAATGCGTACACGCCACACTTCCATGACCACGAACCGCTCGCTGTCGGGGTAATAATGGGCCAGCATGCCCACCGTGTAGTCGCCCCGATCCTGACCCTTAGGCGCCTTCAGGTCGGATACGCGGCCCGCCGTATCCCAGGCATACACTTTCACCGGCAGTTCGTCTTGCGGCAAATCGGCAGGCGTCCATACCGAGATCCACTTGCGCTTGAGTACCGCCCCGCCGCCTTCTACGATGTCCCAATCCCCCATCCCCTGTTGCCTGTAGTCCACATGCGGCAAGGCGCGCAATTGGGCTTCGTAGTGCGGATTGGCCTCCAACAACTTGGGGTTGTCCCGGAGCGTACTGCCGATGAACGTAAGCGACATCGGCGCCGTGTTCTCGGGGGCTTCGTCCGGGTGATCGTAAAACACGATGTCGTCGCTCGGTTGCTGCCGCACGAAATACAACCATTGATTGTGCGGGGTCGGATACCGCGGATGATCCTTGATTACCCACGGCCCAACGTACTTGCGGATGAACGAAGTGGAAGACGGATTGCAAGTCGCCCGTACCAAGGCCGGCCCGCTGCTCATGCCCCGGGCCCGGGACCAAGCGAGAAACGTCACCTCGCGCTCCGTGAAGCCCTCGGCGATCTCGTCGAACAGCACGGCTTGGAACTGACCGCCTTGCCAACTGCGGAAACTGTCGGGCTTCTGGAGATGCCCGAGTTGGATGCTGGAGCCGTTGGCGAAATAAATGCGGAAGGCCGACCTGTGGACCTGCTTGACCTCGGGCCAATCCGCACAGATGCCTACCATCTCTTCCCAAATGCTCATCACGCCCGAACGCAGCATCTTGCGCAACATCAGGCAGCGGAAATCGGCGTATTTCAGGCAGAGATTGAGCGCCGCGAGGATGAGGCCGTAGGATTTGCCGCCGCCGGCTTGTCCCCCGAATACGACCATCTGGGCCTGACTGGTCAGAAACGAGGTCTGCGGCCCCGGCTGCGGTTCAAGTCTGCGATCCATCATGCGGCTCGAACTCTTCCGGGTGCGCCGCCACATACGTAGCGGTCAATTGCCGATGGTGCTCGATAAAGCCGTCGCCGGGAATTTTCACGGGGATCGCATCATGGGCAAGCTGGTTCCAATAGCGATAGCCCACCTCGTCGAACGTGCCGTCAGCCGTCGCAAATACGCCCCGCTGCCAAAGCGGATTGGCTTGCAGCAACACCCCCAACAGGTCTTGTGCCCCCTGGGTCGTATCCCGCTCTGTCTCTGCGGTCTCAGCGACGGGTTCGGGGACATCCAGTTTGTACAGATCGCGCTTCTGCTTGTTGATCCGCAGTACCCGATCTGCCGCCTTGCCGTCGCCTTGCAAGGCCAACGGCAAAAATTTCTGTAACAGCATGTCCAGCAGATAATTGGACAGCGTGCGCAACTGCGTCGTCTGATCCTGTTGTTGATCCGCCAAATCCTGGAGACAAAAATCCAGATCCCGGCTGACCGTCGCCTTGCCGCACCCGACCTGATCGGCAATCTGTTGCAGCGTGTAACCGGCGGTCCGTAATTGCATGACTCGCAACCGCCGCGTCGCCATCGTGAACTTGCGGGGATTTCTCTTGAGAGCGGGCATACGGGTTCACGCTACTGGGGACCGCTGGGAGAGTCGACTCCGAGTTCCCGATTACGCACTGCCGACGAGCGCGATTTCACCCGGCGGGACTGGTGCAACTGCGCCACAACCCGCCGCCAAGAGATTGCCCGACAACGTCTTGCGCCGTCCCAGAAAAGATGCTACGGGTTCCGTTTCCGAACGATGGCGTTCCCTTCGCATCTTGCGAGCAATCCGTGCGAGTACCGATACGTCCACCGTCGCCTTGGCAATCTGAGTCGGCAACGGCGCGCCGACTTCGTGCTCCCCCGTCCAGGCCCGAAATACGTCGGGGAATGCCCGCCGCACCATCTGGACTTGGACCGCGGAACGGGCCGTCTTCAGTTGGCGACTGTGGAGCAAGGTATGCCAAGCCTTATGATGAGCCGCAGAGCCGTCATGGCGCGCCGCTCCGCTATATAGCAATTGCATTCCCGGTCCTTCGATCCACGTGCTGTAATACGCTTTGTTTTGGGTTCGCGCCCCCTTGGCATGATGCAGCCGAGACGGGTCGCCATCCCAGACTGCAATCGTTTGTCGGCCGTATAGTTTCGCAAAATTCGTCAGGCTAAACGCCTCCCATTGCATCGGGGTCCAAGCCGAGGCTTTGAATGGCGTCACATGCACAATCACCGTGGCCTTATAGTCTGTCCTGGGCGGCGGGGCCACTTGGCACAAGGCACGCTCTAACTGTTGCCTGTCCGTCTGCGTCTCGCCCGGAAAGCCCCCAATGTCGTAGATCTTGAAGAACGACCCCGACAAGCCGGCTTGATGCGAGTCTCGGAAATACGTGTCCAGACCCTCTACGATCTCCGAATCGGAAATCGGCTTGCCGTACAGTGTGCGCAGTCGCACCGAAGGACCGTCTAACCCGACCGTAACATGGGGATAATATTGGGGATGCGGCCAGTCCAACAACTGAGGCCACGTGATTTCCAGATTCCCCTTCTGTTCTCCTTGGGCGCCCCCCGTACCATGTCCGGTCGTCTGCACATACAGGGCGCCGCGCGTCGCCGTATTCATGCTGTACGCATGATCCGTGCCTTGATGTTTGCGGGCAAACGTGTAATGGCAGAACTTGCACTTGAGCGGACAGCCAGTGAACGCTTCCTGGAAAATCTGGCCGTCGTACAGCGTTTGGGCTTGCACCACTTCCACAGGATGGATTTGCTCAAAAGCGTTCATGACCGCGGGATGGTGTGAGGGACGCCTAGCCGTCGCATCTGCAAGCAGTTGCACAATTTCGCTTTCCGCGCGGCCAAAAAACATGTAGTCCACATAGTCCCGTAGAGGGTAGGGGTTCTGCATGCCATAGCCCCCGGCGACTACGCGGAACGTACGAACCCGGGGTTGCCAATGCTCCAGCAACGAAACCTGCTGATAGAACTGGGCTACGTCCTGTTCCGAGGTCAGCGAAACCAGAACGACATTCGAATGCGGCGCTTGGGGCGAACAGGTGTCAATCGCCAACCCGGCCTGGGTCATGATTTCCTGCAGCACCTTGACGCCCAACGGCTGCATCGCGACCCACGAATTGCGCTGGTATCGATCCGGTCTGTATTTGCCGAATATCAGCCATGCAGCATCAGAAGACATGGCCACACCTCGGGCATGTCGTCCCCGCAGCGGAGGGTTCAGAACCCACTTCCGGCACGGCGTCCAAGTCGAGTTCCAATTCGGGGATCTGGGGATCGGCATAGAGTTCGCCCAGGGGGGCCTGTACCTCGGTGGGCAGCGTCGCCAACAAGTCGGCCAAGGCGATTTCGTCGGCGACGGCCATGCCCGCCAACGGATCCAACGTGCCCATGACTTCCCCCGCTTCCTGCTCGTCCAAATCGAGTATCAAGCAGGGAACCCGGGTGTCGGGGGCACTCCCGAGAATGTCTTGGCGCAGATGGCCGTCGATCAGCACCAGCCCCGTCTCTGTTTCCCGCACGAGCACCGCGTCGGCTAAGCCGATGCGTTCCAACATGGCAGTCAACGCTTGGCGCTGGGTAGCCGGATGACCCCGCCAATTGCGCGGGTCAGGCTGCAAGTCCTGGACCCGCACCATCCGCAATTCTTTAATTCGGTTGCGATAGGTCATAGCGGCTTACTCAGTCATCTCGAAATCCGAGCCGCTTGCCATCTGCAAATCCGTTGAGCCTCCATGCAGGGGCTTCTTGCATATCGTCTGCTGTGTCGTCTCCGTCATCCCCGCTCTCCATGTCCTCGTCTTCATCCGCATCGTCTAAGGCCGCGTCCATCTGCGCTTGTTCCCACGCCATGTCTTCGAGCCGTTCCCGTTCGGCTTCCCGGTCGAAGTGCGGGAGTTCCCGCTCCAAGATGTCCCAGGCCCCCTCTTGCGAGAGCAATCCCTGATTGACCAACTTGAGCACGCTGTCGGACGTCTGCGCAAACTGCTCCGCGTCGTAGAGACCCCGACTGCCGAACTCACAGGTCAGGTCTTGCTGCTGGATATAGGTCCCGTCCTGCGTGCCTTCGATCAGCAGACAGCGCCACAACAGCGGATGCAACAATTCCGCGGCCACCCACCGAGACATATCCTCCAGCGTTAGCCGATATTGCTCTTGGCTCTTGCCCAAGACGTCTCGATTAATGTCGTCGCTGTAGCCGAGCAGGGGTTTGGGTACGGGCGACTGCACGAAGAAGGTATCCACGTGATGCTTGATGTCGTCGATGTCCGACAGATTGGCATCCCCCTGAATGGGCGAAATCGTCGTCCCCGCATTGCTGAAGAAATCTATGGCGCTGGCATAGGGATTGTCCAGAGCCGTCTTGTTGAGCTCCAGATATTCCCGGATCTGACGATCGGTCACGGGCCCCGTCATGGCGCTGTCGGCCCCGATTTGGTGATGCAACTTCATGCCGGCCCGCACTGCCCGTCGGATCGCCATGTCGAACTCGCCGCGTTTGGCAGATCGCGCATTCGCCAAGCCCGCTGCCAACAGGGGCCGTCCATAGCGACGCCGGGGCATCTGCCCCCAGCGCACGTGCAAGATTTCCCAAGCGGCATAGGGCGTTCCGCTGTCTTCCCGCTGCCACTGGTATTCCCCAAACGTATCCGGCCATTCGCGCCGAATAAAGGCGTTATTGGGATCGTCGAACTCGTCGTAGTCGTTGGATAATCGCTCCATATGCAGCGTGGAGAGCGGCAAGACCTTGAGCACGCGTCTACTGCGCCCGTCGATCACGATCTGCAGAAACAGATCCCCGTCCACGAACACCGACTCCAGCCACGCCGTAATCTGCCGTGACAAGTCCAAGCGCATCTCCAAATCTTCGAGCTTGGCTCGGATCGTATCCTGCTGGCGCATCGGCAGGTCTTCGTTGAGTTTCCACGACCACCCCACCCGCAAGATGTCCCGCAGAACCATTTCGACCACGCCCTGTACCCGGGCGTCGATGTCGAAAAGCCGCCGGCTCTGATCCACCCAGTCCACACGGGATGGTTGATAATAGGGCGACTCTGCATCCGTGACCTTGATTTCGTCCCAGAGGCCATACCCCAAGCGATGCCGAATTTCCGGGCGCAGCGTCGTAGTCGCCGCCGTCTGCGGCTCTGGCCGGCTCGGCGGCAACGGGGTTTCGGGAGCAAACAGCGTCCCCAAGCGCCGCAACCAGGCCCGCAGGCCAGCGTTCCACTTGGGCGTCATGGCGACAGTCATAGCACAAGTATATATCCATTCTTTAATCAAGAACGCGTATGCCTAAAATTGTCTATCTCTTGCCGCTCTCCAAGAGCCGCGAGGTACAGGAAAAAGCCGAAAGGTATATCAAGCGACATGCGAAGCCCGTCAAGGAAGACCCCTTAGACCCCGCCATTGCTGCCGCCTTCCGCCAATACGGCATCCCCGACGAACAACATAGACGCCGCTATATGTGGTTCCAATGCCTATCCAGCCATTGGAAGGAGGCTGCAGAAATCGTGCTGTTGATCCACGGGTACTACAAAGAACTCACGTGGGAACAGACGCTACGCGCCCTCCGTGCCAGCAAGAACGCTAAGCCCACTGACCGCCAATTTCGGAAGTGGGAGTGATTTCCCCTTGCGTTACTTTTCGTCCTGTGGTAATATGGGCCATACGCACACACACAGGAGTTGTTCATGAGTACCACCCGTCTATTGGCCCCCTTCACTTTCCGGCCCCTGCTGCTGGAAGGCGAAACCGAACCCCGCAAGGCCCCGTAGGAAACGGGGCCTTTTTTGTGCATTTATTCCGGCATCCCCGCCCGCCACGGCCCCTTAGTCGCTGTCCAAGGCTTGAGCCAAGCATATTCGGTAGTAGACCCATTGGCACCGTGGAATGAAAATTGTTGGGACCAAATTCGCGATTGGGGTTGATTTCCCCTTACAATCCGGTGAGTCTTGTGGTAATATATAGGTATAGTTGCACAGGAGAGACAGTCATGACCGTACCTATCACCGCTACTTGGAAAAAAATCAGCGAAGACCCGCTCGTTTGGGGAATTCGTTGTTTCAGCGCCAACCTCGGCGCGCGGGAGAAATGGACCCCCGGACGTCGGATCGTCGTCAAAACCCGCGCCGGTTGCATCAGCACTGAGCGGATTGGAGACGTAATCGATTGGAAAGAGTGGAACGGACGCGTGGCGATGGTTGCCGCGGTGATGACCGCGGACGAAGCCGCGGTTTTCAAAGCCTCGGGACAGCCAGACCCGGAACCACCGACACTTCACTCGTCCCCCTGCGAAACTGCGCAGGAAGCGCCTGTAATGACCAGGCGCCAATGGGCACAAAAAAACGAGCGTGAGAATGGGGAACGTCTAAGTTTCGGCGGGCGACGCGTGCTGTAATCCTGACCTGTTGCCAGTCCCAGAGCCCCGGGTTGCCGGGGCTTTTTCTTTGTCTACGACGATGCGTCCGGCATGACGGGATGGGTCAGTTGGGACAATGCGCAGATGCGGTCGTGGGGCAGGTGGCCAGCATTTCGTGCAAGGCGGTTTGTTCGGCGGACGTGACGGTGAGGTGGTACTTGGTCTTGACGTCGATCCAATTTTGGGCGTACGTGCACCAGGCTTGGGTCGCGGGCGGTTTCCAGGCTTCGGGACCTTTGCCGCCTTTCAAGCGGTTCATGGCGGCTTGCGTGGCTTGCAGGGCCGGGGCCAAGGCCAAGTCGTTGGCGTAGGCGCGTTTGGCGGTCGCCGACCAATGGGCGCCGCCGGACCTGTGGGCATTGAGCAGGGGCACGTGATGGTCTATGTCCAGATCGCCGGCGAACTTGCGTTCTTCGCCGCCCCAGGGTCCGAACCAAAGTCCTGTGTGGACGGTACATGATTTGTCGGTACGGAAAGTTACGGGGATGGTCGACTCGGCGACGAGCACTTCGGCGCGGGTGTTTTGGCAATCGCCGTCGGCATCGACCCAATGGCGCCATGTCTTGCGGTCGTAGGGGATGTCTTGGATATGGGGCGCTGTGGGCAATTGCGCCAATTTGTGAAGGTACGTTTCGAGGGTCGTCGAGCTTATGCCGGCTCCTATGAGCCAAGGCGCTAGACAACTGGAAAGGAGGAAATACAGCATGGGAAATTCCTAGGCGGTTCCATTACTCCGGCGGGTCGGGCATGACGGGATGGGTGGTGGTGGCGAAGGTGAGGCCGCGCACGCCGCCGACGGGCATTTCGCCCATGTCGTCCATCGTCTGATTGCCTAAGTGAACGCGATACAGGTGATCGTTGGCGTCGTTGGTCCAATACAGATACGTGCCGTCGGACGCCAAGCCTTCGGGGAAGATGCTGCCGGAAAGGAGATTGCTGAAATCGAAGACTTGGGTCACGGCGGCGGTGCTGAGATTGATCGTGCCGATATCGTCCCGGGCGGAGTCGACGACGTACATGGCGCCGTCGTGCCAAGTCATGCCCGTGACCGTGGTCCAGGCCATATTGCTGCCGACTAGGGTACCGGCGCCGGTGCTGGTATTGATGCGATAGAGGCGCCGGGCGGCGTTGGAGACGCCCCAGAGCGTACCGCTGTCGTCGAAGGCCAGACCGCGAAAACGGCGATTGATGCCGGACACGATTTGCCCGACGCGATCCGATTCGAACGGCGCCAGGACGCCCTTGTGGAGATAGAGGGCGTCGGTCGCCGAAACGACCACGAAATAAAAGGTGTTGGGTTCGTCGGGGTCGAAGGTGAGGCCCCCGACGTTGTTTTGGAATTCGTCCAAGGCGCCGATTGAGGCGACCCAATCTGCGGCGGGGTCGATTTCGTAGAACGCGTCGTTGTCGTTGGACGTGCCGTAGAGACGGAGGGCCTGATATTGCGCCCAGGTCGCTACGGCAGGGATTTCGGAATCCCGCGCGATGGATGCCGGGATTTTGTTGTCCGGGATCGTACTGCTGTTGCCTGACTCTGCCCAATCCAAGACGCCCGTGGATACCCGGGCGTCGACTTGGGTTTGGGTCAAGAAATTCGAGACGTCGGGGATTTCGCTGTCCCGGGCGATAGACGCCGGGATACGGGTTTCGGGCACGTCGGCGGACGAACCGGTGCGGGCCCAAGAGACGATGCGGGCGTCGACTTGGCTTTGGGTCTGGAAGTTGGATACGTCGGGCAGTTCGGTATCCCGGGCGATAGCGGCCGGGATGCGGGTTTCGGGCACGTCGGCGGACGAACCGGCGCGGGCCCAGGTGGCGATGCGGGCGTCGACTTGGGCTTGGGTGAGCCCGCCGCCGCCGCCGGAGGGTGCGTCGAGGGCCGCCGGTACGCCGTCGGCGTCGTAGCCCATATATTTCCCGGCGTCGTCTTCGACGGTGGTCATGCGGGAGAGGGCTATGGTATTGTCGGCGAATTTGCCGCTGGGGATCGTGCCGGCGTTGCCCACTTCCGCCCAATCTTCCACGCCTGCCGTGACGCGGGCGTCGACTTGGGTCTGGTTCAGAAACGACGAAGTATCAGGCAGTTCGGTATCGCGGGCGATGGCTGCGGGGATGCGGGTTTCGGGTACGTCGGCGGACGAACCGGCGCGGGCCCAGGTAGCGATACGGGCGTCGACTTGAGCTTGCGTCAGTCCACCGCCGCCGCCGGACGGGGCGTCCAGGGCAGCGATTACGCCGTCGGCGTCGTAGCCGACGTACTTGCCGGCGTCGCCGGCGACGGTCGCGAGGCTGGCGCGGGGGATGGTGGCGGCGGCGTATTTGGCGGCAGGGATCGTGCCGGCGTTGCCCTGTTCCGCCCAATCCGCGACGCCCGTGGATACCCGCGTATCGACTTGACTTTGGGTCAGGAAATTCGAGACGTCGGGCAGTTCGGAATCCCGGGCGATGCCGGCGGGGATACGGTCGATGGGGATTTGGACGGTACGCAGTTGGGCGAAGGCCAAGCCTTGCACGCCGCCGACAGGCATTTCGCCTTGGTCGTCGAGGGTTTCGTCCGTCACGTGCCAACGATACAGATGGTCGTTGAAGTTGTTGACCCAATACAGATAGGGAGGATCGGAGGCCAAGCCCTGCGGCTGTACCGATCCCGTAATGTGATCGTTGAAATCCACGATGCTGGTGATGGCGCCGTCCGCCAAATTCAGGGTACCGATTGCGTCGGTGGTGGCGTCGATCACGTACATTTGGCCTTCGTGCCAGGCCATGCCCGTGATGTTGCCCCAGCTGAGGGCCGAGCCTTGGACCGTGCCGACGCCGGTCGCCGTGTTCAGCGTGTAAAGATGGTCGTCGGTACGGCTGACGGCATAGAGCGTACCGTCGCCGGCGAAGGCCATTGCGTTGAATTGCTTGTTGACGCCGCTGACGATTTCGGAGCCGAGGCGAGCGGCCGTGTAGGGGACGAGAGTGCCCTTGATGAGATAGCGGGCGTCGGTTTGGGACAGGATCGTGAAATAGAACGTGTTGAGGTCTTGGGGATCGAAGACCAGCGAACCGGCGCTGTTGTTGTAATGCGAATCCGAAGTGCTGACTTGCGTAGCGGCGCTGGCGTCGGTGGCGATTTGATAAAGGCCGTCTTCGTCGTTGCTGATGCCGTACAGTTTGGACGGAAAAACTTCAGCCCAATCTGCGACTCCGGCTTGGATGCGAGCGTCGACTTGGGCGTTGGTCAATCCGCCGCCGCCGCTGGGCGCGTCCAAGGCGACGACGACGCCGGAAGAGTTGTAGCCGATGTATTTCCCGGCGTCGGCGGTGACGGTTTGCAAGGCGGCGCGGGCGATGGTGTTGGATCCGAACTTGGCGGACGGGATGGTGCTGCTGTTGCCTGACTCTGCCCAATCCAAGACGCCCGTGGATACCCGGGCGTCGACTTGGGTTTGGGTCAGGAAATTCGAGACGTCGGGCAGTTCGCTGTCGCGGGCGATGGATGCGGGGATTTTGGCGACGGGGATAGTGGTGGCGTTGCCGGTTTCCGCCCAGTCTGCGACGCCGGCGGTGACGCGGGCATCGACTTGGGCTTGATTCAAGAGGCCGGCGACGGAGGGCAATTCGCTGTCCCGGGCGATGCTGGCGGGGATACGAGTTTCCGGCACGTCGGCGGACGAGCCGGCGCGCGCCCAAGTGGCGATGCGGGCGTCCACTTGGGCTTGGGTGAGTCCGCCGCCGCCGGAAGGCGCAGTCACGGCGGCGATTACGCCGTCGGCGTCGTAGGCGACGTACTGCCCGGCATTCCCCGTTACGGTTTGAAGGGTCGCCAAAGGCAGGGTATTGGCGGCGTACTTTGCGGTAGGAATGGTACCTGCGTTGCCTTGTTCCGCCCAGTCTGCGACGCCTGCAGCTATTCGGTCGTCCACTTGGGTTTGGTTGAGGAGACCGGTCGTACTGGGCAAATCCAGAGCCGCGGGGGTTCCTGAGGTATCCCAGCCGACGACTTGGCCGGCATGGTCCGCATTGGATTCCAATCTACGGATACCGATGGTGCCGTCGGCGAATTTCAAGGCGGGGATCGCGGGGATCGTAGAGTCGGCGCGGTGGTCGGCGGAGAGGCCGCTCACGTTGCCGACGCCCATGTCGCCGAGGTCTTCGAGAAAGCCGTCGGCCACGTGCCAGCGATAGAGGTGATCGTTGAAGGAGTCGGCCCAATAGAGATAAGGCGGGACGGCGGCGAGGCCGTGCGGCCATATGCTGCCGTCGCGCAGGTCGTTGAAATCGACGATGGAGGTCGTGGTTTGGTCGCCGACGTTGAGGGTATAGAGTTCGTCGGTCGAGGCGTCGATGACGTACATGGTGTCCACGTACCAGGTCATGCCGGTCACGTTTTCAGGCGTGAGAGCCGCGCCTTGCACCGTGCCGGCGCCGGTGGCGGGGTCTATGCTGTAGAGGCGATGGTCTTGGTTGGAGATGCTGTACAGGGTACCGTCGCCGGCGAAGGCGAGGCAGGTCCATTGCTTGTTCGTGGTCTCGGTCAGGACGTCTCCGACTTCTTCGACGGCGAAGGGTTCGACCGTGCCTTTCCAGAGGGCTTGGGTATTGGTCCCGGTGGCTAGGACGTAGTAGAAGACGTTGACGTCGCTCGGATCGAAGGCCAGGCCGCCGATGTTGTGAAAATCGTCTGCGTGGCCGACGAGGGTTACGCTGGCGTCGATACCGATACGGTACAGATTGTCTTCGACGTTGGCGATGCCGTAGAGTTGATAGGGTACGGTATCCCGCCGTGCCCAGGGCGCGATGCGTACATCCACTTGCGTTTCGGTGAGACCGCCGCCCCCGCCGCCGCTAGGGGCGTCCACGGCGGAGACGACGCCCGATGCGTTGTAGGCGACGAACTGGCCGGCATTGGCCGTGACGGTCTGCAGCGTAGCGAGCGGCATCGTGGCTGCGCCGTATTTGGCGGACGGGAGGGCGTCTGCGTTGCCCTGTTCCGCCCAGTCTGCGACGCCGGCGGTGATGCGGGCATCGATTTGGGCTTGCGTGAGAAATGCGCTGGTGTCCGGCAGTTCGGAATCCCGGGCGATAGACGCCGGGATACGGGTTTCGGGCACGTCGGCGGACGAACCGGCGCGGGCCCAGGAGACGATGCGGGCGTCGACTTGCGTTTGGGTCTGGAAGTTGGATACGTCGGGCAGTTCGGAATCCCGGGCGATGGCTGCCGGGATGCGGGTTTCGGGTACGTCGGCTGTGGAACCGGCGCGGGCCCAGGTGGCGATGCGCGCGTCGACTTGCGTTTGGGTGAGGCCGCTGCTGTCCGGCGCGTCCAATGCGGTAGGGACGCCGCCGGCATCGTAGCCGACGTACTTGCCGGCGTCGGCAGTAACGGTTTCGAGACTGGCGCGGGGGATGGTGTTCGGCGCGAAACGGCGATAGGGGATAGTCTGTACGGTATCGGATGCGAACGA